CATCAGTGCCATTGCGGCCTACTACAGTATTATAGGCCTAACTGCCATTTTCTCAGCCGCTGTGATCCCCATCATGATCATGGGTGCCAGCCTAGAAGTTGGCAAAGTCACTGCGGCTATTTGGCTAAAGATGTATTGGGAACGAGCCAGCCTGTTGTACAAGTTTTATCTTGTTCCGGCTGTGGCATTCTTAATGCTGTTAACAAGCATGGGCATCTTTGGATTCCTGAGTAAAGCACACAGTGATCAAAGTTTAGTATCAGGTGATTCAATGGCCCGGGTAGCCATATACGATGAAAAAATCAAAATAGCAAGGGACAATATCGATGCTAACCGCAAAGTTCTTAAACAGTATGATGAGGCAGTGGATCAAGTCATGGGCCGAAGCTCAGATGAAAAGGGTGCCGATAAAGCAGTCTCTATACGCAGATCTCAGCAAAAAGAGCGAACCCGTTTACAAGCCGAGATCGAGGCCGAACAGAAAAAAATTAGTCAACTTAATGAAGACCGGGCACCTCTCGCCGCAGAGAACAGGAAGATCGAATCAGAAGTCGGTCCTATAAAATACATAGCGGCCCTGGTGTATGGCGACAATCCTGATCAGAATGTATTAGAACGAGCTGTCAGGCTGGTGATCATTATTATTGTGCTGGTGTTTGATCCCTTGGCACTGGTATTAATACTAGCCGCACAACAAAGCATCAAGTGGGCCCAAGAAGAACGAGACAAGAAAGAATCGGGATCAATTTTAGATGAACCAACGGTAGAGGCACCAACAGCGCCGGAAGTCGCTGAGCCCATAGCTCAGAACGAGCCCGATGAACCTCAAACTAAGTTTGACCCTTTGGCATATTTAAAACGGCCATTTGAACATTTTAAGAATCTTATGCCCATGGTGGCGCCACCCCCACCCAGCACACATGCCATACACGAAGATGCGGCCGCAATGGCTATACTCGCCCCTGGGGAGATTTCCGCTGTTGAAACTAGACCTTTTACTGAAGCGGAAGTTGCGGCATTAGATGAACCGCTACCACCCGACGATAACTTGGTATTTTTAACAAACAGCGATCATTTAATGCATAACGGCCGTAGTTATAGCATTGACTCGTTTAAACAACAGTTTCCAGAATTAAGTGCCCTAGCAGATAATCATCCCAGTTTAGGCAACGCATCAAATGCTGACTTCGGAACATCGTTTCCGTTGAAGCCAAACAAGGGTGACATGTTTTTGCGTACAGATTATCTACCCAGTAAATTGTTCAAATGGAATGGGTCCAAGTGGGTTGAAAGTGATAAATCACTAACAGATAACTACGTATTTAATGAAGCATATATCAAACATCTGGTAGATAAAATTGCTTCGGGCGAGTACGATCCGGACGAGCTCAGTGAAACAGAACAAACCCAAATAGCTGAATATTTAAAAAATCAACAACAAGGTAAAATTTAAGTAAATAGTACATGTCATATTACAAACCAAAACCAATTCGCGGATGTAGCGTAATTGTTCAAAATGATCAAGTGGATAAAGCTCTACGCAAATTCAAGAAAAAAATCCAAGAGTCGGGACTACTTGAAGAAATAAAAGAACGCCAACATTTTGAAAAACCCACAACCGAACGCAAACGCAAACGAGGTGCGGCACAGGCCCGTTGGCGTAAAAAGTTGCGTGACCAAGAATTACCAAAAAAGTTGTATTAAATAATTTTTTCTGTATAATAAATAAACATGTAGCGCCCATTATGGGGCTACATTACAAAAGTCATAACTTGCTTATTAAAGGAGAAACAACATGACACAATTCACACTTCACACCCTCGATTTACCTAGCCTACACCGTCATGCCATTGGCTTTGACCAATTGTTTGCACAGTTAAATCGCACTTTTGCCAACAGCAAAAGCGATGGCAACTATCCCCCACATAATGTAATCAAAATTGACGACACACACTATGTGATTGAGTTGGCAGTTGCTGGCTTTGCTGACAGCGAAATTGATGTAGAACTAAAGGACAACATCTTGACAGTCCGTGGCGACAAAGCCAAAGACGAAACAGAAGTTGAATACCTACACAAAGGTATTAGTGCCCGCAATTTTGCTCGCACATTTCCATTGGCAGAACATATTGAAGTTTGTGGGGCCACTGTTAAAAACGGTATTCTTTCTATTGCACTAGAACAACTAGTGCCTGAAGAAGACAAGCCCAAAAAGATTGCAATTACTTTCACAAAGTAATATAATCTAAGCAAGGGTGGACTCATCCACCCTTGTGTTAAATACTATACTATGGCAGAACCTGAAACTAAAAATAAACCAAAGATTGCTCCTAAGGTTAAACTCAAAGAACCTAGTCAATATAGAGTGATCTACATCAATGATGAAGTAACCACCATGGAATTTGTTGTGGAAACATTAAAGATAATGTTTTACTATGATGAATCGGCCGCTGTGGCAATCACAGAAAAGATTCACGAAGCAGGATCGGCGGTGGTAGCAGTACTACCCTATGAGATTGCAGAACAAAAAGGTGTCGAAGTCACCTTGCTGGCTCGCAGTCACGGATTCCCGCTGAGTGTCAAACTTGAAATAGAAACATGATATTCAATCACATTAGAGAACTCAAAGACGCAGGTAAAAAAATTGGTATAACATTCAGCACATTCGACATGCTCCATGCCGGACATATTGCCATGTTGAGTGAAGCCAAGAATCATTGCGATTATCTAATTTGTGGCTTGCAAACAGATCCCACAATCGATCGCCCGGATACCAAAAACAAACCTGTACAAAGTATTGTGGAACGACAAATACAATTGGCCGCATGCCGTTATGTGGACGAAGTTGTTGTGTATCAAACTGAACAGGACCTTAGGGACCTGTTGTTGATCTTGCCTGTGGATGTACGCATCTTGGGTGTGGAATATCAACATATAAATTTCTCTGGCATGGAGGAATGTGGAATGCGCGGGATTGAACTAGTGTTCAACGGCAGAGATCATTCGTTCTCCAGTTCGGGTCTGCGTAGCCGTGTGGTTGCCGCAGAAAGCCAAAAACTCTTGACACAAAGTAAATAATAGCATATAATACAAGTATGGACATCATGCTTGATTTAGAAACACTAGGAACTCGCCCAGATTGCGTCATACTTACTCTGGGTGCAATTAAGTTTGACCCTTATACATTAAGTGACCCGGGACCAGGTATTTACTTTCGTGTGGATGTAGATGAACAAACAGCACTGGGTCGCGAAGTGCAAGAAGACACTCTTGCTTGGTGGATTAGCCAGGCCGATGACATCCGTGAAGAAGCCCTGGGCGAAAACGAGCGTGTTAGTTTAGATACCCTGTATCGAGACTTAAATAGATTTCTAGTAGGCGCCAACAATATTTGGGCTCAAGGTCCTTTGTTCGATTTTGCTATATTGGAAAACTTGTATAGACAGATGGGGTGGCCTACTCCTTGGCAATACTGGCAAATCCGTGACAGTCGTACACTATTTGGAGTACACGGAGATCCAAGAGTCAAAGGCAAAGCAGGACTACACAATGCCTTGGAAGACTGTGTTAGCCAAGCCACTGCGGTACAACAGGTATATAATAAACTAGGGATACAAAAACAATAATGCAAATAATTTTTAGTCGTGTGGTAGCAGAAGAATTACGAAAACAACATACTGTGTTGGAGTTAGAAACCATTGTGAAAGATGGCATAACTTTAGATGCATATTGTGTTATTCCCGCGGATCGAATTAACTTGTCAGAATTACCACAACTTGATCACAACTGCAAGTTACATCAAGCATTTGTTGATGCTTATAACATCAAAGACTACAAGATCTGTAACGATCTTTTTCCGCACATAATTGGTAAGTTTGGCGGAGAAGTAGACACTTTTTACCAAGAAATTATACAAAGAATAAGTATCTAACACTAGATAATTTTTATCCGTTTTCCACTTAAATAGAGATAAGTGGGATCGGATCATGTCAATAATACTACAGTACTTCAAGGTATTTGTCCTGGCGACTTTGTTGTTGCTGGGATTGTCACGATCTCAACACACTGTATCATCTCCCCTGTACGGCGGAGATCGACATCACTACGATAAATCTGCTGTAGCACGAGAGCTACCCCCTCGAGAACGAGAAGTCCGGCTTAATTCTGGCACAGCTGAATGTGTTAGAACAGCCTGGATAGGAGATGTCAACAACAGAACCTTGATCTGTGTTGAGTATCGCTTGAAGAAGGAGGTTAAGTAATGGATCCCTTAACCCTGTTTGCACTGGCCAATGGTGCAGTTTCTGCAGTCAAAGCCGGCTGCAAACTTTACAAAGACATCAAAGGTGCCGCGGGAGATGTCAAGGATGTGCTCAAGGATCTCGATGCACAGTTCCATGGCGCATTTGAGGCCAAGGGTAAAACTGCCACAGTTGAACAACGCAACCAGTTTGTAAAAGAAAAGAATCGTGTAATTGAACTGAACAAACGTGATGGTGAGACTGTAAGCATCTATCAAGAACTTGGTGAGCACCTGGGCACCTACTATGACAACTATTACAAGTGCATGGCTGTCTTTGAAGAAGAAGAAAAACACCACCAACATGAAATATACCAAGGTGACGCTAGCCTGGGCAAACGTGCTTTACAACGTGTGCTTATGCGTAAGCAACTGGAACAAATGGGTGTGGAATTGCGTGAAGTAATGGTTTATCAAAGTCCAAAAGAACTGGGTGCCCTACACACCGAAGTGGAACAGATGATGAAGGTCATGGGCAAGCAACAAAAACTACTTGTGGCCAAGCAAATGCAAGATGATCATGTTAGAGCAGTTCGTAAACGACAACGTATGGATGCTGTGTGGGCCAATGCTGCCTGGGGCATAGCCTGTATAGTTGTTGCGGCTGCTGTTGGCTTGATCTTTGCCATAGTTATACAAGATAGGATCGAAAAATATCCACAATTGGGTACCGGCATCATACCCAAGACAGATCGTCAACGACAACTAGAAGCTGAACCCAAGCGATATTCAGGAAGATAACTCAATGGCTGTGGGTAAACCAGTAGGCAAATCCAAGTGCAACGACTCCGGCAAAAACAAGAATCAACAGAGTAACACCCAATACTTTACCCACTGGTGTTTCTGCAACTATGTCGTTTAGGTCTTCAAAAAAGCTACTCATATAATATATTTAGATTATTCTCTCGAAAACTAAACTACATATATATACAATATGAGTTGGTTTAAACACAAGCCCCCAAAATACCCGCCCCACACATCAACAGGGTCGGTGTCCCATCCGCACCGATCAAGTCCAGTCAGCGAAAAGATCTTAGAGGAAATAAAAAAACAGGTGCGTGGCAAAACTACTAAATCAAAAAAATCCAAATAGCATAATAAATCTCTAGACTTTGTTAGCGTAAATACTTACGCATTTATTAGCAATAATAAAAATAACAAGGAACTAAAAATGCGCTATTATTTTTCGAAGGCCCTCGCGGCCTTCTCTGTCTTCGTGGCCACCACAGCCATATCACAAAATGTCATAATTGAAAACGAATATGTTCGTGCAGGTGTAAACCTATCTACTGGTACCTTGGGCTCAGGTGGTAGTACTCGTCCCGGTCTACAGTACGACAACACTGGTACCGGTACATTTCCGTGCGATACATGTCAAGGTGACTACCTAACACCCGGTTCACCTTTTGAAGGCTTTACTGTTCGTTTAGAAGACAGTAGCGGAACACTAGTTAGTACATACACAAACAACAATAATGGTGCTAGAAGTATCACAACCGGCGCCTGGGTTGGAACACCCACAGCCGCCGGTGCCATATGGAGTGCCTCTACTAGCGACTTCACCATCACAAATAACTATAGTTTACCCAGCGGTCAACGCTACATCAACATCAACACCGGCATTACCGCTAGTGTTGCTATAGGCAGATTGTACTTTGGTCGTTTCATTGATCCAGACGCCATGCCCATGACCGGTGATACCAGTGCCACAGACAATGTGTTGGGCTACGGTGCCATCCCACGCACAAATGTGGCCTTCGCTGAAGCCACAACCAGTCGTTATGCCCTGGGCCTGTATAGTGCGGCCGCAAATGTGGGCGCAGGTATTGGTGGTGACGCCAACAATTGGACCACTAACCCGGTGATATACTACAACGGGTACAGTCCATACACATCAGGTGGTGTTACCGTAGACTACGGTCGCGGTGATGTTACAATCGGGCTTGGCTTTCTAGTAAACAATGTAGCACCTGGTGACATAGTTAACTTTCAGTATGCTTACATATTCGGACCAAACGCTTTTGGCGCGGCTAACTATGCCATAACCGGAGGTGCAGGTGGCGGCACGGCAGGCTCTGTTCCAGGTGGCGGCACTTTAACTGATGTTGGTTCAGCAACTGATGCGGCGGCAACTGGCGGTAGTAGTTCTCCTACAGTGGTAAGCACAGCAACATCAACCATTGCAGTGTCCGACACACGAACTATTAATACCTCATTTCCGGTCATCATTGCCAGCCTGGCGCATCATACTCCGGGTGAAACTGCCACAGTACAGACTGTTGGTAGAGAAACAACTACAAATACCACAACACCATATGATCGTACAGTGACAACTCGGGTTCGTACCACATCTACATGGAGTGATGGTACCACTACATTCACTGATGCGGCTCCTACCAGTATAGTCACGGTAGAAAACAATGTGGATACCGCAGTGGTCAATGACAGTTTCAGTGGTCGTATTGACCAACAGGCCAAGTTGTCCGTCCTTAACACAGGTATTAATCGCAGTTTAAACATGGATCCGTTCCGTATGGATGTTTACAAAAGCGAAGATGGTCAAAAGAGTTTCTTTATTCGCGGTGGTAGACAAACAACTGGCGCGGGCGACGGCTATGGTGCTGCCAGCAACATGTACAACATTGGTGGCGATGTTAAAGTTGAACCAAATTGGCGTGTTGGTGCTCAATACAGTCAATTCAATACCACAATGACCGGCACTGACAGCACAACCACACAAGGCAAAGTTGCGGCAGGTTTATACAGCATCTATACATTTGATGACGGGCATATATTGGCAACCAATTTGGGTCATGCTAGAAACAATATAGCCACAAATCGTAGTGTTGGTGGATTGTTCAACAATGCATACACAACCAATGGCACAGACACCTGGATTAGCAACAGATTATATGTACCAACCTTGCCCGTAGAATCCGCAGAAGTACGCCCTTATGTGGGCTACACTTTTGGTACTTCACGCAGAAACGGTTATACTGAGTCAGGCGATATACAAAGTGCTAGAACTATAGATGGTGTTAATAATTCCACAGGTTATGCCGAAGCAGGTGTGCGTGTAGCAAAAGCAATTGATGAGTTTACCGTATCGGGTGATGTATCTAGTACCAGCAACGGATATAGAAATACCGAAGTAGGAGTTGCTTTTAGTCCAGCACGAGATCAATCGATTGGTGTGTATGCAAGTAGACAGCAAAAAGACGATATAGCCACTAACAATTGGTTTATACGGGGAATGATGCGTTTTTAATAAGTATAATAAAGGAGCCAGTATGCGAAGATTAGCAATGGCGTTCCTATTCTGCTTGTATGGCTCAGTAGCAAACGCCCAATCTATAGTTCAACTTAACAAACCAGTTGTTTGTGGTACATTTAGTATGATTGTAGAACAAATAACCAAGACTTACGGCGAAGAACCGCAATGGAACGGCTCGGGCGCCGAAACCAAATTTACCATGCTTGTTAATCCCAAAACTCAGACCTGGACTCTGATTGAATATACCAATACCATGGCCTGCATAATTGGTACAGGAGAACAATCAACATTGTTGCGCTTTGGCATCAGTATATAACAATTTTATTCACAAAAGATAAATATTATTATGCAAACGCCAACGCAATGTTGACGACGACGACGCTGTCGAAACGCTTAGGGTAGAGACCCTTTTACTAGCATACAATGCCTAGAACGCTTGCAAACCCTTACTAAATTTTAAATGGAGAAACCATATATGACTACAAAAATCCGCTGGGTAATCGCACACGAGCCACTAAATCTATTTGTTCGTGCCGCCAAAGACTTCCAAGACCACTTGAATGCCGCTATCAGCAATGACAGCGAAAAAGTTCAAGTTGAAATCATGACTTTGACTGAATACAGTCACAAGTATAACGATGGCGTCTTGGTTACAAAACACGACTTGTTAGATCTAATGGATCAAGGCAAGATTGAAATGAGCCAAATGTACACCACATGGTTGGCTGAACACTATGAGCAAGACATGTTGGCATTTGATTTGCCATACATCTTTGCAGGTCATGACCACGCAACTCGCGTGTTAGAAGGCGAAGTTGGCGAAGGCTTGTTGGCCAAATTGAAAGAAAAGAGCAATGTTCGTGGCTTGAGCTACACATACTCGGGTGGTTTCCGTCAAATGATTTCCAACAAAGAAGTCAGTACACTGGCAGAGTTGGCTGGAACTACACAGCGTAGCAACCGTAACCCAGTCGCACAAGCAACTTACCGTGCATTGGGATTGAACCCATTTGTTTGCGAACTAGAAGAAATCGTAGACAACATGACAGCTGGTAACTGTGAAGGTGCAGAAACTAATTATCCACGTATTTACCCATTGGGTCAAAATGCTGTTACCAAGACTGTGTTAGACACAGAACACAGTTTGTTCTTGACCACTATGATCATTGGTGACCGTTTCTGGGAAAGTCTGAGCCCTGCGGTCAAGGCTGTTATCAAGCAGGCCGCAATTGAAGCCGGGCGTGAAGAGCGTTTAGAAACAATCCGTGATGGCGAAATTGCCAAGCAAAAGCTAACTGCCGAAGGTGCAAAGATTCAACCTTTGAGCACAGAAGAATTGGCTTGGGCCAAAGCACAAACTGCTGTAGTTTATGATCAGTTCCGTGACATGTTCACACCAGGATTGGTTGATGCTATCCGTAAGCAAGCCTAATATGGCTTATTGAAGAAACGGGCTTAGGCCCGTTTTTTTATGACTAAATACAGAAACACTGATATTCAAACATGAAACCCACCATTGCGTTATTTTTGTATGATCCAAAATGCTCTGTACAGTCGGGTAATGGCATAATCCGAGCCTTACAAAATCATTATAATTTCAAAATCTTTAGCAAGAACAAAATTGAAGATAACTTCTTTGATGATGTTGATATAGTTGCAGTTCCGGGGGGATTTGGAGACGCAGCCAGTTTTGATGTTGGGTTCAAACACAACATGTCGGCTGTGAAAAAATTTGTCAAACAGGGTGGTAGATATTTGGGTATATGTATGGGTGCATACTGGGCCGGTAGTTATTACCTTGATATCTTAGACGGTGTTGATGCTGTGCAGTATTTAAAACGCCCAGGCTCAGACACTCGTAGACCACATGCCAAGAACATGCCCATCACCTGGCAAGGACAACCTATCAATATGTTTTGGTATGATGGATGTACCTTGACCGGAGATCATAGACGATTTAAAACCATTGCCACCTACGCCAACGGTGACAGCATGGCCATCATACAAAACAATATCGGTTTGATTGGTTGCCATCCTGAAAGCGAAGAATTTTGGTATGACAGTTACTCATGGATGCGAGACCGATATCATAATGGGCAACATCACGCATTACTTTTAGACTTTGTACAACAACTAAATATTCAATGCTCAACATAGATTATGATTTTACAGAGTTGCCTAAACGCAATTTAGATTACTTTATACCAATGGATCTGCAGCCAGATCCCGCAGAGTATGCCACAGCAGTCAACACCACAGTCCCTCGGGCAATAGCAAGCCAAGGTCATAAGAAAACTGGTCATTATGGGTCAGCTGGCAATATGGCCGACTGGACCCAAACCCTTGCAATTTGCAACAAATTTCTTAATCCAATTGGACTTGCAAGTCGGTATGTGACAGTCTTTGTCAGCAACAAAAATCAAACAGCCTGGAATGTACACAAAGATGGATACTTTACCAATGATGATCGATTAAACAACACAATTTCATCGTTGGAGGCAAGGATATCATTTTATGGACTATCTACAGCCCCGGGTGCAATTCGTTGGTGGAGTGAGGATGATGTGAAAATTAATCTAGAAGTGAACTCTGGGTTAATGATTGGCCCAAGACGAGTCAAAGGCAATGCCGATTTTGTAGAAGATCTACAGCAAGGCAAGATCTCCTGGAATGAAATACCAGCACCTGCATTTTCATCAGTGACCACATGTCCCAGTGCATTAGTAAGAACAAATTTAGCACATCATGTTATACAAGGTGATGGTTTTAGATATGTTGTTGGATTCACTATTACATTTGATGATGGTAATCCAATTGGGGTATGGGACCATATTATAAAAAATATAGACCAATTGGCAGTTTAGCCTTATCACTAAATATTCAATGCTCAACATAGATTATGATTTTACACAGTTGCCTAAACGCAATTTAGATTACTTTATACCGTTACAGTTTCGAATTGATCCTGAAGAACGCGAACTAGCAATTAACACCACGGTTGCCCAGCTAAGAGAACAGTATGGATATATAAAAGTTGGACATGTGGTATTGCCTGCAAACCCAGCACAGTGGCAAAAAACATTGGCAATCTGTAACAAATTTCTCAACCCGATTGGCCTGGTGTGCCGCAACTTGACATCTTTTGTAAGTAACAAAAACCAAACAGGATGGACAGTACACAAAGATGGATACTTCACCGAACAAGATCGATTGAACAATACTGTATCAACATTAGAAGCAAGGATGTCGTTTTATGAACTATGCGACGGTCCGGGTGCAATTCGTTGGTGGAGTGAAGATGATGTAAAAATTACTTTGGCATTGCGCCCAGGTCCTATTCGGGTCAAAGGCATAGCTGATTTTGTAGAAGATCTACATCAAGGCAAGATCTCCTGGGATAACATACCCAAACCTGCATTTTCATCGGTTACTACATGCCCCAGTGCCCTGGTAAGAACAGAGTTGGCTCACCATGTTATACAGGGCGACGGCTTCAGATATGTGGTTGGCACTACTATTACATTCGAAGATGGTAATCCCACAGGTGTTTGGGATCACATAAGAAAAAATATAGACCAATTGGAAATTTAACATTGCTGAAGAAATGGATCACATGGGTGGTTGTTTCCTTGGCAACCACAGCAACAGCCAAATTGATCACTGATACCAATGATCTCACTGCACAAAGCTGGCTTGTGGCCGATGCCGACAATCGAATCTTGGCCAGTAAAGATACCACAACAGTTCGTTCCATTGGTAGTATTACCAAAATTATGACTGTATTGGCTGTAATGGAATCTCGTCCTTTAATGGATCAACATCTGACTTACAATAAAAAACTTCGACTAACAAGGCAGGAGTTGATAGAAATAACATTGGTACGCAGTGACAATCATGCCGCAGATGTGTTGTGTAACAACTACTTGGGCGGTTATAAAAAATGCATAGAAGCAATGAACGACCTGGCAATTAAATACGGATTAGAAAATACTCGATTTGCAGATGCATCGGGTTTATCGTCTGGTAATGTCAGCACAGCCGAAGACCTGTTAAAGCTATTAACTATAGCCGAAAAAAATTACTTAATTGTTGGTGCCGCCGGCAAGACTAAGGTTACAATAAAAAACAAAAAGAAGTGGCTAGTATTCAAACAGACCAATCCCCTAATAGGACATAAACATAAGTTCATAGTAAGTAAAACAGGAACCACAAATGCTGCCGGTGGGTGCATTGTTTTAACTGTAGAAACAGAACGAGGATTACGCCGTGTTGTTGTGTTGGGCAGTAAAGACGGGCGAACTCGCATACCCGAGGCTGAGTTTATCTACAATACTAATTGACCAGCTGGCGGTAAAGCTCGCGTAAATCTGCAGGATTGTAGGCAATATCTTGCAATTTCAATGCCTGTGCTATGTTGTTTGTAAGTTCTGCTACTACGCACAGTCTTAGATCAAAGAACAAGTGATTAAAATTATGTTCTACGATATGTTGCATATCTTGTCGCATTGATTGTTGTTGGGTGTGACTCAAATTGGCAAGTCGCTCTAGCTGATTTACCACAGCACCCACTCTGTCACCAGGATCAGATATGTCATCATATGATTCATCCCAGTAATCATCAAATGTTTTAAAACCATATTCACGCAAGTATGCTAAATTTCCTCGACCTGCCAATAACATAAACGGTTGTCCGCTCACTATAGGTTTAAATACTTTTTCAGTTAAATGCAATTTATCTTTGTAAAAATCTGTTTCGGTTACAATCTGAAGCAAGCACTGAGTTGAATGATCTACATCAATGGTGGCACTTAGAAAGCCATCGATTGAGTCTGTGTCGATAGTTCTATTAGTTAATTGATGTGTGTGTTGTTGAAATAGGTCTCGAGACTTTGTGCTATACCAAGTGCATTCGTCCACTATCTTTGCCAGGTATTTCTGTCCGGGCGAATTAAAACTAACAAGCCCTTGATCTATTAGATTTTTGCTGTATAATCTACACAGCAAATCAATGCGATGCGCTCTGTAAGGATTAACTAGATTATTGTAGCTTATATACAGGTGCTGATGATCTTTATAAACAGGTTTGCGCCATCTGTATTGGTGATACCACTCATTTGCCGCAATGGCATGAAAGAAATAATAAATACTTTGGGCATTCATGCCATGTGTATATCGATCAACTGTGTTAGACTTTTCACTGGTTACAAAAAAACGCCGTCCTGGGGTAAAATACCAATCGGCCGCAGATCTGACATAATGAATTAACTCTGGGTGAATAGGTTCTTGGTCAAAAAACAAGATACTATGTTTGCTGTTATCTATTTTAGTACCATCGGATGAAATATGATAATAAGGTGATTCATCCAGCATTGATGATACATAGTGCAGATCAAAATCTAAATTAGAAAAAAAGTATCTATGTAAAATTCGATACCAATTGGTAAAACTAACGAAATTAAAGGAACTCATTGATGAAAATAGGATTTATTGGAATAGGCAAATTGGGAATGTCGTGCGCCGAAGTAATGGCTACTCAGCATGAAGTTACTGGGTATGATATTTATCCACGAAAAAGTGACAAGATTAGAATATCCGATAGCCTGCGTGGTGCAGTGGTCAATCAAGACATAATCTTTATTGCTGTACAAACTCCGCACGATCCTGTTTACGGAGGCGAACAACCTATCACACACTTGAAGAACAAAGATTTTGACTACACAAAAGTCACACAGGTGTTAAAAGATGTTGATGCTTGGGCACAACCCGATCAATTGGTTGTGTTAATTAGTACAGTACTGCCCGGTACTACCCGTAGACTACTAAGACCCAACATTACCAATGCTCGTTTCATTTACAATCCGTACTTAATTGCCATGGGCTCAGTGGAGTGGGATATGGTCAATCCAGAAATGGTTATTATTGGCACAGAAGACGGCAGTGAAACAGGCGATGCTCGAGAATTAATTACATTTTACAAAACCATAATGCAAAATGATCCACGATACGAAGTTGGCACCTGGGATGAGGCTGAGTGTATCAAGGTATTTTATAATACATTTATCAGTGCCAAACTTGGACTAGCCAACATGATACAAGATGTAGCAATGAAGCAAGGCAACATCGATGTAGATGTAGTTACCAATGCCCTGGCCAATAGCAAAATGCGTATTATGGGACCAAAATACATGACTGCAGGTTTGGGCGATGCAGGTCCTTGTCATCCCAGGGATAATATTGCCTTGCGCTATCTTGCGGAAGAATTAGATTTGGGTTATGACTTATTTGATGCTATAATGAAAGCAAGAGAACAACAGGCCAAAAATATGGCAAGGTTTATTCGTGATGTTGCTGTTGAGCAGGGACTTGATAAATCGGTTTACATTCACGGCAAAGCATATAAACCTAATGTGGCCTATACTGAAGGAAGTTACAGTTTGCTAGTGGGATACTATCTAGAAGAAATGGGTATCAAACCTTACTACATTGATCCGTTGGCCGAAGATACACAATTACAATTTGCAATTGGTGTATTCTTGTTGGCACATAATCAGCAGATCACTTATGGCTATAGTGGCAATATTGTTGAACAACCGCTGTACTGTGAAATAGGATCAGGTAGCACAATCATTGATCCGTGGCGAACATACAAGACGACTAACCCCGATATTAAGGTAATACATTATGGTAACACACGCAATAACCAAGTATAAGATTCCCAAATTTTGGGACGACGAGTTTAAGTCGTTACCATATGTCAATGAATCATTCAATGACGATGAAAATTTGAAGCGTTGGACGGAATCAGGTTTTGCAAACAAGTTCACTGGTGATATGTGTGACATGCGTAGTGTACAGCCCACCTGGAATCGACAATTCGTCAATATATTTGAACAATTGGGTTGGCAAGATGTTGGCACCAGTTACTACAGAATGATGCCTGGAACCATATTGCCCACACACAGTGACTTGTATACGAGGTATATTGATATTTTTAAACTTCGAGGGCAAGAGCAGACCATACGGCGTACCGTTGTGTTCTTAGAAGATTGGAAGCCTGGGCATTATGCTGAGTATAATGATCAACCTTTTGTCGGTTGGACAGCAGGCTGGGCCAATGAGTGGAGTTATGATGCGCCACATATGGCAGCCAACATGGGATTGGAACCGCGCTACACATTACAAATTACAGGGCATGTATGATATCAACATGGAATGAATGGGATAGTTTAAAAAGAGTTGTAGTTGGTGATGCTACCGATGCCAATTGGCCAGTTAACGATCCTGTTTTTAACAAAGAGAGCGAAAAGACCACTTGGAAAGAAACTCCGGTGCCACGAGGCCCTGTCCCACAACGCATAATAGAAGAAACTAACGAAGACTTAGATACACTGGCCACGACATTGACAAGTCTGGGTGTTGAAGTCGTACGACCTGACCCGTTAAACTTTCAAACTCACGATGGCATGTATAACTACTGCCCCCGAGATAGATTATTAGTGCTAGGTGATACAGTAGTGGACACACCAATGATGTATCCCTGCAGGGATATGGAACTACAATGTTATCACGACATACTTCGAGATGCTCGGGTCTTACACATGCCTAGAGATCAAGGACTTGTGTTGGATGCGGCCAATATATTACGACTGGGTGAGAATAAATTACTGTACTTAGAAAGTGCCAGTGGCAATCGGCTGGCATACTATTGGCTATTGGCCAACTTGCCCCCAACCACCAGCATCGAATTATGTAACTTCTACAGTGGAGTACACATTGACAGCACCATAGTTCCCTTGAGACCAGGTCTGGTAATGCTGAACGGAAGTCGTGTCACCGCAGACACCGTACCCCGTGCATTTGATGGATGGCACAAGATATGGATCAATGATGTGGTGACACAAGACTTCTATCAATATCCCTATGCCAGCAAGTGGATTGCCATGAACATGCTGGTGGTAGATCAACATACAGTTATTGTAGATCGACATCAAACAGAATTGATCAAGTCTCTTGAGAGTTATAAATTTACAGTCATTCCCTTGGAGCTACGCCACAGTCGTACACTGGGAGGTGGGTTTCATTGTGTTACATTGGATTTGGTTCGGGTCGCTAAATAATAGCATTATTAGAATAAAACTATGACCGAATTTGACAGCTATACAGACAGTATCTTATCTGCATTTAATCGCAACTCTCATGCACAAGATGTTATAAACAAGAAAAACGAAATTATAATCGGAGTGTACGATTTTTACAATCTGGCACCTGATTCAATTTTGTTTGTTGGATACAATCCAGCTATTATTGCATCCACTGTTGGCGATATTGCAGTCACTGAAATTAGTTCCGAGGCGCAAAAATCATTGACAGACCGCGGAGTTAAATTTAGATACATAGATTATGTAGATCTACACAAATATCAAAAAGGATTTGATGTTGTGGTGGCACTAGATGAGTATTTTACATTTGCTCAATCGGATGCAGAACAGCAACACCAAATTAAATTATTTTGTAGCCTGGCCCGAGAATTTTTAATAAGTACTTTAAAGGATTATAAAAATCAAGACTACAAAGACCGTGAATACAGTCAACCAGTTTTGGTAAGATCGGGGCTGTCTAAAACTACCTACATAGAAAGTCACGATTGGGACCTTAAAGATCGTGCGTCATGGAAAACAGCAGTATACGAAATTGATCAATCTATAAATGAGTTAACAACACACGGACCTTTTAGTCGCAGAACTATGTATTTCAAACAATTAGCCAAATTCAGCTTAGACTCAGGAGCAAGTAACTTTTTAGTTCATAAAAATCTTATGTACAAGAGCTTGGTCAAGCGAAATTATGAGCATGTAATTTCAATAACATTCGATGGAATCTAACAATATACTATCTGGCTTAGTTGACAATCTTTCGCAACAGATACTTAAAGAAGTATCAGCTAAAGTCAATAACAGTCTACAAGATACAATCAATAGACAACTTGATGCAATAAATGTTGCCGCACGGGTGGATGAAGCCGCAAAGGCTGAGGCCCGAGTTGCCGCGGTACAATATAAACCAAAGTTGGGTGAAATTGATAAACAACTTGCCGCATCAACAAAGGCCATTGTAGATAATATCTCCAATACCGCGTCGAGATTGGTTAATGAAGCAATAACAGCTAGAATCAGCAGTATAGATTTTAATGGAGCTATTGCTTCTGCATTAACATCCATTATCGACAGTAAATTAAAAGATTTTACATTCCCCAACGAAAGTATCAACAGTACCGCAATTAAACAAGTAGGTACAATCAGCGGAGATACAGTCAAAGGCGGCATCATTACAGAGTTTGGTAGCACAGGCATAGATGACAAAGCAACCGGTTGTCGTGTTACCATCATGGATGATGTCACAGTAATTGAAAATAATTTATTAACTAAAGATCTAATTGTTAAAGGTAATACCATATTTGAAGGTAATTTATCTTTAAACGGAACTATAGTAGAAACCAGTCCGGGTTTTGTCACTGTGGTTAGTGCCGCTAAAAAGCAAGTACAAGAAGAATTAAACGACGAACTGTTTACAAAATTTAGTAAGCATTTATATAACGAAATAGATGCCAACGGACTTGATCTTAATCAAATAAAATTAAACGGTGTTGATCTAGTAGTTGGTAACAGACTAGACAATGCTATAATAGAAAGTAATTTACAAAAAGTTGGCGTGTTACATGAACTTATGGTTCGTGGTGAAACCTTAATATATAATACTTTGTATACTGGAAGTAAACGAGTGGGTGTTAATACAATGGAACCAAGTAGTGCTCTGACTATATGGGAAGAAGAAATTGATATTAACATTGGCAAACGACAACAAGGGGTAGCACAGATATGGTCTAATAGAGACCAGTTATTGGTCATCGGGACCAATGGTAAATCTAACTTGTTGTTGAACACCGATGGATCTGTGACTATTCCACGACTACAACTAGGAACAACTAGTATTAGCACATCGCCTACTCCACCCAATAACGATACCGAAAAAGGATCAATTGTGTTCAACAGTAATCCCAGCATTGGTGGCCCGCTTGGGTGGGTTAGTTTAGGGCAAGCTCGCTGGGCTAACTTTGGCATAATAGAGTAACATGCCTGATCAGCGAATATTTTGTAGCGTTCCTTGGACGAATACACATATCTATTGGGACGGCAGTTTTGGCCTGTGTTGCAGTGAACGAGAACAGCCACACACAGATCCTGCACAATACAATATTAAAAACATGACAGTGGGTCAGTGGTACAACTCTGTGCCCATGCAGGCCAAGCGTCGGGCTATCCAAGGAGCAGAACCCATCAATGGTTGTAGGGACTGTTACAAAGAAGAAGCACACGGGCACGAAAGTCGACGCATCCGTGAAAACTTTAAAACTGTAATCTTTACAGAGCGGGCATTCGAACGCAGTTATATTCAAAGTCCCATGCGTGATGCATTTGCTACTGTAACAGATCGACAGCCTGTTGATTGGCACATAGACTTGGGCAATGAGTGTAACCTGGCCTGTAAGATGTGCTATCCTAGAGCCAGCAGTAAGATTAGTAGCATTTATCAAAAATGGAAACTAATAGATGCGACTGCCAATCGTAATTGGACTGCGGACGATCAAGCCTGGGAATCTTTTAAGACCAGCATACTAGAAACCAAGCATTTAAATAGACTACATTTCATGGGTGGCGAACCCATGCTCAGTAAACGATTCATTGAACTACTGGATTTTCTAATAGCACAGGGGCGCACAGATATCAGCATTAGTTTTGTAAGCAATGGCACAATGTTGTACGATCAAGCAGTCGCTAGACTAAAACAATTTAGATCATGCGATATTGAAATCAGCATAGAAAGTGTCAAAGACAACAACCATTACATTAGGCAAGGATCTGTTACCGCGGATGTAAAGCAAACTATTTTAGAATTGACTCAACATCAAAGCGACACTTTTAATATTGTATTGCGTACAGTGCCACAATTGTTGAGCGTGAACAACTATGATGAATTGATTAGATGGGCGTTACAAAACAAGTTGGCAATTCAAAGCATTCCGTTGACTGAACCAGAATATTTACAAATCTGTGTATTGCCTTTGGAAATTAGAACTGGTTTGATTCCCAAATATACAGAACTACTTGCACAGTTAACTGAACTGGTTCCGGATCGTGTTGGACTTACCACAGGAAGAAATGTAGCCAACATAGAACAAATGTTGGCCAGACACACAGAAACCGTTATCAATATGTTGTCTGCACCTGAACCTGACAATGTTGTAGAATTACGAGAGCAGTTGATACATTGGTTGGCCAGATGGGACAACGAGTTCAAATTGGATGCTCGAGAGATTTATCCCGAGTACCGAGAATTTTTATTAGAGCATGGATACCAAGTATAATACTAGCTTTGCTGTTACATTACGGGGTGTGGGTCGTCCCGAGATTACCTATGGCATAGACAATGAAGTATGTAATAAAATTTTCATCGACAATGAGGTAACGCTACACTTTAGTCTAGACTTATCTACAACAGCACACAGGTTCTTCTTTGAGTTTGCCAACAAAACCAACGACACCCCAGACATGATGGTTGTTGTAGATTCGGTCTCGGTAGAAGGAATCACAACTGACAGGCTAAAATGGTCTGGAACATATACACCCAACTATCCACAACCTTGGGCAGACTCACAAAGTAGTCTGGATCAAATACTTCGGGGTGCGACCCATTTGGGATGGAATGGCAGATGGGAATTGGCATTTACGGTACCTATTTTTACTTGGTTACACCAAAAGGAACATTTAGGGTGGATCTACAGTTGACAATAAAATAAAGTATGTATATAATACAAGTATGACTACAGTTACACCCCGAATAGGTTTTGCTTGCAAATGGCTCAATGACCCCAGTGAATGTGGGGGCATGAAAGTCAATGCTGTGGACCGTGACCTAAACGGTAGGTCAACTACCATGCGTTGGCTCAGAGAGCACAAGGGCGAGGCTGACCAACGCCAGTGGGACATCATGAACCACAATGCGGCTGCCGCTACCAGACTGGTTGAGCGTGTGGGTAGTCTTGCACCACATTTACGCATGGTTCGACTAGGTAGCGAAATGTTACAGGGTTATACTGAGAAAGACTGGATTGACTGGTGGCAACGAACAGAAATCCAAGACCATTGTGCAAAGATATTTGCCCCTGTGGGTGAAGCGGCACGACGCCTGGGTGTGCGCCTTAGTTTCCATCCTGGACAATTTTGTGTGTTGGCTTCTGAATCGGATGCGATTGTGGAGCGTAGCATACTGGAATTTGAATACCATGCAGACCTGGCACGGTGGATGGGATTTGGTAAGTCTTTTCAGGATTTTAAAATCAACATACATATTTCAGGCAAACGCGGTGCTGAAGGCATGCGAGCTGTGCATGGTCGTCTCAGTCCCGAGGCCCGTAACTGCATCACCGTAGAAAACGAGGAGAATTCACATGGTCTTGATACTTGTCTCAGTCTTAGCGATATTATACCTACTGTTCTTGACATCCATCATTATTGGATACGAGAAGGGGATTACTTGGATCCCGGCGATGCCCGAATTTCACGGATTCTTAACAGTTGGCGCGGCATACGTCCTACTATGCATTATTCCTGTAGTCGTGAAGACTACCTAGTAGGACATGATGCCACTGTGCGTCCCGACTATCAGGCCTTGTTGGCAGAAGGTCGCAAGAAACAAAAACTACGGGCACACAGTGATTTCTTTTGGAATCAAGCTACCAATCAGTGGGCCGCACAATTTAGCCAGAAATTTGATATCATGTGCGAGGCCAAGGGCAAGAACCTGGCTAGCGCCGAGTTTGCTCAGCAAGTGTACCAAGCAGGTTTTCTAAATCAGAACTAAAATCAGTATACCAATTGCTGTTCATCATAATTTTAAAATTATGATCCACAATGGGCTTTATCTGTGTTAATACTTGGTCCTGAGGTTTTTGTGTTAACAATAGTAGTTGATCACAGGCCATGCCCCATCTACGAACAGGATCTGATTCTTGATCATAACTTTCATCAATTATACTGTCAAAGGTTCGAAAGCCTAGTTGTTGTAGGCGTGCCAGATACCCTTGTCCGGCAAACATAACAAATAGACGCCTGGCAATTATTGGCTTGGCAGTTTTTTCAGTAAAGAATACAAACTCGTTTGAGTAGCAAGTCTCTGCTACAACTGAATAAGCAGTGCGATTGTATATGTCGATGGGAATTACTTGGCTAATACTCATCTTCAAACCAAAGTATTCAACCATGTCTACTGTCCATTTTGGACGATCAATGAAACGAAGGCCGGGCTGTTCCCAAGCCCATAGCAATTCATTTTCAGCAAAGTCAATGTCGTGCTCGTTGAAATAGGTTAGGAAATATTGTTCAGTACGAAGATTTTTAGTAACATATTGATTGATATAATCCCTGTGTGGTTTTTTACGACCCAACAGTATGTCAAAATAATTTTCAATAGCACCAGGTTTGATTCGCTGTAGGATCTCAGGCAGGTAGTTTCGATAAAAATGCCTGCTGGTGTGGAACCAATCCATGTAGTTTTTTACTTGAGCTGACTTTAACGGTTCTTGTATAAAACCAGCAATATAAAACACAATCTTAGGTCGGTCAAATCGACGCATAAAATTGATACTACTATTATGTAATTCAGTTATTGTGATTACAATAATTTCGCAATGATCGTATAACTGATCAACTAGCGTATCAAATTCGGGATTATCGGGAAATGGCCAATGCAATAATGCCGCACGAGCACGATGTTGAAATTGCAGAAAATAAGTGGGCGAATCATGATAGATGGCCCACTCTTGGATGTTGTTGTTCTGAAAATGATCGAGATGGAATTTACAGGTTGGACTGTTTACCAACACCCCAAAATCAAGTCTTGACATTACTCAGCGGTGGTTTTTTTAGTCCGTGTAGTGGCCTTTTTTACTGCGTCACCAGCGGCTTTGGCCCGAGTAGCAGTTTTCTTGGCAACAACTTTGACTTCTTCAACAGCTTCTTTAACTTCGGCAACAACAGCTTCCTCAACTTTGACCACTGCGGCTTGAGCATCTGCCATGTCTACTTTGCCGTCTTTGTTAATATCAAACCTTTTAGATTTGTTTGCTTGCCAAACTAACCAAAAGCCCACTGCTACTAGAGCAACAATTAAAATTTCCATTTTGATCTCCTAAATTGAAATATACTTGTATTTACTCTTTTAAGTATTACACTATTATTTAGTGACAGCTCACTAGAGAAAACCATTGACTTTCATGGTTTACCACTAGTATAATTGCTAAATACTTTGTAGGGTGCCGCAATCAGGTGGGCTCTTAGAAAAGTAAATTTCGCTTATATAAAGGAAAGAAATTATGTTTACAGCAGACGCAATCATCGACACAGTTCAAACTGGTAAAAAAACATTTGTTAACACATTTGTTACAAACGAAGCAACCAAAGAAGCAATGATCAAATTCATTGACGCACAAGCCGACTACACCAAACGAGCCGCCAAAGTTGGCACTGATACAGTGACCACATTGACCAGTGAAATGGTCAAGCAAATGGAAGCCGTGACAAAATTTGACTATGTCAAAGCCACTCAAGACATGTTGGCAGTTTTCGCTCCCAAGACCGCTAAAGCAAAGTAATACTCTAGTACTACTTTTACCGGTAGTACTTTCTGTTACAAAAAAGCCCCGTTTGGGGCTTTTCTTTTGGTTGACTCACAATGGTATCTTTTGTATAATATTTGTATGAACTTAAAAATCAATGAAATTATACAGTGGATTGGAACAGCATTTATCTTAGTGATGTATGCAATTATGAACTTTTTCCCCAATCTCTACCCCTGGAACATTATAATGGGACTAGGCGGTGCTGTATGCTTTTTTGCATGGGCTATTCGTGTTGCAAATAAACAACAGATGATCATTAATGGCGTAGCCATAGTCCTGTGTGTTTTGGGTTTGTATAAAGTATTTGGTTGATCCGAAATGGAATCATTAGTATAATTAGAACATGAAAACAAAAAAGGAAAAGCAGATGACAAAAACCAAAAAGCCAACACTGGGCGAACTGTTTCGCAAACGCATGGGGCTCAAACCCACCCTGCATCAGTTGCTGATCAAGCAGTTAAACGGTTGACTCGAAAAGATTTCTTTTGTATAATAGTGGCATAGTAAGTAAAAAGGAGTCAGCAATGGAACAGTTCAAAAGTTGGGAAGAAATGTCTGCACTGGAGCAAGCTCAGGCCACCTACAGTGACATGTACAAAGATGCTTATGGCGTCCGCCCTCGTGGTGTCGACACCAGTGGTTGGACCCTGGAATACTTTGAAGCCGAATTTAAAATACTGGGCGAAGCGATCGAGCAAGAAGAAACGGCTCGCAAGGCCGCAGAAGCCGAAGCCATTGTGCGGTTTGAAGACCGTGTGCTGAATCTTATGCACACTGGTACAAACCGCGAGCGTGTGATTGCATGGCTCATGGAGGCCGAACACGCCAATGGCGACTCGGAGTATTTTGCTTTCACCCAGGGCTTGCCCTATGGTTATTTTCGAAAGGTGGCTTAAATGATTGATTTTATCTTATCACTACCCACATGGGTTTTGGTAGTTGGCGGATTAGCGATTCTTGGTGCCTGTGCCAAAGGCATGGAGCAGAGTGCATTGATGACTTATGTGCAATATCAAGAAACAGACCCTGCCGCAAGAATGTTAAAAGTGCAAGCCATACAAAATTTGGACAAGATTGAAAATGCATTTGTGCGTTCGCAAGTGGTCAATCATATTTTGAAATGATAGGAATCAGTATGCAAGCAATCGTAAATTTGGCCATTGTTATGGCTCCTGTTTGGCTAATGTTGGCCTGTGTATTAATTGAGGAATTTGTAAAATGACACAAGGAACCTGCCCCGTTTGCAACGGAACCTGTCGCGTACCTGCTGGTGGACATCAACACAAAAGTGTACTAGCCGGATATGATCGTGAAACTGACACACTACCGTGTAGAAATTGTGGCAGCCAATACATGTTTGGTCGTTCCACTGGCAAGGTCAATCACAATCAGCATGGCGAGCCATGCACACATTCTTACACCAGTAAGACTGTTGGTCGTTGTTTAACTGAATACACTTGCCAACACTGTAATGACTGTTATCAGATTGACAGCGGAGACTGAAGTGAAAATCAAACTGAAACTGAAACAGAATCCCAGTCCACGGGCGCACTTTGTGCTGTTTGCACAAAACACTCCGTTTCGTCCCAAGACTGTGACTGTTAAAAACAAGTTTCAACGCAACCCTAAACATCGCAACCAAGGAGAAAACGATGAATGAGCGTACCGAAGAGATGGCTAATCAAGCCGTGTTCCAACTACAGTTTCGCACCCGCGAGGCTGTGCGTTATGTCATGCGTAACGCCCAAGTTCAGGAGAAAGAGGCCGAGCGAGCCATTCGCTCTGTGGCGACATTCCATCGCCAACCCAAGGCAGACTCATGGAAATCCGTTACGGTCTAATACTAGCCCTGGCCCTGACTGGCTGTGCGTCGGCTCCCCCGCCTGCGCCAGTCCGTTTGATGACTGAACAAGAAGTTGCCGCATTTCAAATTGATTGCCGTCGTCAGGCAAGTCAAATTGCACAATTGGAACAACAGTTGACCGCAAGAAAATTTTATGTGGTAGATGGCGTGGTGGGCAATGACCGGCCCGACACAATTAGTAAGAAATTTTATACTCTAACAAAGTTGAAGATATGGACACTAAGAACAGAATGCGCCCGCTCATAACGGCCATAGCACTGGCTATGGCCACTTCGGCGGCGGCCCAGTGTTATGTGCGTTCAGCAACAGTTGTTTCTGGCACCAGCCAATTGCAACGAATTGCAGATGTAAAAGAAATCAAACTGCCCTATAACGGGCTTCGTAAATGTATAGCCACCATGCGTGTGCAGATCAATAACGAATGGCAAGACGCAGAAGGCGAAGGAATCGCAGAGACGGATCAGCAGGCCTGTTCCAATGCTCGTGATATTGCACAGGCAAGATTTTTAATCCCTGTAGATGACCCTGTGGTTAACTCAGAATCCAGTATGGTGTGTACTGATGCCCCACCTATCCGAATTCGTGAACGGATTCAGGTTGGTGATTGGATACAGGAAAGTGAAGTGGGCGTGTTCCACCGCTATCCTCGACCATTTAGGCACCAAGGCACCGACTGCAAGTGGTTTTCCTATAAAGAAGCACACTTGGGAAAACCTGTTGGTTTTGCTGGAATCATGTGTACTATGCAACCCGGAAAATGGCAAGTTGTAGACTTGTTCTAAAAAGAGTTCTATAGTATAGTTGTGTTATATTAACTAACCCGAGAGGTTTAAAATGAATCGTAGTTTAATTGCATTGAGTGTTTTGAGTTTGCTGTTTGCAGGCTGTGCGGCAAATCCACAGACCAAGGTTGAACAAACCTTACCTACCACGGTGCTGAAAGCACAAGGCACAGTGGTGCCCACACTGAAAGTTCCGGACTGGTTTATACAACCACCTGAGAACACAGCACAACATATCTTTGTTGTGGGCGAAGCAACAGGTCCATTCTTGGGCATGACTGTGCAGAAAGCCACGCTGGATGCCGACGCCAAGTTGGCATTCCAAATGAAGAGTCAAGTCGAAGCCATGATCAAGAGCTTCAAGACAGACACCGGAGGCAAGTATGGTGCTGAGAGTGCTGAGATGTTGACTCGTAAAGTTGCTAGTGCAACCATTATTGGGCACCACAAAGTAGACAGTCAGATCACACAAGAAGGGTCGACCTTCCGTGTGTTTGTGTTGATGCGTTACCCCCTAGGAGATGCCAATCAGTTGTTGACTGCAGAACTTGCATCTCGAGCACAACGAAACCAGGCTGTAAATGCCCGTCGCGCAGAACAGGAATTGAAAGAGCAAGTTGAGCGCAATCGCAAGGCCGAGCTTGATCGTGAAAGCCTGGATCGTGGAGAAACCATAGTACAACCCCAATCTAAAGTTGAGCCTGTTGTGGTTCCCGAAGCCGCAAAACCCGCAGAAAAGGTTAGTACCACATCCGGTACAGAAATCAAGCTCTTAGATGTGGATAACACAGAATATAAGCAAAAGCGGGCAGAAGCATTGGCAAAACCCAATGCTGTAGTTGGACAAATTACATTCAGATAAGTAGTTTTAGCATAGTATAATTGCTCCAGCACAGTCGTTAAATACGATTGTCTGGAGCATTTTCTATGGCAAGACCCAACCCAATTCGAGCGATGATGCAGGCTCCGTTGCCCTCTTTAACAGAGCAACGACGGAAACTGTACCGACCTACCACTGATGAAATTATATACACATATAATATTGTAAACCGTTATATTTTTGACAACGAACTAAAGCGGCCACCAATCACAGTGGGACAATTCAAAGGATTCTGGGGTGAATGTACCGGACATGACGAAATGACCAATCCCGGCACGTATTGCACTATGAAGATCAGCGACAAGTGGTTTTGTGTTCAGTGGATGGTCACAACAGTGGCACACGAAATGGCACACCAATACGAATGGGATGTCGTAGGCGAATACTATGAAAGTCGCGGGGAAGATCGTAGAATGACACATCGATCAGCCTTCTTCATATACCGTGACAGAATGGCCGAATACGGAATAAACTTAAAAACAGCTCACAGAATGAAAAAGTGGTTCAAGTACCAAGACTTTACAAAGTGCTGATTTTCTAGTATAATTGCTAGATGTATAAAAAACTGTTAATCGATTATGCTGACCCCGAAGATCTAGATGATTGTATTACCTTAGAATTTCAGTTAAGAAATAATCCTGTGGTTGCTCGTTGGATAGAGCGTGTGGAAACAGCACAAGCCCAGTACCCCATTGATGATCCTGCTAGATTTTATGGCCTAGGCAGCGATCAGGTTGAAACGGCATTGCTACAGATCAACAAATGTATTAGTCTAATAAATTCTCATCAACCAATCATTGATCGTACACTTGACACCGTCACAGATCAAGACACCCTAAACTACTTACATAATATCTTTGAACGCTATCACGGTTTACTGGACCAACAGAATAGCGAATTTTGGTTACGAGCGCCAGATTCTGTGCGCCGAGCACTAGCGGATCTAAACATACTAGTACATCGTTGTGAAAGTGTTGCCCGCGGCGCTGACGCCAGGCATGTGGTCACCTGGTTTGGTTTGCCCAAAGACCAAGTGCTAAGAGATTCCGATTATACTCATGCTGTACATATTTGGCGCCCGGGCACAGTTTTTTTAAACTATGCGGAAATTGGCAAAACTATACAGGACCTGGCCGAAGACAATGATCAGTACATAGCCGCGGAAGCGTTCAAGCCTTTTAGACACTATAGTGCAGATTTTGTTGTGCGTTTTTTTGCTAGAACACCAGAGCAAGCAGATGCGAAGTACATGCAGATGTACAACTACTATCTCAAAAATCAAGAGTTCTTTGGTGCTTGGCAGTACTGTTACACCAATGCCAGTTTTCCCCTAGCAGACCTAACGACTCCCCTAGACTTAGATCATTTGGCCGCAAGGCAATTTGTAAAATCGGTGCGATTCTCTTAACTTTGTTGCAGTGCATGATAAATACTAGTAGAAACACTAATAAGGTTTCTACTAAGGAGATTAAAATGTTAAAATGGATCAAAAGTCTATTCACAACGCCAACTTACCAAGACAGCGTGGAATATTATGTAGTTAGCAAGCAACCAAAATCAACTGCCGAAGTTGAGTATTGGATCAATTTCTATAACCAAGAACAACAAAAAAAGTGGGCAATATGAAAAAAATTCTAACAAAGGTTTGGGCTTTCTTTGAAGCCTATGGTCGTGTGCGAGCTGAAAAGGCTGTTCGTTACGGATGGTATTGATCATGTGCAATTGGTTACCAATGACCGACGATGATTGGGAATGGGTCAACTACGGTCGTTTGCCAACGCCGGCCAAACAATCTTAAATTTATAGACTAATTTATATCATTTATTCATTCTAGAATAAATACGCATATAATAGCACGAGGGCTTTCAATATGCTTGTTCACTTACGGTCAGCAGAGTTCCATCCAGATTACTTACAATATGTTCATCAGGACCCAGTTCACAGTTTAACTGAGAGTCGTAGCCTTGACCGAAGATGCGAATTCGACCGTAATATATTTTTCTGGATAGAGAACAATGTACCCACAGCGGTGTTGTGTGTGGCCTACATCCAAGGTCTAACCGACAATATTGATGAGATACTAGATGTTGCTAGTGCTGTGTGCCTTCAAGCAGACCATGCCGTCTTTTACAGCGTGTTTAGAACTGATAAACCCAGCGGTGTACAAAACACTGGTGCTCGACTAATTCGCGAAGCTGCCACTTGGATTCATGCCAACCGGCCTGAAATTCAACAGTTTGTCACAATGAGCCCTATTCCAAATTTGAGCGCACATTTTGCCGAGCCACCCACGATGAATGCCATCATGGAGTTTTTATCTGCACAAAAAGATCCAGTGGCCAAGTTCCATATACGCAATGGTGCAAAAATATTGCGTGTTATTCCCAATGCTGACAACAGTGAGCGCCGACGCACACAGAGCTACAGCACAATGGTCAATTACGACTACACTCAAAGCTTCATAGATCCTGCCATAAATAGTTAATAAACTGTTTTAAAAGGACCATCAATGAAGAAGTTTTTGTTATCAATTGCCCTAGCAACGGGTGTATTTTCTGCACAAGCCTGGGACCAACGGCCTCCTAATCCTGTACAAGCCTGTGCAGTCCATAGCCCTTATGGATTTGCTGTAGTCAAACGACCAGTGCAGGCCATTTGCCGTGAAGCATATCTTGTGGCATATGATGCTCCGGTAAAGATTCCTGCTTATGTGGCCTACACCCTGCTACCACAGAACGCACTTGGTTGCTTTCCCCGCACAAATGCGTTTGTTGCTGATGCCAGTTTAAATGGTACAGGTGCTCGCCCAGACGACTATGCTGGCACAGGCTACGACAAAGGCCATGCCGCACCTGACGGTGACCTTTCATGGAGTCAACAAGTAGAATACGAAAGTTTCTTAATGACCAACATGTATCCACAACACGGTAGTTTGAATCGTGGCATTTGGAAACTGTTGGAAACAGCAGTTCGTGGATGGACTGTACAACTGAATCAACCCTTTACAATTTATGTGGGTGCATTGTACGGTGCCGGTGATCCCACTATCGGCAACGGTGTTGTTGTTCCACATGGATACTACAAGATTGTGATCAACAACACAACCAAGCAGGCCGCAGGTTGGGTATTCCCGCACACCAAACCCTATGTTAACCTGGGCAACGACTTGACAGTATTCCGTCGGTCCATTGCAGAGATAGAAAAAGTAGCCGGTGTAGACTACAAGTTCCCCGCAGGTGTGATAGAAGTTCAACCTGGTGCAGAGTGGAAAGTTGACTTTGGTGCATTAACAAATGCCAAAAGAGCCAAGTGCGGGAAGAACGCTGACTAATGAGAGCTCGTGAGTTTATCACAGAAATAGGTCGCCGTGATATACTCAAGGGCCTTGCCGGTGCGGCAGGAGCAGCCGCCCTGGGGTCAATGGCTTCCACGGCACAAGCCGGTGAATACCAAGACATAACCAAACAAGACCCACAGGCTTTGGTTAAGATTTGGGCTCCACGAATGCAGGCCTTACAGGAAAAATGTAACGCTGTACTTGCCAAGTTGATTAGAACTGCAGGTGCCTCATGGGCCGCACCGTTGCAGGGAGCTACCATCGGTGTAAAGTCTAATAGACAATACATACAAAGTGATCCTGAGAACCGATACATCAGCATAGACTTAACTGTATTCTGGGACGCTCCAGCAGATGTATTGACTTTTGCCATAGCACATGAACTAGGACACATTGCGCTAGGACATGTAGATGATGAGCCAAGTCCAGAACAATCCCGTAAAGATGAAATGGATGCTGATGATTTTGCTGTTAGGTTATGTAAAGCCCTGGGCTACAACAAAGCTGGTGTGTTTAAATTCATGCATGCCAAGAAAGGCGAGTTGGAATATATGAAAAAATTAGCCAGCCAACCCAACAGCACACACCCCACATACGATCAACGCATGGACAAAGCCCGGCAACAAGGCTTTCAGTTGTCCCGAGGTGGTATAGAACAAATGGATGCGCTAATGACGCATCTAGCGTAAATATACAATGAGAGCACAAGACTTCGTCGCAGGCAATATTGCATATCACAACCGGCTGAATCCAGCCACTTGGACCGGCGATCAAATGCGTCCCGAAGTTAGAGAGCGACTGCTGGCCATTGTTGGCACCTTTGTTGACTATCTTGAAATACCCGACTTTGAAGTCATAGACATTGTGTTGACTGGATCAATGAGCAACTACAACTGGACCCGGTTTAGTGACTTTGATCTGCATGTGGTCACTGACTACAACAACTTGCAATGTGATGACTTGGCAGAAGCACTTTACCAAGCCAAGAAAAAGATTTGGAATGATGCACACAATATTCGTATTCGTGGACATGATGTAGAGTTATATGTAGAAGATGTCAAACAACCACCTGTGAGTCAAGGCGTATACAGCATCACAAACAATCGTTGGGTACACACACCCAAGTACCTACAGCCCAAGATCAGCACAGGTGCTGTAAATCACAAGGTACAAGACTTATTGGTACAAATACGACATGCCCTGGCAACGGCAGATGACAGTCGTGACATCAAGCGCATCACAGATAAACTGCGTAAGATGCGCCGAGCAGGCCTGGATGCGGGTGGTGAGTTCAGTGTAGAGAACCTGGCATTTAAAGTTGTACGCAATTTGGGCTATTTAGATCGACTTGGTAAAGCATACCACACCACACAAGACCGCGAGTTCAGCATGGAAAGCGTTGACGATTATCGTGTACACAACACCCCCAAATTGGATCGCATACTGACCCAGTTGATACAGATGATCGTAGATGGCCAGGCCAAAGACCCAGACCGTTATGGCAAGGTTGCGGCCGCTGTGGTGGATCCAGATGATAACATTGTCACAGGTATAAACTTACCCGGTGACGGTGACACACGAATACATGCTGAACGAGTTGCTATCAACAAATATAACAAGCAGTACGGTGAAATACCCAAGGGTTCGATTATCATTACAACCCTGAGTCCTTGCAACGAATATGAAACTGACATGGCCGATGAGCGAGCAGGCGGCAGTTGTACCGATTTGATCAACAACACCAATGTACACAAAGTGTATGCTGGATATGCAGATCCCACACAACATGACCACAGCGAGCAAGACTTTTCAGTCACCGTGACCAACAACAAGGATATAAGGGACAAGTGTCAGCAATTGGCAGACACATTCCTATAAATACAACTATGCGATATTCACAACTTATTGAAACAAAATTAGGTGGCTTTACAGTCAAGCCGCTTCATATTGAGCAGGGCGATGTAGAAGAAGCAATCAAACTAGATGCTCCACAAAAGTCATGGTCCCGACAAGACATGCAGGCCTACTTGACTCGTATCAAGACTGGTACTAAAACAAAACAAGATCGCTTTAAACCCATCATTCACGGCAGCAATGTCAAGGCCATTACCAAAGATGATGGCACCGAAGAATGGGACCTGGAAGATCTAAAGCGTCAAATTACCACACCGCCAAGAGCTATTTTGGGATCAAATGCCAAAATGAGCAAGAGCAAAAAAGAAGGCGCTATCACATATGACTTGACCTTGCCAGCACTGAGCGGTATTGTTGTGGATGAAGAGACTGGAGAGTTTGTGGAAATCACAACTTGTCCCGGAGCCGGCGAATGCCAACTGTTCTGCTATGCCCGCAAAGGTGGCTATGTCATGTTCCCGGCCGCATCAATGAGTGCCGCACAAGCCTTGAACTTCTTGGTCAACCACCCTGACGAATACATGCAGATGTTTGACACAGAAATCAAACGAACAAAAGCCCTGGCAGACAAAAACGGTATCAAACTGTTGGTGCGTATTCATGATGCTGGAGACTTCTTCAGTAAACAATACTGGGACCTGAGTAAAAAGGTACAACTCAACAATCCTGATGTGCGTTTTTACTTCTATAGTAAAATGGGTGATCCAGTAACTGACCCCAACACACCGGCCAATACACTACCCAACTTCAGTGACGGTGGCGCCAAGAGTCGTGAAGTCAAAAAAGTTGAATTCCATCGCAATGCCGGAAAAAACCTAAAAGGCGCACCCACCATTCCCAAGGACATGTTCCGTAACTTGTTTGTCACCGATGCCAAGGGCAAGTATGTCAAGGACGAACAGGGTCGTACACAGGTCCGTAGTGCCGAAGCATGGGACGAATTTAAACAGCAGTTGTCGGCAAAATACCGTATTGACCCTGCATCAATTATCACATACGATCAAATGAATCGTATACCCGAAGGACCCAAGCCGCAATGGAATGTTGTGGTATTTCCAGCAGGACACGGTGATCTAGGTGCAACCAGACTTGATGTGCAAAATCAATTCTTAATGTTTCACTAAGGTAAATACTAGTAATAGGAGATTTTTAAAATGCCATCAGCAAAATATGTTATCGTTACCAACTCATTTCCGCCAGAAACTTTTTCGATTCCCCTGCCTGGCACCCTGGAAGCGCCCACAAAAGCCAACAATGATGCACTGGTTGCTAAAGTTGCCGAACTGGTTGATGCCGGAAAAATGGTCAAGGGAACATTAGGGACTAGATCTTCGCCGGACACACCCGGTGGAGACACCTACATACCCTATGATATACCTTCGCCACATGCAGGCAGAAAAATCGATTGGAATGTGAAATACCGCCATTGGGCCTGTAATACCTATTATACGCACGATACTGTAAGAAATGTAGTTATAGCTGATTATCCGCATTTACGAACAGTCCCCGAATCGTGGAAAAGTTTGAGAGTTCTCAAGGCAGAACATGCACAAGAATGGATCGACTGGTGCTTGGCATTTGGGGCAGAACGTGCCTGTGTTCTCAGTGAAGAAGAAGTATTGGTCATTGCTCCCGGGATGGAACTACCAGACGACAGCGTAATTGATCAACATGTAGAAGGTTATACTCAACCCTAATATTACTTGCTAGGGAGATTTAATATTGCCCTAGCTTCTGCATAGTTGGCCAACTGACCACCCAAATCCTCAACAACACGACGACCTTTGGTAACTAACTCAGCATTGGTTTTTGCCAACACATTTTTACTTAGGTAAATGTTGTCTTCGAGACCAACCCTAACATGCCCGCCTAACAACCAAGTATTGGCCACCATTGGCATTTCTTCCCGACTGATACCAAACGCCGACCATAACGAACCGTGTGGTATCGCACATCGGGCATAGTTTAATGCCTCGGGAGTATTATCCCATCCATATTTGACACCCATTGCAAACTGCCACAGCGGGTGTTCTTCAATTAAACCTTCTTTTTGCAACTGCATGGCAATTCTAACATCTCCGGAGTCAAAGCATTCAAGTTCAGGTTTGGTTCCTGCTTCTTTAATAATAACTGCCATTTCTCTTAGCACAGGCATAAAATTTAAACGAATACTTGGTCCGCCATGATGCATGGTATTGAAATCAAAACTACAGATATCTGGTCTAATTTCAGTTATATGTTCGGTTCTCTGTCTAGCACTTCTCATGACACTACTTTTTTCACCAACTTGCAATAGTCTAGCACCGGGAACAAATAGTGCTCCAGGACCTGTGGTCAAATTGATAATAAGATCTGGATTGTCTTTTTTGATCATCTCAACTACTTTTATATACAGTTCGGTGCTCATGCTGGCCATTTTAGTTGCAGGATCTCTAACATGTAAATGCACTATTGAGGCTCCTGCTTCTGCGGCACCTAATGCACTATCTGCTATCTCTTCTGGACTGATTGGCAAATACGGTGTTGAATTGGGATCTGTGATGGCGCCAGTAATGGCGCAAGTCATAATAGTTTTTTCTGGTCTGATGATCATAGGGTTCTTCCTCCGTCTACACAGATTACAATGCCTGTGGAATATCTCATTAAGGTAGTTAAAGCTTCTACATTTGCCGCTATATCTTCTACTGTGGCAATTCGTTTAAGTGGAGTGCTATTGGCAATTGACTCTAAATTAGGGTAGTTGTCGATGGCCTTGGTAACAAACGTAGTATCTACTATACCGGGACTAACACCAACCACACGAATGTCTGGCGCTAATGCCTTGGATAAATTTCTAGTCAATGCATCAAGTCCGGCTTTGGCGGCACAGTAGGCAATATTGCTGCCGCCCCCGGCGCTGTGTGCATTGCCCGCAACAGATCCAATATTGACAACGACAGATTCTCGACTTTTTCTCAGCAATGGTTCAAACGACCTTATAACAGTAAAATAACTTCTTAGGTTATCTCTGGTCATCTCATCAAAGTAGGTATCAGTCATTAACTGAATTTTTTCGTGTGGAATTCTTTTGGTATTGCCAGTGCTTTGTACCAATATATCGCAACGATCAATGGATAGAATTGCTTCTTGTAGTTGAACCTTGTTGGATACATCTGCTAGTAATGCTAGATGAGGTTCTTTACTACTACATGGTAATGTGTTTAATTTAGCCTGTGCATCTTCTAAATTTCTTCTGACTATACCAATTATTCGGGCTCCGCGTCTGGCAAGTCTTTGTGCGGTAGCAAACCCAATTCCTCCGGTAACACCGGTTATCACAGCAGTTTTACCTTCCAATGTGTCCCATGCGTTAAATGTCATGTATTTTCCTTTAAAAGATCAATGGCAAGATTTTTTAATGTTTTGCGATCAATCTTGCCTATGTTGGTTCTCGGCAATGAATCTAAAATCCATACTCGACGAGGAATTTGATATGTTGCAACATTTTCAATGGTAAACTGTTTAATTTCTTCGGCTGTGGCTTTGGCTCCGATTTTGAGCTCTACAAATGCATATGGTTTATGCCCTTTGATTTCATCTTCTACACCCACTACCGTACTTAGCGCAACACCGGGGTGGCGTTCAATAACTGGTTCAATTTCAGATGGATAGATTTTTTCACCACCACTTTTAAACATGTCATCGGCACGACCCATGTAAAAATAAAATCCATTATAGTTAACTCTAAATAAATCACCTGTGATAAAATATCCATCGTCGGTAAACGAAGTCTGTAACTCGGGTCTATTATGGTATTGAGACAAACACGCTGGTGCTTTAACTTCGAGTACATTATCTTTGTTAATACGACAACTAACCTCCGGCAGCGGATATCCCACACTCATCATCGGTTTAGGCAAGTTCCTGGGGTTTTCTTTTCCAAACAGTGGACCTGTTTCCGTTAAACCGTAGGGATTGTCTAACCATTTTAAATCTTTAAAGTATTTTCTTATGTCATCTTGCATTTTCTTTGGAGCAAAACTTGAGTTTAATGCAATTCCTACCACGCGAGAAAAATCAGCTTTTTCTAGTAATTCTGTTTCTTGAAGAACCATAGCCATCATTGGTGAGACTAGTCGCAATCTTGTTATTTTAAAATCCTGTACGTGTTGTATGTATTTTTTAGTATCAAAATGTGGCATTAGTACAATCTGTGTTTCTTCAGAATAACTAAAAAACATATCTTGCTCGATATTGTTAAGTCCTGCTAAATGATATATTGGTAATGGAGCCAACGAAACCAATCGTTTATATTTGACAATGGGATTGTCAATTCCGCGGCTGATTTGAAAAAATCTATTTCTATAATTATTTACTACCCCTTTGGGATTACCGGTTGTTCCCGAAGTGTACATCATTGTTACATTTCTATTTTCAAAATCTTCATAATTAGTAGAAGGTGGAACGGGAATAAAATTCTCGTCTCCTAAAAAATCATTGAATTCTGTTGAATCAAACACAATAAATTTCATACCAGGTGGTACAAGATGTGTAAAATGTTGATTGCAAAAAACTATTACAGAACCCGAATCTCTAATACAATGTTCAACCTGTTCGGCTGAAAGTTTAAAATTAATCGGTGCTATGGTATGCCTGGCTCGGTATACGCCGACGTTGAATGTAACAAAATTATATGATAGATAATCTATAATTGTAATTCTACTATTGTCTGGAAAATTTAAACGGGTTAAGCCCGACGCAACAGCGTTGATTCGTCGATCAATGGTATCATGGTTGTAGGTCGGCATGCCTTCCTGACCTGTATCTGTAATACTAAGATTTGGTGTGAGAGGAAAATCAATAAGGAAACGAGTTGAAATAGCCATGTAATCTAATAACAGGGTTAGGGTTGATATAGATATTTAGTACTATACCTGCTCTGTTGTAATAAAACAACATGTACTACTCAAGTACTACTTTTTTTGGTTGACTCGAAAAGGCATCTATTATACAATACTTGTATTGAAGCTAAAAAGGAGTCAGCGATGCGTCATGTAGCAGGATTTAGTAACAGCACCCGAATTCGTTTTGTTATCAACGGTTTTGGCATGTATGGTACTATCAACGACATCTATACAAAAACAGCCACAGTCACGCACGGTGCGGCTCTGCGCCTTGCAATACAAAAATTGGCTTACGATCGTCGTCACAGTAGTTTCCGCGGGGAAGGCCGCCCAGTGGGAGTAAACATCACCCACGAAGGTCACGAAGTTCAAATCACATTGATGGCAAACTAAAATGGCAAATACTGTTTTCCAACATGACCCCAAGTGGGGTCCTAGAGCCGGGCTAGAAGGTCCTTTTCACTATCCCAGCGGTGTAGTACTTTATTATGACCCCAAAGCAGGTGAGTATTACGACCCTGCCACAGACTTTTATGTGCCGTCGGAAGATGTTGCTATTTTACAACAGACAATTTTTCAGCGTTTGGTTGACTAGAAATGGTATCTATTATACAATACTTGTATTGAAACTTAAAAAGGAACTTGAAAATGGAACGACTTTTAGACATTCAGCAACTTAATAGATCTATCATGTTTGGCACATGGACTGATGTAGAACTTCGTAGCATGACCGACGCCATTCGTTTTGCACAGACCAATCTTCGCAAGCAGATCAAGCGTAGCCTGGATGTGGGTGTTCAAGTTCGCTGGTCCAGTCCCAAACACACCTGGGGTGCTCACGGTACAGTTACAAAGATTGCCATCAAGTATGTCACAGTCCGTAAAGATAGTGACGGCACATTGTGGAAGATTCCGGCCAACATGCTGGAAATCGTTGAAGGTCAGATGAGGACTGCATAATGTACGAATTAATATTTACATTCTTAGTAGTAACCAAGGCCGGGCTTCCGGGCTTTCACATAGAGCGCATGAGTCAGTTTAGAGAACTAGAGGACTGTGAAAAGACCCGGACTTCCATGGTCACATACATGGACCAATTGGTGCGGGAGAACCGGATGTTTCCCGGTGTTTTTGAATGTAGAAAGACTATATGAATCGAATCTCAATGAGTGATATTTCAATCGACATCCAAGAAATGCTGGAGGACGATATCGCCCCACAAGATATTGCACGACTTCTCAATATCCCAGTGGATTGGGTCTATATGGAAGCAGAGCAAGAAGAACTCAGCCCGTTTAAAACAATCAACAGTTAAAGAAATCATCATGAGCGATGCAAATAAAATTATTCTGTGGGCTGTGATTATTATTGCCCTGGTCATACTTGGCCCGGTTGCAGTAATTTGGAGCATGAACACACTTTTCCCTACACTGGCCATACCACTGACATTTGAAACTTGGTGTGCAGTGGTGGTTTTGAGCGGTGTTTTCAAAACAACTATTACACGCAAATAATGGTTGACTCGAAAAGGCATCTATTGTACAATACTTGTATTGAAACTTAAAAAGGAATCCAAAATGGGAACTAGAAGTCGTATTGCAGTCATGCACGGTACAGTTTGTAAATCAGTTTATTGCCATTGGGATGGTTATTTGGAACACAATGGAGAAATTTTGGCTGAGCACTATGACTCCGGCAAAGCCAATCAATTGGTGGCCCTGGGTGACATGAGTAGCCTGCGTAAGGACATTGGCGAGAAGCACGCCTTTAGCAAGTTTGACTTGGCTAGCCAAATTGAACAACGCTTGCACGAAGAGACCACGCAGGATATGTGTACCTTTTACGGTCGCGATCGCGGCGAAAAAGATGTCGGCTGGAAAGTATCGCACACATTTGAAGAATTCTTAGAGCAGGTTGATGCCTGTGTCGGCGAGTACTACTATGTGATGGAAAACAGTGTATGGTACTGTGGTAGCATGTACGGCAACTTTGCTCGTCGCCTGGTTCGCTTGGACGAGGCCCTGGCCTCTGTAAAGGAGACAGAAAATGCGTAATCTCATCATTGGATTTGTGTTAGGTATTGTTGTTGCAACTGTGGGCTTTTCGGGTGTGGCCCGAATGTTGGACAATGGTATTGGTGCGGTCAAAACGCACAGTAAAGAATTGGCTCAGTAAAATGGGTAAAAGAGTTCAAATTGTGGTTGACACGAAATTCGTTTTCAACTATAATTCGAATATACAGAGTGTGTCTGTATTGTTTTTCAACTTAACTAAATGGAGTGTCTTAAATGACTAAACTTTTCAAAGTCGGTGGTGTTAGTAAATCTAAAGGTGGTTACAAGGTTCGCTTTGCAACTGATACAACTCGTGTCAAGATCTTGGCAAAAACTGACAGCGATATCCAGCTGTTTGAATTGCCAACTGCAATGGACAAGCCAGCCCTGGTTGCGTTCCTTAAGACCCACGACCTGTATGCAAACCCTGCATACCGTGAGGCCATCGACATGGCTGATGCCAAGTACAATGGCGTGGTCAAAGTTACCAAGGGCAAGGCCGCAAAGCCCAGCATGGAAGCTATCAAAGCTCGTGCTACCAAGTCCACTAAAGAAGTGATTGCTGAGTAAGCACAGAGGGCTTGTCCCTCTTTAAAAAGGCACCTTTTTCAAGTGTGCCTTTTTCCTTTTTATAAATACCTAATGCGTCGAATTTATAAATTTCTAGATGTAGATCAACAACAACTAATTTCTGATAAACTTTATCAATATGTCACAGAAAACAGTGAGTTATTTAACAGATGGGGTTGGACTACTGCAAATGCCGAATCGGTATTAGATTTTGTGCCTGAATTGGAAGAAGAGCTTGCCAAGGTTATAAAATCAAAAATAAACATGATAACAATTTTGCGGTGGGAGCCTTTGGTAAACGGTCCTGTCCATCTCGATACTGGTAAGCACATACACCGAGTGCTGTGGCCGGTGATTAATTGTGCAGGCAGTTATACAAAATTTTATGATACAAACGGCAACAAAATTCAAAGACACCAGGGGCGAGAATCATATCTAGAACCAGAGAGAAAGTTTCCACTAAAAGAAATTGAGTCAATTGAATTATTACGACCAATGGTATTCAATACTAAAATTTGTCACGGCGTGGTTATTAATCCTAAATGTTTAGAACCGAGAATTACTTGTACAATTGGATTTGAAAAACAAAATCTAGAAGATATACTAATATTATGATTCTATTCCAATATCTAGATCAACTGCCCAGGATTCCTGAAGAATTATTGAAGAATCCTTACATACCAGACCCGACTCAAATTGGATTCCAAGATGCCGGCTATGCACGATGGGCCGTACATCCTGAATTAAAATCTTGGCTTGCTGAAAATATCAGTAGTGATGTCGATCTCGCAGGGTATCAGGTTATTTCGGAAGATGTTAATGCTCACTGTGATAAAAGATTATGGGCAATAAACTATATAATCAACACTGGTGGACCAACCGTGACCACTACACTTTGGCAACAGCCCGGACAACCTGTTTCGAGAGAGCCCAGGGTCAAAATTCCAGAATATGCCAAATTAAATATACTTGAAAGTGTATGCATTGAGCCCAGTAGGTGGCATATACTGAATACTCGTGTGCTACATTCAGTCAAAGGAATCAAGACAGAACGGTCTGCTATAACGGTGGGATTAAACAACACTGATCCGTTTTCGTTGATTAAACATTATCAAGGACAGCTCAATGGAACATGATTATTTTCATCACTTACCAAATTTACCAAAGTTATCGGAGAAATATACAGACTTGGCAAAACGAGCCAAGTATTTTTTTCCAGAGGAACACAAGAAACCCAATCAAATTACCTTGGCTTCCTGTATAAAGTTTCAAGGTACCAACTTTGTAAATGACCTGTCAAAAAAGTTTTCAACCACAATTGTTACTTTTTTTAGAAATGAACCCTACAGTTTTTATGATTGGCATTGTGATCTAAGTGGTGTAAAATACGGAACAAGACAATGCTGTATCAACTATGTTGTTAGCGAGAATCCTGGGGCAGTTACCATGTTTAAAGATCATTCATTTAATAAAATGAATCACGGTATAGTAGTTTGTGACTACACATTCTTAGGAGCTACGCTTTTTAACACACAACATCCACATGCAGTATTAAATCCTACCGACCAACCTAGATATATTTTAAGTGTGAGTTTGTACCAAGTTGCCTATGCTGAAGCATTGGATCATTTGAAAGATTTGAAACTTGACAGTTATGATTGAATCTGGTGTAATAAATACTAGATGCGTATAAATGAAATTCTAACAGAATCAACCGATCTACTTTACCACAAAACTACTACACAAGGGTTAAATGGTATGGTTCGCAGTGGCAAGCTGGATGTTAGCGGTGCTGACAATGTTGATCCTGATTTTGATTATAGTGACTACGGTAATGTAAGTTTAACAAGAAATCCAGACTGGTACCATTTCAATGATCTTGCCAACTCTGTAATGATCACAGTTGATGGCCGAGCCGTGAGAAAACTAGCCAATGTCCAAAGTCATGCTTGGCAAAGTAACTTACCGGGTTATACAGGTGGACCAGCAACCGGAGAAGAAGAAGAACGAATTGCACAAGCGATTCCTTTTACTAATCAATACATCAAACTGGTAAACATCATTGATTACCCTGAGGAAATCAAGCCTGCGGTATTGCAACGATTAAAAGCATTGAGTATACCGGTTGACATTGGTCGAAAATAAATATACAATGTAAGTTATTGCTATATGAAGCAAAGAGAAACAGGTCCTGGACGCAAGGGTAGGACTACCGTGTTAGGATATTATGGATTCGCAAGACCTATATAATGAATTATGGACAAAAATTCACGATTTAGTGGATAGTGAGTTAGCATCTTGCGATACTGAAACAGAAGAATACATCCGCAACAAACTCACAGAATCTTTTAGATTTTGGAAGCGTGAAGGATAAATACTATACTATGACAAATAAATCTTTCCGCGATTATATCAACCTTATTGAAAATGCCCAAAGTGAAGAAGTAGCAGAGGGCTGGACTAAACTACCAAGTGGTGATTACCAAAACAGCCACACTGGTGTTCGTTCATCTAAACCTCCTGTGAAGAAAAAACGAGGTGAAAAGACCGGAGCCGAATGGGACGCAATAGAGAAAGCAAAGAAGGATAAAGAACAAGGTGTGGCGGAAGGGTCAACACCAGATGCTGTCTCTAAGGTTGAAAGCCTTTTTAGAGACAAATGATTATTGCTGTATGAAGCAGATAAAAATGGATTCAAGACCCGGGGGTGCTTAACCCTGCGTAACCATAAAGCCACCGTGTGTCTTATTACCGCGCAATGTAGAGTTGAAGAATGACACATAAATCAAACACTAACAATCCTGTTGACTTCCCCAAATTGGAAACTGAAATGAACGAACGAATTAAACAACTTGCTGAACAGGCTGAAAAGTATGCCGACTATAACTTCAAGGGTGAGAGTTTTTGGTCGGAGGCATATGAGTCAAAGTTCGCCGAACTGATTGTGCGGGAATGTTTGGATCAATGCTATAATCGTGGTATGAACGATGAATTGTATAACGGGCAACTAAAAGCCGCGGCATATATTGAGCAACATTTCGGAGTTGAATGAGAGTAGAGTTCAATCAAGGTGTGCCTGAAGGTTGCGTTGAATGGCTGTACCAGCATGTGGGCCGAGGCAATATGACTGATATCAAAGACAGTGACGAGTATGCTTGGTTCTACCGGCGTGAGCGTGTGTATCCACAAGGACATGAAGCGTTTGAAGGGTTTAACCTGGCACCAAAATATGTGCCCACCATCACAGTCAAAGATCCCAAGTTGGCCACATGGTTTGCGTTGAGGTGGAGTTCATGACAGTGACTTTACCCTACGATCCAGTCTGGCGTCCATTGGAGTTGAAGAATGAGTGACGGAAATAGAGCAGGCCAGGTCCCAAAAGCAAGAAGAATACCGGGCTCAAAACAAAAAAATAGTAGCCAGATGTAACCCAAGTACCAAATAGGTTGACACGCAATCAAAATAAATATATAATAACAAGAACAGCGTAAACTGTTACTGAGAAAAGGATTCAAGACGGCGGGGCAGTGCCGCCCAGGTCCACCATAAGGAAGTTTGTGAAGATTTGTGTAAAAACAAGTGACGGAGAGATATTGCCTGTATTCCACGGCGAGAAGTTTCAAGAAGTGCCCAACCAATTTGGTCAAGTGCATTACTTGGTTCTTACCAAGCGGGACAAAGAGCAAGGTCACTTGATGTATAAGTTTGTTGGTCCTAACAAACACTATATTAGTTTATGCGATGAACACGGTGAAGAAGTTTTCTTATGATGGGCCTGACACAGGATCGATTGGGTCAAGAGTACAAGTAATGGCGCTCGGTAGGCGATGACCGTTAATCAAGCAAAAAAAGTAAACGCTAACGACTCACAGTTCGCATTGGCCGCGTAAAGTAGCCTAGGGTAAGACATACCTCGTAACAGAAACTCAGGAAACCCGCTTCGGCGGGTTTCTCTTAAGTTAAATACTGTATGATCAATATCAACGACTGTTATCAATCAACTGGTTTACCCCCGATACCAATCTCTTACTACTATGACGCATTACAAGCGGCTTACCGTAATCCAACCCAACACAAGATGCCAACAAAAATAACCACAGCTCGCTGTATGCGATTTGAACGCAGTCTCTTTGGGAAAAAATTAATGCGTGAATTTAAGAATGTGGCATTTGACTATATGAGATTTAGTCCAGGAACATATTACAAATTTCACAAAGATTTAATTAATTCCCGCGGAACAAGATTATGCGGAATAAATGTACTACTAAGTGATAGCCCTGATGCCACCACTTTATTCAAGGTGGGCGAACAGAATTCGTCCATGTTTATGGTCAAGCCGGTTGAGTACATAAGATATCAACCAATATTGTTTAATACACAGGTAGAACATTCAGTGTTGACTTTGGGAACCACAAATAGATACACACTGGCAATCACCGTGTACGACCAAACTTATGAGGATATGCTGGCTTATCTAAATCAACTTGGACCAATGGATCCTTCGCATTATTAACATATTACCAAGTGTGTAAACCCTTTTGCAGGCTAAGGCGTTGTATATGTATGTCAAGGAGACATCGATGATACATGCTACTAAATGTGACAGTTGGGATAAACCAGGTAAAAATGAAATAGTAAGATTTATGCCTGTCAACTTAGGCAGAGTTATTAAAAACTGCCCGGACTGTGATCGTAAACGAATTACAGCTTGTAAAGATCCTGCTTGCAATCTTACCCGAAAACATTGACAAAAATTTACTTGCTTGTATAATACAGGCTATGGTAATTGAAATATTTTTATACGGTTTTATCTCAGCATTTGGTTGGTGGGGTGCCACACACTATGTGATTGAACCGCATTTCCCACCACCCATCGAAAAGAAAGTGGAGAAAACGGAAGAAAAGCAAGTAGAGAAAAGCAAGTAAGTATTTTAATAATATTGCCAGGCACGACCAGCAATAAATACTTTATGAGTTTATTTTGTATACCGCTAGGCTTACAACCTCCACTGTTTGTTCCAGACTATGAACACCCCCATTATAGTCAACGCTGTCATATAGATGCAGATTCTAATGCAGTTAATCCGGCCTGGATTAAACTGTTAAAAGGGCACGGGTTATTGTTTGAACGACTAGAGCTATTTTATGGCCCGCCTGAGACTCCGTACACGCTAGGTATTCATATTGACAACGGACCCGGTGATAGGGGTAAAATTAACTGGGTGTTCGGTGGCAAAGGGTCTACCATGCATTGGTATAGAATTACAAACAGTTTGCCAAAGGCTATGTTAGAAACACCAGTGGGTAGCAAGTATACCATATTTGATCCAACCGAAGTTCAACTACTGCATACAGCAACAATTAAGAACCCCAGTTTGGTACAAGTGGGAATACCACACAATATAGTAAACCCCGGTGAAGAACGCTGGTGTTACAGCATGGTTATTACCGATCCGGTTAAAAAAGACAATGTGACTTTTGGTAGACTAAAGAAGATTTTTGGCAAATAGCAGAAATTTAGCCAAAATTAACAGAATATATTGCTCTTCAGTTCAGAAGGCTATATAATAACACATGGATCGAAAGACCATGATTTTTATTAAAAAGGAAAACTCAATGAAGAAAATCTTCGCAATCATGATTGCACTTGCGGCCACCTCTGTGTTTGCTCAAAGTGCTGTCAATATCACTGGCCTGGTTGATACCGGCCTGTTGTTTACCAATGCAGCCACTGGTGTCAACACCAAAGGTCTTGCAGCCAATAATTCAGCCACTACGGTGCTGAACATTGCCGGTACAGATGATCTAGGCGGCGGACTCCGTGCCAATTTCAAACTACAACTAACACCTGATTTCATCAATGGTGCCGGAGTTGAAGGCACCACATACAACTCAACCACAGCAGGCACTGTGGGTGTGGGTCAAGAAGCCTTTATAGGCACAGAAGCCAATTGGGGCACTGTGAAACTTGGTCGTGTGAATTCCAACATCCTAGATGCCTGGGGCAACGGATCTGTGTTTGGTACAGCCATTGGTTCAGGTTATGGATCAAACGGTAACATCTTTACTCGTTACAGTGCCACAGCAACTCACACAGCACAATCTGCACCTACTCGCTTCAATGGAGCCATTCGTTATGAGTCTCCAGCAGTGGCAGGTGTAAGTGGTTCTTATTTGTATGTGCCACCAAGTGCCAGCGTCAATGCTCAGAGTGTGGTTGACTATGGTGTAAAATATGCCAATGGTCCCGTGAGTGTGCAGTATGCCGCTCAACGCATTGAGCAGTCAGGCACTTTGGCCACTACCACTGCATCATTCATTGCCACTGGTTCACAGGCCTTGACTGATGGTACCAACAACACTCTCAGCATGTTGTCTGCCAACTACAAGATTGGTGCCGCAACTGTGTATGGTGGTCGTTGGACAGAAAAACAAAACACAGCCACCGCTATCGACCAGACTGGACAAATGTTTGGTGCCAAGTACACCGTTGGTGCTACCAGCGTCATGTGGTCAACTGGTTCCAGCAATGAAAAGAGCACAGCCAATGTAGACAAGAAAATTCTTGGTTACGGTGTGGATCATGAACTCAGCAAGAGAACCAACTTGTATGCACGTTTTGACACTCGTGATGCTGACACCAACACCGCAGGTGCCACAGCCACCGCTGGTGTAACAAAGCGCACCGCAGTTGGCTTGCGTCACACGTTCTAATACCAAAGTATTACTGATCAAAAAGTAATACTAAAGTACTACAAAAGCCCTGCAAGATTTGCGGGGCTTTTTTGTGGCTCATTTACAACACCCAATTTGCCCAAAATTTGACTCCGAATGGCATCTATTATACAATACATGTATTGAAGCTAAAAAGGAGTTGAGATGTTTTATATTGTCGCTAGAGGTACCGGACTTATTGTTACAGACGGTCCAAATCGTACTAGAGCCTACAAAACTTTTGGGTCAGCTCGTGCAACAAGAACCCGCTTGTGCAACAAGGCAGGTTATACAGTTGATCAACTCAACATCATTGACACCAAACACTACAAGCCCAAGATGGTCACCCGCACAAATTTGATGTCGGGCAAAACATTTGAAGAAGATGTCAACACCCCAAATTGTTGCTCGCCTGCTAGTGAAACTTTTTGGAGCATGTGATTTGCCCGAAAAGGCGATCTTTTGTATAATTGTTGTATTGTAATTAAAAAGGAGTCAGACATGTTGAATCAAATTGTCCAAGAAGCTTTCGAAGCCGCCCGCCAAGCCGAAGCAGACTTTCGTGCTCGTCATGGTGAACCTGGCTACTGTGGTTTTGCCTGGGTTGATGTGTTTGTGGATCGTACCAACTCCAAAGAGGCCAAGGAATTGATTGCGGCAGGTTTCAAGAAAGATTACAAACCAAAATGCCTGAGTGTTTGGAACCCCGGTGGTTCGTTCACACAGAGTATGGACATCAAAGAAGCCGGTGCTCATGCGTTTGCCGAAGTTCTGCGTAAGGCAGGCCTGAATGCGTATGCCTGCTCAAGAGCCGACTAACATGTACAATCTAATTATCATCCTTGCAACAGGTATCACCACAGTTGGCACCTATGCAGAACAAACCGCTTGTCAAGCAAACCTGGCACAGTTTCATCGTCAGCAGGTGACAGCGGCCTGTGTGCAACAGCAGACACCCGAGCAGAACCTGGCACAGGCACAGACCATGATGCGGGCATTCATGCGTATGGTTGAGGAGACACGATGAAATTTTATCAAGAAACTACTACATGGGCTGATCCATTTGGCAACGGTGTTTACTTGTTGGATGACTCCAAGACCAAAATGTATGCATACATTAAACCCGGCTCAACAGAAATCAAAACATTCAAAACGGCCATACGCATTGATCTCCGCGGTCGTAAATTTGTTGCATTAAAAAATCAACCTAACTTTGAGATTGAAGTTACTACAAATCCCAATCGTTGGGAAGTCACAGGTTCAAAAGGTGATATATACATTGTGACCTTAGAAGAAAATGTGTATAATTGCACTTGTAGCGGATTCCAATTCCGCGGTGCTTGTCGACATGTCAAAGAATTCGAAAGTGCAAAATGATTTACAAGCCCAACGCAATTGATTATAATCGTAGCATGTACCACGATGCCCGATATGTTGGCATGCGTTGGAGTGACAACCAAATGGCCGCAATGGACCGTTACTTGTTTGATGGCTTGTTGCCCGGTGGACACATGGAGGCCATGTTGGCACATGAATATGAACGGGCCCTGTTTAACACAGACAGGCAGAGCCGTACGGTGTTTTGGGCCACTGCCATGTGGATACGAGAAAATGTACCTAACAAGGCACAGGGCAGTTATGCCAACATCAAGGCCTGGTGTAAAAGCCCTGAGCTTCGCGAGCAGTTTCGCGCCGAGTGTGAAAAGCGAATGATGTGGGAAACCCTACAAGAGGAACAATTATGATAGATACCGTACCAGTTACTAGAAGTCAAGCTGAAGCCATAGCCCGTGAAGTTATGAGGTTAGAAGTTCGACCCCTGGTGTTTGAACTTGAACAACTCAAAGAAGAACTACGCCAACTGAATGAAGGTGAAAGAGTTGTACTGCCCAAAAATAAAGAACATGCCAATTTCATGTTGATCATGGCCATGAACTATTTGGGCATCAAGCCCGGCCAATCAATCCACTATGGAGAAACAAAATGAACAAACCCTGGGAAGTTGTTGCCGAGCTGGAAGCCGACAACAGTCGTCTAGTAAAAGAAGCCATCATTCGTCGAGAGAGTGCGGCAGACAATGCCGAATTGTTCCGCGGATTCCGTGCGGCATATGATGCCATGATCACATTTGGTGTTAAAAAAGTCGACGAGAAAACAGGTGATGGCAAAGGACTTACTAGCGAAGTGTTTTGGAAAACAGCACAGGACTTGGCCGACCGCCGTATCACTGGCAATACTGCCGTTACCGCAGTGAACTATCTGCGTATGAATGCCCGTGAAGCAGAATGGAATCTGTGGTATCGACGCATCTTGATCAAAGACATGCGTTGTGGCACTAGTGATAGTACTATTAACAAACATGCAGATCCCAAGTTTCATGTGCCGGTGTTTGAGTGCCAATTGGCATTTGATGGTGCCAAGCATGAAGGTAAAGTTTCTGGCGAAAAAGTCATCGAAGTCAAACTTGATGGTGTGCGTGTGATTACCATTGTGTACCCAAATGGTCAAGTTGATCAGTACAGTCGCAATGGCAAAGAACTGGTGAACTTTGAAGAAGTTAAACGACAGATTGCCAAACATGCGGTGTTTCTTCGAGAGCCAATAGTGTTAGATGGTGAGATCATGTCGGGAAACTTTCAAGACTTGATGCGGCAGATTCATCGCAAAGGTGATGCCCGAACCGACGATGCGGTGCTGAACCTGTTTGACATCTTACCACTGAAGGAATTTCAATCAGGCGTCAGCAGTTGTCCACAGCACAAACGCAGTGAGCAATTATTGGCCTGGTACTTGCCAATTGCAGACCATATGCCCAATGTGTCAGTTGTGGGACAGGAACTTGTGAACCTAGATACCGATGAGGGTGCCGATCGTTTTACCCAAATCAATGCAGATGCCATTGCAGGCGGATACGAAGGCATTATGATCAAAGATCCTTATGCAGTTTACGAATGTAAAAGAAGCACCGCATGGTTAAAACAAAAACCCTTTATTGAAGTTAGCCTAACTGTCGTAAATACAGAAGAAGGTACAGGACGCAATGTGGGCAAGTTAGGTGCCCTGGTATGTGAAGGTGTTGACGATGAACGAGCCATTCAAGTCAATGTAGGTTCAGGACTCAGTGACCAACAGCGAGAAGACTTTTGGCAGGATCGCGCCAAGTGTGCAGGCCAGGTGGTCGAAGTGCGAGCCGATGCCATAACACAGAACCAAGATGGTACTTACAGTTTGCGCTTTCCTAGGTTCCTTCGATTCCGTGGCTTTGAAATAGGAGAGAAATTATGAGAATTGATGTAGTCCAATCTTACCAGAAACAAATGGAACTCCAGCAGTTAGATCAGCACATAATGGAACTCAAACATCAATCATTAAAGATTAACGCAGACATCATTGATAACGAGCGTATGCGTCTAAGGCGACTTGATATCGGTGGTAAAAGTCGAGGGTTAGGAACAAAGGTAGACACATTGGCGTGAAATTTGTAATCACCAGCAAAGAAAACACAAAATTATTTAAACTAACAGTTATGGTATTAGATGTAGTCATTGTGATTGCATTGTTTGGTTTGATTTGGCTTGGCATTAATATTGTTCAAAAGCTCTTGCTCAACGATAGAGATCATGTGTATAATTGCAGTGTAGCAGAGATACATCCAGACTTTACTCCTGCTATGAAACGAGCCTGTCGTAAACAATTTAAAAAGGAAACACAAAATGACCTGTAGAGGATATGATCCAAAAGCTGTTAAGATCAGCAAGAGTGTAAAACGTGCCGCGTCACTGATTTTAGACAACCATACTCGTGGTGCCTTTGTGCGTAGTTATGTTGTAATCGAACAAGACGGTTCTAGACAACGCACTAGTCGTAACAAGGGCGACAAATGACCGACACTGAAATAGTACTAGAATTAGCAGGTGATGCTGATAGTCGCAATCGTTATATCCGTAATCTGTTAAGTGAACACGATTGCGAAATTACTTTTACCAAGGTAGATGGCTCTGTACGCACCATGCCTTGCACCCTTAGAGCGGCGGCAATGCCTGCTCGGGCCGTAAACGAACATCACCAAACTCGTTTATACAAACCCGAAACACTTAGCGTATTCTGTCTAGACAAAAACGAATGGAGATCATTTCGTGTGATGAATGTAACTGATGTTAGGATTATAAATGAAAAGTCAGATTGAGGCAAGTGTGCTAGATGCCCGGATTACTCGCCAATCTGCCACAACTTGGACGGTTGAGTTGGAGGAGGATCCCGAAACTGGCGACATTGTTATGCCCTTGCCCCCAGACGCATTGGAGGCCAATGGTTGGCGAATCGGTGATGAGCTGACTTGGGGCATTGATGAACGCACCCGGCAAGTTACATTAACCAAAAAGGCCCCTTAGGGCCTTTTTTTATGCACGGACTTCTCTGTACTTTTGCATGGCTCTGGCACGGGCCACCATCAATCGTATGGTCACATATTCCGAAAGTTCTTCATCGTCATCCACAAGATTGGGATTGATAACTTTTGGTTTGCGAGCACTACTGACACAAAGGAAATCATCATCTGGTGCATCATACGGATTGGTACCCTGCAACCGAATGGCAGTAAACCTGTGTGGATTACTACGAAGCAGTTTGACTCTAGGCACTCGTGGTAGATGCGCTTTGGCCGTTTTTGGTGTGACCGTTACTACCGCGCCAGCAGGTTCTACCGCAAATACTGATACAGCAATTAAAATGGCAAGTAATTTCATTTGTTTTTTATGTTACATATATACAACGCCGTAGACCACTTTTTAGTTGACACAAAATTTAAAATAGTTTATAATAAGGTATGGATCATAATTTAGAAACCGATCTAAAAAATACCACCTGGATCTGTGACAAGGTCAGGGCCAATGACACCTATGCACAAAACCTCTATGCGGCCTTGTGTAATATGCAGTGGCAACGACTAGAAGTCATGGCCATATTGAAAAAACAACTGTGGCATTGCAGTTGGCGCTATGCCGGAGGCATCATTGCCACCATTAGACAGCAAGGTAATTACATAGATTGGTACTGCTCGGGCATTGGATCCGAAGAAGAAGGATTTGGTCTTGGTTGTCGCACAGGCGAAGGATTTGTGCCCGAAGGGCAAGTAACCGAAGAAATTGAAACAGACCTACGACAACTAGGATGGATGCCTATTTCATATGATAACCTATAAGTGGTTAATGGTGTTATTGGTCACCCTTCAAGGTTGTGCCGTGACTACAGTTATGGATTTGGGTGTGGCCGCCACAACTGGAAAAACGGTTGCCAGTCATGCCCTAAGTGACCATTACCATCAAGATTGCGTTACATATCGACTGCTCCAAGGTCAAGAAGTGTGTCGCAAGATATATTATGGGCAAACATATTACAAACGGTAAAACTAGTTGTTGACCTAGTGTAATAATTTTGCTATACTAGCATCAGCAGTTGAAATTACTGCAAATACTTTTAAAGGAAAAAAGATGATTAATCTAGAAACTAAAACTGGTAAGGCTTTTAAAGCCATGGTTCTCAATGGTGAGAAATTGACTGCAAGCGAAGCTCGTAAGCGTTTTGGCATTGGCAACTTGAGTGCTGAAGCCAGTCGTATTCGTCAAGCTGGTTTTGCAATTTATGCAAACAGCCGCAAAGCTGGTAACGGTGTTACTGTTACTGAGTATGTGCATGGCAAACCAAGCCGCAAAGTTGTAGCCGCTGGTTACAAAGCATTGGCAATGGGTTTGGTTTAATCCCTGGCGCGACCCAAAAGGCCCCGAGGGGCCTTTTTTTATTTGTGCAATAACGGAATTGATAGTATAATTACTATTATAGGAGAAGAAGATGCGTGTTAATGTTATGAGTGATTTACACCTTGAGTTTGCAGATCTCGAGTTGCCAGGCGGCGATGTCCTAATCCTGTCTGGAGACATCTGTGAGGCCAAGAATGTCAAGCGTGAACGTTACAGAGAAAACCACATATTGAATCAGGTGTTAACAGAACAGGTGTTTAATGGAAAACGCGAAGATCGGTATATCCGTTTCTTTCTTGAAGAATGTCCCAAGTACAGGCAGGTGATCTATGTCATGGGTAACCACGAGCATTATGGATTCCAGTACCACAAGACTTACTCACATTTAAAAGAACAGATGCCCGACAATGTGCAACTGTTGGAAAATGAGTGTATTGACATCGATGGTGTTACATTCTTAGGTGCTACGCTTTGGACCGATATGAACCGAGGTGACGAGTTGACCTTGTTTCATATGAAATCAATGATGAACGACTATCGTCAAATCACCATGTTTAACGAAACCAAGAATGCATATCATAGGCTACAGCCAGAAAAAACCATGACAGATCATTATAAAACTGTGGGTTATCTCAAGTCAGTGATGTCAAATCGTCGTGCAGAAGGCAAGACAAGTCCGGTTGTGATCTGCACTCACCATGCTCCAAGCAAGGTCAGTATCAAACCACGCTACTTAAATGACACCATTATGAATGGTGCTTACAGCAGTGATCTCAGTGAGTTTATGTTGGATTATCCAGAAATCAAAGTATGGACGCATGGACACACACATGATCAATTTGACTACATGATCGGAGAGTGTCGTGTGGTATGCAATCCGCGTGGCTATAAAGGTTACGAGGAATCAGCAGAACACTTTGATCCCAATTTTGGATTTGATATCTAAATCTCTATGATGGTTCTAGTGATACGCCAATTATGTTGTTGCACATAGTTTCTTAGCCAGTGGTACCATTCTTGGTACTCTGGCAAGAAGCGATATAGATAAAGATCGTACAAGTGATATATACTTTCTTCGGTAGTGGTTGGACCAAAGTCGTGTATGTGTATGCCCACGTGTGGATCATTGCCGTGTACGATCTGCATACGCCACCCATGTTGTCCCTGTGATAGGTCTAGCCAACGATTATAGCTCTGACTCAACGATTGCAATGCAGGATCTTGTGTTGTTGTAAGTAGTTCCGATACCCATGGTACAGAAAGGTCTGGTCGGTAAGATTCATATTTAAGTGCTAACATGGAAATATTTAGTTTGACATCTTGGTGCTAAAGATATATAATGCTATTATGTCATACACAATGAATACAACCGCATCACCATACACATATGGTAATGTAACTGTCACCGTCCCGCCAATGGGACAAAATGGCTATGTGTACACCAGCTCGGGCACCAACGGAACTTGGGCCAACCCAGGCTATGCGGTCAACAATACCGCCGCCACACTAAAACAAAGCGGCACCTTGGAGCTAAATGGCAAGAACGCAGACCTTAAAATAAACGGCGTGAGTTTGACAGAGACATTGGTGAGCATACAGGAAATGCTGGGTGTAATGAAGATGGACTCTGCATTGGAAAAAGAATTTGACGAACTCAAAGAAGCCGGCATCCAATATAGACGACTACGCGACAAGTTCCGAGAGCAAAAAGAAGTATGGGACACGCTCAAAAAACAAGACCTATAAAGACAACAATGTTACAATGTGATATGACTTCCATAACCTTAGATTGTAAAGATAAAGATATCTACGATATCATTGATTGGTGTGAACGAGAAATTGGCATAGATGCCTGGAGTTTCAGCAGTGGATTCCCCAGCCACGTATGGACTTTTCGAATGCCCACTCCGGAGGGTGCAACCTTATTTTGTTTACGATGGCAATGACCGAAATCAAAATTGGTAAACAACAATATCATCTCAACAGAGAAATGTCCGCTTGGTGCTATGACCATATTGGCCATGGCGGGCATGTGTATGCCGATCCTGGCGACTGGGATAAACGAACCTGGGCTGTATGGAGCATGTTTGGAGAAACAACTTTTACATTCAAACATGACAGAGATGCAACAGCATTTGCATTGGTGTGGACATGAAATGGATTAGAGATGGCATGGAGTTGAAAATAGCTGATACTATTACCAGTGACTACAGTAACCCCGGCTATATCCTAAACGAAGCCCTAATGGATCCTATACAACATTGGTGTTGGAACACCATGCCCACAGTACGACGCACAGCATTTGATACATTTCGATTTGACCGAGAAGAAGACATGTCAGCATTTTTACTGAAGTGGAGTTAATATATGATAACTATTAGGGTACCTTGGCAAGATCCATATAATCACGGTGATGCATGGAATGAGCTGTTGGCCTGGTGTGTAGAAACATTTGGCCTACCCGGCGAACGTATGCAGTTTCACCCCACAGCAGAATTCATGGACTTTACATTTGACGACGAACATGATGCACTTATGTTTCAATTAAAGTCAGCCGGACATAGACGCACCATGGAAGAAACCACAGTAGAACATGTTGCCCAATGGCTGTAGTTAAAACATTACTGCATGAATTTCGCATGGGTGATGTAGAGGATCCAGAACTGTATGCGTCACAACCTTTGTGGGAATGGCAACAAACCGAAGCAGGACAATACTGTATGGCGCATTGTGTAGAATCTCCGACTTTTTATGTCAACGCAGACAATGATAACTGGGGATACCGTATTACTGTGGTTGGCGAACTTGAAGAAAAAGATTATACCTTTTGGAAATTGAAGTACAGCAAATGATCACACTGACTGAAGACCAATGGACCCGAATCCGTAAACAGCTCAAAACAGAATACGGTTGGAAACCCAGTGTGTTGTTGATTAGAGAAACCATGCGGCGTGAACTGGGATTTACTACGCGATTGCACCAACACTGGGTCAACGATGGTGACCTGGGATCAGGATACAGGATAACCATGTACTTGGACTTTTATGATGATGCCGCAGAAACATTTTTTAGGATGAAATACTTATGAAAGCATTAATTTGCCACAAATACGGACCCATCGACACCATGCGTGTCCGTTCCATACCAGAACCAAAACCAGGTCCTACCGAAGTAGTAGTTGATGTTGCCTATGCACCGGTGTCGTGGCCCGATGTGTTGATTGTGCAAGGACTATATCAAGTCCGGCCACCGCTACCGTTTGTACCCGGGCATGAATTTTCCGGAATAGTATCCAAGGTTGGAGTCGCTGTCAAATCGTGCAAGGTGGGTGATCGAGTATTTGTTGGATGTGGTACAGGTGCAATAGTTCAACAGGCAATGGTACACGAAAAAGCAATTAAAAAATTGTCACCTAATACTAGACTAGATCATGCGGCCTGTCTAAGTGTCACATACTCTACAGCACTACACGGTTTAAAGGACTTAGGACAATTACAAGAAGGCAATACAGTATTGGTGTTGGGAGCCAGTGGTGGTACTGGTAGTGCCGCTGTTGAAATAGCCAAAGTCATGGGCGCACGAGTTATTGCCGCCGCTGGGTCAGAGGAAAAATTACAATACTGTCGCGATATAGGAGCCGATTGGTGTATCAACTACAACACAGAAAACTTGCAAGAACAAGTTGAGGAGTTCACCGGAGGTGCCGGAGTTAATTTTGTATTTGACACAGTGGGCGATCGATATGCAGAACCTGCTTTCCGTAGTTTGGCTTTTAGAGGCAAATATCTGAGTGTTGGATTTGCCGCCGGTGAAATTCCCAGGATCCCATTGAACTTGGCGTTATTGAAAGAACGAAGCATAATTGGAGTATACAACATAGCTTCTATCAAAGCCGGGCTACAAGAAATACATGTTAACTATGGTATACTATTAAATTGGTTGGCACAAGGTAAACTGTTACCGAAGATTACTGCTCGATATCCTTTAGATCAAGCGACCGATGCACTACAGTTTGCTTCCAGTAGGAAATCTACAGGTAAAGTTATGATTGATATAAACCCAGAATTAAAATGATTGAAATACCATTTGTTGATATAGTTCAAGAACGAGTAAAACCTATGCGGGTAAAACTCACAGTCGAATTACGGAAGGACAAGTACTACCTAATCATAGATGGTACCGAAACCTATCCTGGCAATCCCGAAAAATGGAACAGCATGTGGGGAGGATTTGAGGTTTTTGCCACATTCCATCTGCGTGACCATGTGCATTATAAACCAAAACAGTTGACAACAACTCGCGTTGAGTTTAAAATTGGTAGTGTAATGGATATACTAAAGAACACCTAATGCAATCAAGAAACTATCAAGACAGTTGGCTATTTATTTGGCTGAGACGATCTGTTTTCCGAATTGAAAAGCCTCGTGCCCTAGCCTGGGGCGGATGGGCCAAATGGGAAGACGAACTAAAGGCTTCGCGCCCTGTTGCATACTTCGTGACAGAAATACTACCCGACTGGTTGGAAAAACCTGCACAGTGGATTGTTGATCCAATTTACAATGTGTCTTATTACTTGCGTAATCGATTTGTCAGACAAACACACATGGTTCGCACAGATCTGGAACACGGTGTTTGGCACGAATACGAAACTCGCATCTTGCACGGCATGTTTACAGAATTAGTAGATTTTGTTGAAGTGGAACAGGCCTGGCATACTTGTGTATGGGACGAAAAAGCCCGCAAAAAACACAACATGCCCTGGTGGAGAGACAATTGGTTGGTTTACTGGCGCGAGTGGCGTTGTCCCGCGGCCGGCATTGACTATTTGAAATGGTGCATGACCCTAGATGATCCAGCCTTGCCAGTGCAGGACCGTAATCTCAGTCAAGCAGAACATGCCCGCGAGGTGCTGACCTTGTACACCTGGTGGAAAGATATTAGAGCAACCCGCAGAGACGAATACGAAGAATCAGGGTTTAAGGAATTCCATGATCGCATGGCAGCCAAGTATGGCAAAATGGATTTTGATCCCGACGAGAAACATCTGACTGCACAGGAGCGCAAAGAAAAAAGAGCCATATATGGTCGTGTGCATGAAATCGAAGAAGCAAGACATCAGGAAGATGAGGCAATGATGATTCGGTTGGTTAAGATCCGGCGTGGTCTTTGGACTTAATGTGTAAATAGTAAAGGGAGATCAAAATGGACGGTATTATAGAATTTTTGGGATGGACAGTATTTTACTATTTTATTTTTAGAGTGGCACAATCTGTGGCACAATCTGTGGCTGAAAACAAAGAACAGCGATATACGGCTATGAAACAATACTTGGATAGTGTTATACATCGAGTTAAAATAGAAGATGTCAACGGAGTTACTTACTGGTTTGACGAAGATGATCATGCATTTTTGGGACAAGGTCAAACTGTAGAAGATATAATAGAAGTTCTAAAATATCGATTCCCCGAACATATATTCTTGTTGCCCACCGAAGAAGTTGTAACAGCCAATACCGATTGGAAATTGGTCAAATACGATGGGGTTCACGAAGTTAAATATACCATCAAAGAAATACCATGACACCCGAAACACCAGCAGAAGGCATCCTAAAACTAAAAGAATTTGAAGATGCAAAAACATACCAAGTTGTGTGTGAGTGTGGCGCCGATGATCATACCCACACGGTATGGGTTGAAACTGACAGCAATTCAATCACAGTGACCACATATACCAAACAAAAATCCAAATTTTGGGAACAGAACCGTTGGATCACCGCATGGCACTTGTTGACACGAGGTTATGTGGAATACGAGGCCAGTATTATTATGACCCAACAACAAGCACTCAATTACGCAGAAACGCTGAAGACAGCCGTTTTGGATTTGACAAATAAAGAATAATTTGTTACAATAATGGCATGATTAAGGATCTTCTTGTTGGATTGTTACTGTGCTCATCGGCAGTGACAGCCAACGACATGATCCCAATCAGTGCAGAACGAGTGGCATGCCCCATGGGGCTACACTGGAGCAACAGAGGTTATTGCGTAAAGTTCTTTGATCCCAAAGAAAAGAACAAACAATGCCCGCCGCAGTCAAGACTAGAGAAACCCAGTGTCACAGACGATTTGATGTGTACTGCAAAAGGTATCTGCACCGATAGATCAATGTTGCCAGATCGAAGTGGCATTTGCAAACAGCCCGAAAACACACAGCATTCCTTTCCTTTCAAACAGAAGCAAACAATATGACCATGCACCTACATCACCCCAGCCTTAGTCTCAACGGCAAGAAAAAAGGCCGAGTAAAATTTCGCAATGCCGAAGAAGCTCGCAAGGCCCGCGAACTAGATGAATTGTGGAAACAACTGCAAAAGAAGTGGGAAATTGATGCTGACGAAAAGCGTCGCAAGCGAGCAATGAAGGCCGAACCTTTGGTATATCGACTAAATACTCCAACAGACCGTAGTACTGCACATATCCCTAGTAGGGATACAGGACACGCAGGACCTATCAGCAGTAAAAAAATCCCACAATACACAGGTACCAAAATGCTAGGCATTGGTACCATGCACAAATCAAATGCTGTTCCTATTTTTAGTGATGATGAAGCTGTGGCTATAAGTAATATGCGTAGATAATTTATGAACGACTTTTTCTGTCATTTAACACACCTTCCATTGATACCCGCCAAGTTTTTAGAACATGCAGAACAACTCAATTACGAAACCCCCATTGAGCATGGTTCATTTACAAAACTCAATTTGAATAGTAAGACTGGCAAAGACTTTAAGATGCATTTTATGTTGCATCCATTTTATATCATGCTAAAAAAAACATTTCCCGGAGTATTGGGCGCAGTATATGCCAAGACTGATCCAGAAGGGTTATATGATTGGCATACAGATAAAGGTGGAGTAACAACTGGCATAAACATTTTACTGTCTAGCCCTGACAAATGCATAACGCTTTTTAGAACTAAAACAAATATTCCTTTACAATACAACATATATCAATGCGACTATGAACAGTTCAGACCCACAGTATTTGATAGCACAGTTGAACATTGTGTTATTAATCTAAGTCGAGAACCAAGATACTTATTACGAGTTCCTATTGCAGATGCCACTTATCAACAAGTGCGTGATTACCTATTGGCATATAGAAATCAATGATCGCCAACGATTTCTTTTGTATTTGTGATATGCCGTTGCCACCAGCTGGTGTAGTGGCAGAGATTGTGGCATCTATAAAAAACGACAACGATCCACAATTTACCATTAGAAAAACTATTACAGATCGACAACTAAAAGTCATACACAACTCTAGTCATTTCTTTGTTGGCAAAGAAAAATATAGCCGTGCAATGTATCGACGATATAATCTAGGAAAATTAACAGACGAATGGATTCGTGATAATATTGCATCTGAGTATTCACAAATGGGCAGTCAAGTCATGCGTAACGGAGATGCATTTTTCCCGCACACAGATGGTGGTCCTAGGCGTTATATATTAAATTATCTCATAGACACCGGTGGCGAACAAGTTGAAACACGTTGGTATCAACAACCCGGATACAACCTTTACAGAGAAGGTGATGCAATGCAATGGCCAGACAACAGTAATTTGAATGTTGTTCATACAGAGATTTTTCCTGTTAAATCTTGGACCATGCTTTTTGGCAAAGTTATACATGGTGTGGTGGGTCTAACCAGTCCCAGGATGCAATTGAGTATTAGTTTTTCAGCAGAGGAGTTTTTAAAATTGAAAGAAAGGCATGGAATCATGTTAAGTTATCATGAGTAAAGAGGATCTAATTAGGTTAGAGGGCAAAGTAGAGGATGTGTTGCCCAATGCCATGTTCAGGATCAGAATCAACGAAAGTCACAGCATCACTGCCACCATCAGCGGTAGACTGCGACAAAATAACATACGCATACTACTAGGCGACAGTGTTGAAGTAGAAATGAGTCCTTACGATCTAACTCGAGGACGAGTAGTGTATCGAAACAAATGAACGAAAAAACTTATGTGGTTTTTATTGATTGTTGGGACCAGTTCAATCATATAAACTGGGTCGGACTAGAGCCTGGTGTTAATTTTTATGACAACATGATCAAAACCCTGGCCAAATTTGACTTTGATCAATTTATATTCCACACAACATTTTTAAGTTTGGATATCATAACACAAGATGTTGTGCATTATTTCAAGTCCCAGGTGGCACAAGCAACTACATTGGCAGAACAACAACAAAGCGTACAAGATTATGTCTCCATGCTAGGCACTGAAACATTATGTATTCAGTTGCATGAATTGGCCAATGGCAGTAACTCTATTTTTATTCCAACAATTCGCGGACTTGAAGAATACATGAGACAAACAGGATTACATAAATTAGTTATAGTTGGCAGCACATGGCCGTTGTGTACACATACCAAGAATCTAGGATTCAACTATCTACTAGAAATGATTAGAGAAAATCAACCATGGTTGCAAGTGTATTCTATTCCCAGCTGTACTGCCGCCTGGCATCAGAACACCGATATCATTGATCCAATCGACAGCATGTTTTCAGGTAGAAAACAAATACTCAGAGTTTGCACAGATGATGATTATGTTAACGATGCATTATCTTGGAAAAAAGTAGCCGATGATTTATGGCAATTGCAACCATAAATACTAGATGCGTGAAATTATTGACTTGATTGAAGACAAAAGCGGACAGGACTTGGCACAGGTCAAACTGCCCTACGGTACCGGTGCATTGAGTCCGGTGATGAGCAAGACCACCATAGATCTACATTATGGAAAATTATACCGAGGTTATGTTGACCGTTACAACAATCGAGAAGGTGATCGCAATTTCAACGAAGCAGGTGCGTTTTTGCACAACATCTGGTTCACACAATTCCGCAGTCCACGCACAGGCAATCGACCCACTGGCACCATTGATGCACTAATTACAAGAAAGTTTGGTTCGTTTGATGACTTTAAACGAGAGCTCAAAGACCAAGCAATGAAATTACAGGGTAGCAATTGGATTTACCTGAGCCGAGCCGGTACTATCAAAACCATCAGCAATCACGCCAAACGCACAGACATTGCTCTGTTGATTGATTGGTGGGAACATGCCTGGGTCAATGACTATGGCTCAAACAAAGGCAAATACATTGATGGGCTGTGGCGCATCATTGATTGGAACATCATAAACCACAGACTATCAGGAACCCAATGATTACACTAACAGACTCAGCAACAGACAAAATACGCGATTTGATCGCAGAAGAAAACAACCCGGATCTTAAACTACGCATATTTGTGCAGGGTGGCGGATGTTCGGGCATGAGCTATGGCTTTACCTTTGACGAAATAGCCAACGAAGATGACTTTGATTTGGATATCAATGGTGTACACTTGCTGGTGGACTCGATGAGCAGTCAATACCTGCAGGGAGCCAAAATCAACTACAAAGAAGACCTGATGGGCAGTCAATTTGCCATCGAAAATCCTAACGCACAAACAACCTGCGGTTGCGGAAGCAGTTTTAGTCCAGCCTAAACACACCCGGTAGAGTAACCTGCTCGTTTTGCTAAATACTGCATAAACGATAGGTTTCTCACATGAGCTTTGCTAACATTAATTTAGGTGTAACCGCAGGAGATCACTCTGGTGATTCATTGCGTGTTGCATTTGATAAGGTAAATCGAAACTTCTACCAAGTTTCACTGGTCGGCGGCAACTTGACTGCTGGAGTATACAGCATAAATGCTCGGTCAGGCAATGTCACTTTGACCATCAATGATATACCCGGCGCTGTCAGCATTGGCAATGTCAGCACCATTGTACAAAACAACTTGACTAATTATGCCAATTTAACTTATGTCAACAGTTTATTGCCTAATGTTACTGCAATTGGTACACAAATTTCAACTGCCATTGCTGCCGAAGATCTCGCTTCCATTCGTGGACAAATTAGCTCACTACAATCTAGTCAATACAGTAGAGATGTAGATGTAGACAACTTGCAACTGGGCAACATATTATTAACCAGCAGAGTCAGTGCTGGTAACGCTGTTGTTGTGTCAGCCAACACAGCAATGAAGAGCTATGTTGATGCACAAACTTCTGCAATTTCCACAGCATGGACTGCAAACGCAGGTGCTCAAGCAAATCAGATAGCAGGGGCCAATGCGGCAATTATTACTGCCAACACAGCAATGAAGAATTATGTTGATGCAGGAACCTATGGGTGGGAAGCAGGCAACACAGCATTAAAAGCCTACACCGACTACCAAATAACCACGGCCAGTACAACATTGACCAGTTATGTGGACACACGGTTTACCACACTAACCGGTGGTGCTTCTACTGCACTAGACACCCTGCTTGAAATTGGCACAGCATTGAGCAACAATGCTAGTTTTGGTGGTGTAATGGTAACCTGGTTGGGCAATTTAGAAAGTAAGATTACTGGCAGTAATTCGGCCATTGTCACAGCCAATACTGCTCTAAAGTCATATGCTGACGAACAAATATCAACCACACAAAGTTGGGTCACAGGTGCCAACGCCGCAATTGTGTTAGCCAATACAGCAATGAAAAGTTATGTGGATGCACAGGATTCAGCCGTTACCACTGCCTGGACTGCCAACGCCGCAAGTCAGGCGGGATTGATTACTGCATTGGCCAGCAATGCCGGGGTGCAGGCAGATGCCATTTCTAGTCTACAAAGCAATGCCGCAAGTCAAGCGGGATTGATTACTGCATTGGCCAGCAATGCCGGGGTGCAGGCAGATGCCATTTCTAGTCTACAAAGCAATGCCGGTGTACAATCAGATGCCATTAGCATACTACAAGGCAACATTGTTGCAATTACACATGTTCTTATTGCAAACGTTGCGGCCAATGCGGCCACGCAACACAATTCTATAGTTGCATTGACCAGCAATGCCGGTGTACAAGCAGATGCCATTACTGCATTGACTGGTAATGCATTAGCGCAACACAATTCTATAATTGGTGCCAATGCCGCTATTGTCACAGCAAACACCTCAATGAAGTCATATGTTGATGCACAAAACAGCACCGTCACAACTGCATGGACTAGTAATGCAGGTGTTCAAGCAGATGCTATTACTGCGTTGACTGTTTCCCGAACAGCCGTGATTGCTACACCAACTGTGTTAACATCTAATGTGGGTGGCAACATCAACATAACTGGTTTTAAAGGTTATGCATTATACAGCATAGGAACTTCAGCCAATACAACGGCCAATGTTTGGGTAACAATATATTCCAATCTTGCGGCACGAGTAACAGACTATTCCAGACTGGTTGGAGAAACGCCACCAACAGGAACAGGCATCATTGCCCAAACTATTAATGTGGGAAATATTACACAATTTTTTACTCCGGCGGTATACGGATTTAACAACGAGAACACGGCCAATACCAATATACCACTGAAAGCAACTGTAACCAGTGCTGATACAGCCAATGTTACTATTACTGTAACTATGTTGAAATTAGAAAACTAAAAAATGAAAATTCTGCGATAGTATAATCTACGCACATTATCCAATTTTGGTCTAGATTGGTATAGCGATAAATAACTTATAATAATGGAATTTTCGCTATATGCCAACTACCCAATTTACCAGTGTTAACACTGGATCAGATGCAAATGCAGGTGATGGATCAACTATCAGAGCCGCATTTACGATCATCAACGAAAACACAGACAAACTAAACAATCAACTCAACGGCACACGAACTCAAAGTGCAACGTATCCTGTGACTTATATCACAGCAAACAACGACATTAGTGCAAACTCGGGTACAGTATATGGTCAGGCTATTAGAGGCGATATTGTTTATTCCGGTGGTTCTCAAGTTTTAACAGCTCTCTCGGGTGATTGGCAAGGCGGTACTGTTAGCGACCTTGGAATCTTTTCTAACACAACACCCAGCACTAGTACAACCACTGGCGCATTGCAAGCTGTAGGTGGTGCCGGTATAGGTGGTAATTTGTTTGTAGGCGGTCTGGTCAGCATTGCCGGCAACTTAACAGCAGGTAATCTTAATATTTCCAGTGGCTTGACTGTGGCCAGTTTAACTGTTGCCACAACAGCGCAATTTGTTGGTAATATAACAGCGGGCAACTTGACAGCCTCGGGAACATTACAAACAACTGGCAATGCCAGTATTACTGGAAACTTAACCGCTGGTAATATATCTAGTAATCTGTACGGAAGTGTTCTTACCAGCACACAAACTGCGATTACATCGGTCGGAACATTAACTGCACTAGCAGTCAGCGGAAATACTATTGTAAACAGTACTGTATACGGACAAGGTTTGTATGACAACGGAATTCGTGCGGTAAGTACTAGTTCGGGTGCAGGTAATTTAACCATCAGCGGCAATGCAATCAGTTTGCCATCAACAGGACCAGGTGCAGGAACTTACGGTAGCGCAACAGTGGTTCCAGTTATAACGACAGATGCATACGGTCGTATAATTTCAATCGGTACTGGCAACATTGCCGCAACAACAACCACAATTACCCTGGCAGGAACCGGTGGATCGGGATCTGTTGCAGGTGGTGGCACATTGACATTTGCCAGTGGTAATGGTATAGGCATCACAATCAGTAGTTCCACAGCCACAATCAATACTGCACAAGATTTACAAACTGCGGCTACCCCCACTTTTGCTGGCATTACCTTACCAAGCATCACTAAAAACGGAACTACCGGCACAGGCAACATTGGTAGTTCAACAAATACATTTAATACCATCTTTGCCAAGGCCACCACAGCACAATATGCTGACTTGGCAGAGAAATATCAGTCCGACTTGGACTACGAACCTGGTACTGTATTGATATTTGGCACAGACACCGAAGTCACTATCAGTACTGTTTATGAGGATAATCGTGTTGCTGGCATAGTTACTACCAATCCTGCTTACCTAATGAACAGTGCGGCTGACGGTGTTGCTGTAGCACTCCAAGGGCGTGTGCCTTGTCGTGTTGTTGGCACTATTTGTCGCGGTGACATGATGGTCACTAGCAATGTACCAGGAGTGGCAACTGCATGTATGCCACCAGTTGGTCCACACATAGGAACAGTGATAGGTAAAGCACTACAGAACTATGATAGTGACGAAGTTGGTATCATAGAAATTGTTGTAGGTAGAGTATAAATTATGTCAAGACCGGTATGGATTACTCCCGGAGGCAACTTAGGAACGTTTCCCGAGGCTGAATTCTACAGCCTGCCGCTTGAGGTCAACAATCCTACCGGATCGCCTGTGACATTTATTTTTTTAAGTGGCACATTACCACCTGGTTTACAAGTTGTTAGATCTGGTCTGCTACAAGGTGTACCGGTTGTAACAGATCCTGGGCCCAAGGACGAAACTAGAACTTACAAATTTACAATTCGTGCCAGTTGTCAAACCCCGGTTGTGGTAGTTGACCGTACATTTAATTTTACTGTCAGTAACATTGTACCACCGCAGATCACTCCCGAAACAATGCTAATTGGCGAATACTTTGATGGTACTCCCATCGAACATAAATTTCAAGCACTAGAAACTAATCGTGAAGGCAATTTGGTATGGAGTCTCAAGTCAGACGCAGAATCGTTACCACCAGGCCTGACATTGACTGAAGATGGTTATCTAAGAGGATTTATTGGAAGAGTACTAGATGAAGATACCAGTGGTAGACTAGGTTATAATGCACAACCAACACAGGTTCAAACTGCATTTACTCCCACTGCCAATACCAGTGTACCGAGCAGTCAGACATTTGCCGGCAATGGTAATCCATATTCCTTGGTAACAACAGAACCATTTGGTTATACACAGCAGTACGAAGAATTCCCCTATGACTTTACCACTGCTACTAGTTTAAATAAAAATTATACATTTACCGTTCAAGTATTTGATGGCGCCAATTACGATACGCAAACTTATACAATTAAAGTTATTGCCAAAGGATCGTGGTCCACTGACAATGATATAAACACAGTTGACGATAATTTTATCACTGTTGATGCAGATCAGGTGTATTCACCCATAGTAACCACAACTGTTAGTTCATTGCCTGTGGTAAGACAAAATAGCAATTTTAGTTTTAGGTTTTCAGCTGTTGATTTTTACGGAACATCATTGACTTGGGCTAGTAATATAACCAGTTTGTTACCAAATTTATCAATCAACACCTCCACTGGCTGGTTGTCTGGACATATAGACACACAAATAGATTACAGGAAAGTCTACACATTCTATGTGACAGCTGCCAATACAGTACCACAATTTAATTTAATTACTGCCAATTATGTAGCCGGAGGTGTATCTCCCAATACCAATGTCATTGTGAGCAATACTGCTGGTATTCGCCCTGGTATGGAAATAAGTGGCAATGGATTTGGTACTGGGCAACAGGTGTATAGGGTATACACAGAAAATAACACAGTATCTATTACATCAAGTGCTAACAGTACACCAGCTGGTAATTTAACTTTCAGTGGTAATCTAGTCAGTGAACCAATGGTCTATTCATTGACTGTACTGGGTGATGTCAACAATCAGATTGTATGGGACACTCCTACTGTAGCAGGAAATATCATCAATGGTGGTGTCAGCGAGTTGAGCATAGTTGCATATAACTCACTGGGCAAAGAAGTAACTTATCAACTTGTGCATGGTACGCTCAACGATGGATCAGCTGCCACAGGATCAGAATACTTGACTGCTACCACAGTCAGTCTGCCCCAAGGTTTACAGTTATTATCAAGTGGAAGAATTACAGGTCGTACAACATTTAGACATTTTCAACTTGATGCAGATGCAACCACAATCGACGGTAACAAAACAAAGTTTGATAACATATACACATTTACAGTCAAAGCCACTGCGGTGGATAATTCTGTAGCAGATACAAAAACATTCAAATTAAGAATCAACAATCTTTATGCTAAACCATATGAAAATCTTTACATGCAGGCTCTGCCGCCAATTGAACAAAGACGATTGTTGACAAGTATATTGGCTGATCCTAGTTTATTCCCAATTGATTCTATATACCGCCACGATGATCCAAATTTTGGCAAAGCATCATCATATCGTTTCTTAGAATTGCCCGGTGTTGATCCTAGTACCTTAAGTTCATACATTTCAGCAATACAAAAAAATCATTACAATAAAGTTATTAACTTCGGTCCAGTTAAGACGGCCATTGCCACAGACCCAGACAATGACTATGCAGTCAAGTATGAAGTGGTTTATGTCGAAGTGGTTGATCCGTTTAATCCAGAAAATTTAGATGTCACACTAGAAACTAATCTGTCAGGTGGCATCAATCATGTTGCAAATCCATATTATGATCCACAGGGAACGGGTCACTATATTATCAACCCAAACACATTTGACAACATGGAAACTCGAATCAGTCAAAATTTAGGTTATAGCGCACAGGGTGTTATCCCAGACTGGATGACCAGTGTACAAGAAGATAAAAGTGTGTTAGGGTTTAAAAGAGCTTTGGTGCTGGCATACACCAAATCCGGGGAGAGTAAAAAAATTGCATATCGTATGCAGGACCGAGGTATTGAATTGGCAGGTATCAACTACACTGTTGATCGTTACCTAGTAGACAATACATTATCCAATTATTACGACATTACTAATCAGGCATTTTTGCCCAGCAGAGAAACAACATTTGATTACCTATCACAGAATGATGTTTACTACTACAGTTATGTATCAGGCGGAGTAACCGGCTACAGTTTAACTTTAACCAGTACGGTTGGGTTATCAACAGGCATGGTAATAACAGGCAATGGATTTACCGACGGACAAACCATTGTGTCTGTTGACAGTGACACAACCATCACTATATCAAGCCTGGCCTGGGGACAAACTCCAGCTGGCGCTATAAAATTTAGTAAACCAGTATACACAGTTAACTATGCTGTCACACAGCCATTTGCCAGCATTAATAATAAATCAGTACAGCACATACTTGACAACGGCGGCATAGATAATGTGAACGGATTTAAAACTGGCGATAGATTGATTTTTGCTCAACAAGAAGGATTTAATACAAGTTATCCCGACGATGGCTGGATATACTACACTGACTTGTATCTTGGTAACTATTCAGACATCAATGATACTGTTGATATTTCTTATTACGACAGTACCGGATATGACAGTTCGTATGTAGTATCGGGGTACTCTGAATACCTAATTGATGCCAAAGAACCCACATTGTTGGCACCTGTTTCTGTGGGTACAACCAACATTTATATTCTGTACTCCGCAGTCAATTACATTGGTAAAACCATAGTTCCTAATAGTTTTATTGACTATAATACCACAGTGGTAGGTCAGTCTGTGGCCAGTGGTGTTGGTTCTGGGTTATCGTTGCAGTTGACACTTAGCAAACCCACAATAGGTACAGGATCAATTAATAATATTGTCAAGTTGACTTCATATCTGACTGTGACCGCAGTTGATTATACCAACAACACCATCACTGTTGATGCAGACACTTTACCTGTAGTTATTGCTGATAGATTAAAACTAATTGAAAATGTTGTTGCTGGATATGGCATACCCAACGGGGTTAGAATTGCAAGAATAGTAAACAATGTCATCACATTAGAAAGTCATTCCTCATTCACTGTCAGTATCAGAGTTGGGGATTATTTAGGTTACTATGTGCAAAATCAAAGAGCAGGAATATGGGAAATACAAATAGATCCGGACACAGAAAATGTTAGATTGGGATTTGTACAATCTGTGCCATTGCGATCACGGGTCAAAGTATTAGACGGTAGAAGCTATGGACAAAGTTTCTTGCTTTACAAAGACTGGGGAGACACAACAGACCCAGATTATGATTCATACACCTATGATCCAACTATTCCGTTTACCAACATAGACGCTACAGTGCCTATGTATAGAAGAATTCCTAGTACTATCACCTTTAATGGGAATAGTGGGAATAGAACCAGATTTGACGGCGATGGAACTAAGTTCTTTGATCTACGGGACAGTCCTGCTGAAACTATTATATCTGCACCAACTGCATGGGTAGAGGCTGTAGCATACGATATTAATAGTAAAGTACTGTATCAAGGGAATTACTACAAAGCAATTACACCTGTATTACCCTCTAGGACATTCCAGACTGGATACTGGGAAAAGTATGAAGTGTTACCCGTTTCCGGAGATAAATATATTAAGTTCCCCAAGATCGGAGTATTTAACTAATGTCATCAAACATAAACCCAAATAATATTAATGGTAACTTTCCAGTTGCTGGCCAAGACAACGACAGTCAAGGCTTTCGAGATAATTTTACCAATATTTTAAACAACTTCAGTTTTGCGTCAAGCGAAATAACTGATGTACAAAACTCAGTAAACAATATTAGACTTGTTATTTCAACCAGTGGCAATGTATCCCCATTCTATGCCAATGTTGATCGAAATCTTACTGTAAATCAAACTTCTAGTTTACTGGGAGATGTAACTGCATCAGCCAATGTAACCATTGCAGGTAACTTGATTGTCACTGGTAACATATACGAGACAGGCACAATAACTATAAATCAACAAGAAATTGTTGCTGGTAATATCACAACCAGTGGTAATATTGTGGCAAACAACATAACTACCCTGGCAGGGACCAATGGCAATCTGAGCCTAGACCCAGACGGTAGCGGTTGGATCACAGCCAATGGTAATATCCGTGTCAGTGGTAATATTTCTAATGTTGCAGGGTTACAAGTAGTTGCAATTGGTAATGTTACACCTGGCACAGCAGTATTCACAACAGCCACCACAGGTGGCCTACAAGCAACAGCAATTGGTAATGTTACACCGGGAACAGGTGCATTTACTACAGTAACCATTGGTAATGTGACATTAGGTAATTTACTAGTTAGCAACAATAGCACAGTATCACAGAATTTGAATGTCACCGGAAATATTACCGCAGGCAACATCAGCACTCCTGCTGGTGGATTAATTACCACTACTGTGCTTGCCGCAACCGGCATTACAGTCACTGGTAATGTTAATGCCAATGGTGGCAACATTGTTACTACATCCTCTAATGTATTATTGTTCAATGCCACTGCTACCACAGTCAATGCATTTGGTGCTGCCACTACTATCAACGTAGGCAATGCCAGTGGTAATACCAACATCACGGGATTTTTAACAGTAAGCAGTGCAATACAGTTTGCCAATTTGACCACAACACAAATCGATGCCATCGCTCCAACCAATAGCGGTATGACGGTGTACAATTATACCACAGGTAATGTACAGGTGTATAACGGCACCAAATGGGCAAACATCACTCTAAGTTAACGGCCAAATTGGTATAAACCATTTGACTCCTGGCCAACATTGCTATATAATAATGTTACCAGGAGTTTTTCTATGCACCCACTTGCCCCAGATTTATCAACAGTATCCGACGATGAGCTTGCAAAAAAATTCAATGATCTCAACAGACGATTGGGGCAAGCCTATCGATCTGGACCAAGCCAAATAATTCCGCAGATCCAAATGCTCATGCAAGACTATCAAAATGAACTTGGTCGTAGACAGGACAAGTTGATGAAAGAAATGGAAGCACGGGCAGACAAGAACGGCAAAGGATTCAAAGGCATCATTGATATCTCATGAAGTACAATCAATTTGGTCAGGCCTATACAGATACTGAGGAATTATTTGAGTTGCTGTACGAAAATCCCAACTTGGACATCAGTAGATTTCAAGTTGAGGATCCAGGGCAGTATAATCAAGCAAGAGAAGTCACTTACAGTGACTTTCCCATAGTACAACGATACCTTCCCATGGATTACAAAGAACAAGTGCCTTTGGAGTTGTTTGACCATGTGCAACAACAAAATTGGTACATGCCCGAAGAATATAAACAACTGGATATTGCACAATGGGTACTGGACCAATGTGATAATGATCCAAAATTACAACGAGTTGGCAAAGAGTTGATGCTATATCAAGAGCGTGATTTATTTAATTTATTAAGATACTTAAAATATTTTGTAGATACCATGAGAAAAAATACTGTGGTATGGGGTCTAGGAAGAGGTAGTAGTGTGTCCAGTTATGTGTTATACTTGATTGGTGTACACAAAATAGACAGCATGTATTATGATTTAGACATCGAGGAATTTTTAAGATAAGTATACACAGGAGAACAATGTATGAGTAGAGTTTACACAACGGCACAAGGCAAACAAATTGATATTGAAAGTTTACGGGTGGCCAACGAAGAAACTATTGCTGTGGGCAATATGAAGGTTAATGCCCGCGGAGATAAACTTGGCGCCGGCGGGCGAATCAAAGAAACAAGAAATCAAACACAGGATTCATATAATAAATTAAGTACTCCTGTGCCAATTGAAATAAACACCGCCGAAATTATGCAACAACAAATTAAATCTGGAGCAAGAATGTCACAGGGAGCACCTATGCCCGAGCCACAACCCGAGCCACAATCCGAAGAAAACAACGATCAGGTAATTGAAACTGTAGTAAACCCAGCCGATCCTGTTCCACAAATGCGGGGTAGTTTGGCCGCATCAATTGCCTCAGCCACTGTACACAAACAAGAACTAATTAAGGATCCACGAAAACCCGTTGGACCAGCGAGAATCTAATATGCCAATAGAAGAACCGTTATTTCAAGCAAGTAATAAATTCAAACAAACCAATCAAGTTGCTGGTATTCGAGCCCTGCATGATCATGTGATTGTACGCGACATGAACTTCGGTGGTCGCCAACTTAGTAGTGGAATTTACCTATTAAATGACGATGGTAAAACAGAAGGTATTCGTCCACGATGGGCTCGAGTTTATGCAGTTGGTCCAGATCAAACTGATATTCGAGTTGATCAATGGGTGTTTATCGAACACGGTCGATGGAGCCGCGGCATGGAAGTCGAAATCGATGGTGAAGAATTTACCCTGCGTAAAGCAGATCCTAAGTGTATTATTTTTGTCAGCGACGACGAGCCTGATATCGACGATACTGTCAGCACCGCAGTAATGGCAGAACGCAAATCGAGAACTCAGTTTGAGTAACATAAATTATCAAGCACAATGATAAACAAGGTTTTTAGATCTGCAAGAGAAGCACTCAAGCACATCAAAGATGGTGACACTATTTTAGTTGCGGGGTTTCAGGGCATAGGACACCCCAACGAATTAATCAACGAAATAGTTCGCAAAGGTGTTAAAAATTTAACAGTAGTGGCCAACACTATTATACTCGGTGGGGCGCTGGTACCCAATGGCTGTGTTAAAAAGTTTATCTGTGCCTTGCCTAAAATAAAACTCGATTCAAAAATTCTGCGCGGGACTGATACAGCAACTCAGGCATCTCAGGTAACTAATATAGCAAAAAATCTATATACTGCCGGCAAAATGGAAATTGAAGTTGTGCCGCAAGCAAATATGATTGAACGAGTTCGATCATCCAGTGCTGGGATAGCTGGATTTTACACAGCCGTTGGTGCAGATACTGATTATGCAATAGGAAAAGAATTTAAAATTATCAATGGAATTAAATATATCTACGAAGAAGCTATTCATGTAGATGTAGCAATTATCTCAGCTGATGTTGCTGATCGATTTGGTAACTGCGGTTATAAAATATCCTGTCGTGGTCCCAGTCATTATATGGCCTGTGCCGCCCGTCACACAGTTGTTCAAGCAGATCGTATAGTTGACGCCATGGATACTGCCAGCATACATACTTCCGGCATATTTGTTGATAGTGTAGTTCAATCAAAAAAACCTGTTGTTGTTCGTCTTAAAGCACAGGAACACGATGAAGTAAGTTCTGCCATTGCAGAGCGTGTGGCCCGAGATATACCAGACAATAGTGTGGTTGATTTAGGTTACGGTATGCCCTGGCATGCAGTAAGGTATCTACAACAAGATAAAGAAATACTTGTACATAGCGAAGGCATGTTGGGTAGAGCTAGATTACTTGATAACTCAGAACCGGACGCACACTGGCGTGGTGCCAATGGCACTATGTTGGCCATGGACAGTGGTGCTTCTGCATTTGACTTTGTAGACAGTTTTAATATGATTACCAGTGGACGCATTGACTATGTGCTACTAGGTGCGTTCCAGGTTGATACACATGGTGATTTTGCAGGATGGGCTACTGATGACCCAGATCGATTGCCTGCGCCTGGCGCTAGTATGGAATTGGCTCGCTATGCTAAAAATGTCTATATTCTAATGACTCATTTAGATAAAAATGGTCAAAGTAAAATAATGGATACTTGCACATATCCTGTAACCGCACGAGGTGTAGTAAAGCGTATATATACCGATCTAGCCACACTAGAAGTTACACCAAATGGATTAAAAATCATTGACATTCATAACGGAATGTCGCACGATGAACTAGAAATAATTACAGGCGTAAAACTATTATGATCATCAACTGGAATGTCAACCAAGTCATCGGCGAATGCCAAAAGATGTATCGCGGTGCCACGGATCCCTATGTAACAGGTTATGTCAATTGGCCTTGTAAACAAGACCTATATCGTGTAAAATTTGCAGTAGATGCAATGCTGGCAAAAACCTCAACCTTCTCAGGTGAAGAGGAATGGCTAGAAGAACTAGAAAAAGAAAAAGTAGTAAGGATATTAAAAGATGAGTAAAGGATCTAACCCAAGGCCATTTAGTGTAAGTCAAACAGAATTTGGCAACAATTTTGATCGTATATTTGCTAAGAATAAAGCCAAAGACATTGACGATACCGCGCAGAGCGTGTATAATAGCAATTCAACAGTGGAAGAAACAGATGCAAGAACTTTGGACAGAAAAATACAGACCCAAAACAGTCAGTGATTATGTATTCACTGACGCCAATCAAAGACAAATTGTTGAGTCGTGGGTTCAAGAAGGTACTATACCGCACATACTGTTAAGTGGTAGCCCAGGCACAGGTAAAACCACACTGGCCAAGGTGTTGATTAACGAATTGGGCATTGATGAGTTTGATGTGCTACAGATCAACGCCAGTCGTGACAATGGTGTAGACTTTATCAAGAAGTCAGTTGAAGGCTTTGTGCAGACCATGCCGTTTGGTCGATTCAAGGTTGTGCTAATGGATGAGGCCGACTATTTGAGTCCGCCGGCACAAGGCATCATGCGTGGATTACTTGAAACATACGCAAGTCAAGCTCGCTTTATCTTTACTTGTAACATGCCACACAAAATCATGGATGCTCTACACAGTCGTTGCCAAAGTTTCCACATTGACAAAAGCGATGTAACTGAGTTTACTGCCAGAGCCGCAACTGTGTTGGTCACAGAAGGCAAGGAATTTGATCTAGATACCTTGGATAGCTATGTCAAGGCAACTTACCCAGACTTGCGTAAATGTTTAAATCTATTACAGAGCAACACAACAACCGGTGCATTGAACCGACCCAGTGAAAATGATCGTGGTGTCAAAGACTGGAAATTGGAAGCAGTCAACTTTATGAAGATGGGTGCTATCCGACAGGCTCGTAGTGTGATTTGCACACAGGCCGCAGTGGAAGACATCAACGAAATGTTCCGTTGGATGTACGACAACCTTGAGATGTGGAGCAAGACTCCCGAAGGACAAGACGAAGCAATTTTAGCAATACGCAAAGGAATGGTCAACCATTCAATGGTTGCTGATCCGGAGATCAATCTTTCGGCTTGTTTAGTCGAATTATGCCAAATTAGCAAATAACTGTACTTGAAAGAAAACAAAATCAATGTTTAATAAAAACAACATTTATCTAGTGGCCTTTTACGGCATGAAACCCCGTAAGGGTGTCAACACATCTAAGAAAGGTTGGATGGACAATAAAGATAACCTTCAGTACGATGAAAAAGTAGAAATTACCCGAGGACATAAAAAAAGCAGTGCCCTTGCCAATGTGATTTTAAACCTGAGTCAAAAGACTGTGGAACGCAACACATTCAATGACGACAGAGATTTTCGAAGTTTCTTCAAGTATTACTTTGGTGGGTACGACCAATACATCACCGCAGTAATGAAGCAGTTAGATCCTGAATACTTAACCAGCATACTAGATGAGCTAGAAGCTGAAATGCAACAAGCGGAGGCTGATAAACATGCCCAAGAAATTCCATCTGCGTGAAGCAGGAGACCGTGGTTGGTTTGTGGGAGCCTTTGACAAGGCCGTGTACAAAACAGACGCCTGCGAGGCGGCTTTTCAAACCAACTACAAGGGTGAGGTCAGTGAACCACACTATCATAAAGTTGCCACAGAAATCAATCTAATTACTAGAGGCCTGGTTCGAATCAACGGCGAGAGCTACACCGCAGGTCAAGGTATAGTTTTTTATCCCGGTGATGTTGCCGAATGTGAGTATCTGGAAGATACTGATACTTTTGTAGTAAAAGTACCCGGAGCACTTGACGATAAATATATGCTATGAGTATACAAGACATGTACAAGGTCAAGAAGAAGCGGGCAGTAGACCCCAATGCTCCACCTCGTCCAAACTTGATGACACACGAAGTTAAACTTCGTACAGCACAACAAACCATTGAAGCATTGGAAAATCAAGTACGAATCATGGCAGCCAGAGTCGAATCGCTTGAATCTAAAGCCCGCAGTCAAACACAATACCTGCAGGCCCTGCACGACTCAGTCAGTCGCAACAAATAACCGGTTGACCCGAAAAGGCATCTTTTGTATAATAGTGGCTTAATAACAAAAAGGAGCCATATGTTATTCAATGCAGTCCCAAGTAGTACTTTGTACTTAAAAGTAAACTTCAAGCGTAAACCGTACTCAAACGACATAAACACCCTTCGTATTGTAGCACACACATTCGCAGAATTTACTGCCAACAAAGCCCTGTTTTTAGTAGATTTAAACCCCGAAGAAGCCACTTTAGCCCAAGTCGATACAGTCGTAGAAACTCTGCGTGTTCGTGCTAATGCCCTCAATGTCAAAGTGTCTATGCCCAATGCCGTGTACAACAAACTCGCCCTGCGAGAGTAACACTATAGTAGTACTACAAAAGTACTACTTCTTCCAGTTGACACCAAATGGAATCTTTTGTATAATAGTGGCATAGTAAGTAAAAAGGAGCCCGAAATGAAGACCAGCACAATCGAACAGTATGTTAAACAGAAAAACGAGTGGAATGCAATCTTTGGAAACCGAGTGTTGACATTGAATACCACCAGCGATCGTCAGCGCATTGCCGACATGTTGGAGTCAGACCTCAGTCCTGAGAACTTGACTTGCGACGGCGAGATCCGTGGTCAGGCCGTGATACAAAAGTCTCGCTTCTTGCGCCGTGCCGCTGAAGAGTTGCTCAACATTGATGCTAACTTGGTTTTGGAGTACTAAAATGAAAGTGATCTATAATAGCATATTGTCAGGTTGGTTCATTGTGCGTGGCGCACACCAAACCCCAATCTCAGGTCGCTTTGATACTCGAGAATTGGCACTGGCACACCTGCGTAGACGCAACCCTTTACATACTGGAGTCTAAAATGAATCCGTCAGTACAAATTTCATTAAATCGTATAGGTAACAAAGAAATCTCTACTGTGTTGTTGTACAGATTTGACAACGAACCCAAGATATGGGAAACTTGTATTTTTGAAGATAGCGGCAACTCAGATGTTGTGGCTCGCTATGCCACAGAAGCAGAGGCCATTGCGGGCCACAATCAGATCTTTATGAATGAAATAACAGTAGAGGTATAATCATGGCCAAGCGAGATTTCCCAAAATTTGAAACTCTCGAAGTGCTGAGTGTAGCACAGGCCATCTTCAGACTTGAGGGCAATCGAATCAATCGCGGAGACTTTGACTTTGTGACCAAGACACAACAAGTGTCTAGCAAACAACGCATTGTTGCACATTTCGACAATACCACAGTCATTACCGTGACTGATGCCGATCGTGAGACAGCCAGTGCCATTGCTGGTTATATACAGCAACGAGTGATCATGGACACCTTGATGCAAAAAGAAATCGGTGATTTTATCGCCGATATCAATGCCATTGTTGGTAGAGAACATGTTCACCAATTTGACCTGGGCCGTGTGGTTTGGGCACCCAAGTTGTATGCCGACATGGTGCAACAAAGCACGAACCAAGAAGACATTGCTCAGTATGCCATCTCCAGTGGGTATGTGGGTCGGGTCAAAGAAAAGATTGAATTAGATTTTACTGTGATCAGCGCCAAGTACAATCGCGAATACGAATGCTTCAGGCACCTGGGACACGATGGTGCAGGAAACTTGATTGGCTTTTTAAATAAAAAATCAATCAGTAATGGACGCATACAGGGCCGTGTCAAGTCGCAGAGCATCAGTAAGTACAACAACAATGGCCGGGTAACTTATCTCAATTATGTTAAGGAATTGGAGTAACACATGGGACTAGACATGTACGCATACACTGCCACCAAGCCAGAGGCAGACTACAAAACAGAACAGCGGGAAATTGCCTACTGGCGCAAGCATCCTAACCTGCATGGTTGGATGGAACAGTTGTGGCGATACAAAATGCAAGCAGAAAATCGTGATCCGGATCAGCACACCTTTAACGGTATTGAGCTAGAACTGGATTGGCAGGACATAGACGAACTGGAACGGGATATCAATGAAGTCAAGTTGCCCGAAACCTCAGGAATCTTTTTTGGCAATGATGCAGACGAGCATTATAAAGAAACGGATCTTGCATTCGTTAAAAGGGCCCGAGCAGAGTTGTTCTTGGGGCTGAAAGTGTTTTATAATAGTAGTTGGTAATGAAAAAAATCTTTTACGAAAAACGGGGGCGCAGATATTATCCTGTATCTGAGTATGACAGCAATCTAGTAGATGGGTTGCCCAAAGGCACACATCTTGTTGATGTCTATCCTGGTGGTAAATCAACCCGTTACAATGTTGATCCCAACCATGCGGCCTTGATTGCGGCCGGCCGTGTGGCCGAAGATGCCATGTGCCGGGCTCTGCACGATGCCAGTGAAATTCGACCAACAACTAGAGCTCTTACGCCGGAACAACGCAACGCCTGGAATCGACTGATCCGGGTATTTGGTGAAGATGCCAGATGTTTAAGCTGGGCAAGTAGTCGTGACATTGCTGAAGCAGGCATCCGTGCCTTGCAAACAGAAGCAGATCAATTGATGACACACGAAAGTGTTCGTCAGGCATTTGATCATTTTCAGTTGGTGTGTATGCTTACAAAGGAGCAAAAAAATGAGTGAAGTGACTTGTAGAGATTGTGTCAATAACACAGCCACATGGTTGGATCGATGGCTTAATACCAATTATTATTTCTGGAACTGTAAGTTGACTTGGAGAGAACCCGAGTACAACCCAGTTAATGGAACAACCAGCAAAGGTCGTTATGAAAGTTGCAATGTTGCCCGTGTGCGAGAAGAAGTATGTGGCAAGTCTGCCAAGTCTTGGCAACCCCGTAGCAAAAGCAACTTCTTTGTTTATTTAAAAAGGATTTAATATGGATGCACGAGATTTTATCAACGATATTGAAATTGGCATGAAGGGTTTGACAGAATTTGAAGTACAAGTTACCGTACCCGAAAATTTTGCCTTTTATGGAACTGTACCCTACTACATGCACATCATTGATCGAGTTGCATTGGTCACTGTACCTGCGTCAAGTGTGGAACAAGCCCGTGATTTGGCTCTAGCATACTTTGCAGGCGGAGTAGATGCAGATGAGTAGTCTGACACAATACTTTGAGCGCAGAGATGCAGATTTACCTAACCCTAAATACAACTCCGGAGACAGAGTGTTTGGACATTGGAATCGGATTCCTTTTGTTGGAAGTGTGGTGCGTGAGATAGCACCCTTGGTTATGGTACAAGTTGACTTACCCATCAAGCACGAAGGTACCGTACACAATATCATCTCTCCCCGACTTCGAGATATCAAACGATTGGTGGTCATGGGTGACTGAAGATCAAGTTGAAAAGGCCCGATATGGAAGAAAATGATCGTGTTCGGCAACGCATGGCTGAACTCATGCAACCCATACACCAACAGATCTTGATGTGCGATGATCGTAAAGATCAATTGATGATGGCCAGTGCCATGTTGATAGCGGCCAAGGACCTATTTGATCTCCACATTGGAGAATCAGGTCGACGAACAATGTTTAAGGACATGCTAAAATGAAAGATCGAGTTATATTAGTTGATTGTGACGGAGTTATACTCAATTGGGAGTATGCATTTGCTGTGTGGATGGACACACATGGATTTGCCAAGGTACCCGGCAGTGATTTCAATTACAACATCGGAGAACGCTACAGCATAGGACACGAGCAGGGTCGTAAACTGATCAAGATCTTCAATGAAAGTGCCGCAATTGGTTTCTTGCCGCCCTTGCGCGATGCCATGTACTATGTTAAACGCCTGCACGAAGAACACGGCTATGTGTTTCACTGCATCACTAGTTTGAGTCTAGATCCTGCCGCAGGCAAACTGCGTGAAATGAATCTTGCTAAACTGTTTGGCAAAACTGCATTTGAAAAGGTTGTGTGCCTGGACACCGGAGCCGACAAAGACTCTGCACTTGAGCCATACAGAGATACAGGATGCTGGTGGGTAGAGGACAAGCCCGAAAATGCCATGGTTGGCCATAACTTGGGCTTGCGTAGTATACTAATCGAGCACGGACACAATATGCATTTTTATCACGCCGATATTCCCATGACAAAAAATTGGAAACAAGTGTTTGAACTTATTACTAGTAACTAGATCTCCTTGTAAATCTTTAAAATTTCTAATACAGCAGGGTGGCGCTGAATATCGCGACCTGCAAACTCTATACCTGCAACATAATGACAGGACTCATACTCTTTTACTAGCCTCTTAAAATCTAGTAATCCGTTTTCGCTCTCGCGGCGGTCGGTTTGTTGAGTATCTCCTGTTACTATCAGCTTGCTTCCTTCACCAAGTCGTGTCAACAGCATTTTCATTTGGTTTGGCGTAGCATTCTGCATTTCGTCAGCTATGATCCACGCATTTTTAAATGTCCGTCCACGCATGTATGCTAGGGGAGAAATCTCAATCAACTGGTCTTCTAGCATAGCATTGATGTCCTGAGGCCTATAATATTCTGCAATGTAGTCCATTATGGGTCTAGTCCATGGTGCCATTTTGGCATTAAGATCCCCCGGAAGGAATCCATGCTCTTCGTCATCCACGCCCACAGCCGGACGGGTAACAACGATCTTTGTACACTCGCCTGTTTGGTAGGCTTTCAACGCGGCCAATACAGCCATCATTGTTTTGCCAGTACCAGCAGGGCCAGTAGCAAATACTATTAATTTATCGGGGTTGTCAAGTAACTCTATGTAATCTTCTTGTGTACGAGTTCTAGGTATTAAATGAACTTTACGCGGTTGCTTTCTGTAATTATCTAGTTGAAGTGGTTTGTTTACTACAGTTGGCAGGGGATCTTGGAATTGCTGAGCCAGAGCTCGGTTATTACGCCGTTTAGACAAATGTTTCTCCTTGTGATTAACGCTGAAAATGTTTGAACTTTGCATCTTTGTGCAACCAGCAGTTGATACTGGCTACAAAGATATTTAAGGAGTGGCGGCAACGCCAATTAACGGCATGTTTAAATCTACTAAACTGGCATAAGTATTAGGCTAACCCCCACTCAGCGTATAACCTATTACCAGTGGGTTCCCAAGCACATTCAATTAACTTGGCATTAAAAAGATTTGATAGTTTAACATGCTCAACAATACTCCAGGGATAGAATGTAATTTTTTTACAAGCATCATCGGGGTGGTCTTGTTCTCCAGGATTGCATCTCCAATAGATTCTACCTCCGGGTTTTAATAACGATACGACTTTGGCAATCTGTGGCAGTACATCTTCTCGAGTTCCAAAGTTAATACTGCCCAAACAAAATGCAACATCAAACCGTTGATCAGTTTCAAAGTCTTCTATGGTGCATTGATGATCGGCTTGTTCAAATGCAGGATCTATTCCCACCAGGTTAGGTATTAATTTTTTAAATGGATTTGTACCACATCCAACATCTAATACCGTTTCATTGGGTGCAATTTTGTCAACCAATGCTAACCCGGACTTTTCAAACTTGGTTACAGGATTACTATTGGTATGCCATATGTTACCGAAGTAGTGATTTAGATAATTTTGATCAACAGACATGTTTTCCTTAAATAGTAGTTTAAGATATTTACTCAATGACCTTGCCCAATCGAATATTCTTAACCGGAGTTCCTGGTAGCCGTTGGAGTGGTATTGCACAAATACTAGAATCCATGCCGGGATTTAACATCAGTGATCGCACTGCCGTAAGAGAATACACACACAATCAATTTGCCGGACATACAGGTGCATACTTTGGCACCGGTATGGAACTAGCTCCAATTTTAAATTCTGTACACATCGATCAAGCCTGGACTGAAAACACTGGTACACGAATAGTTAAAAGTCATGAATGGGCGTACCAATTAGCAGATATTAAACAACAATTTCCCAACGACTGGATCATGTTGGTGTATCGTCCCGACATGCCCAGTTTTGCTTGGTGGCACGAAGCAGGTGGTTTTGATATAAAATATCCCTGTTACGATTGGTATCAAAACAGCTCAGTTATGTTGGATAAAATTGCAGAACAAAATAAACTCATACTAGAGTATGCACACAGTCACAATGTCACCTGGAATTATTTTACCAGTGAATGGATTGCAGAAAATTTCAATTATACAATGGAGATTAAGAAATCATGGTCAGATATATTAGTAACTTTATTGCGTTGATGCTATTGCCCTTGGCGGCACTGGCATGGGAACCCACACGACCTGTCAATGTTTATATTGGCTTTGCACCGGGCTCGGGCAACGAAGTCAGTTTCAGAGGTGTGTCATCATTGCTTGAAAAACAAAATAAAAATATCAATTTTGTAATTACCAATCGCCCAGGGGCCGATGGAGTGGTGGCCATGAACGAGTTTATTAATAGGCCTGCCGATGGCTATCATGTGTATATACCAAGTCATCAAGGCATCTGGGTAACTGCTGAATACTTTAATCAAAGTGCTGTGCGATATACCCTCAACGATTTTGAATATGTGGTCACTATTGCAAAAAGTCCACTGGCATTGGTAGTGTCCGGCAATAGTTCTATCACCACTATACCCGCATTTATCAATCAATTGCGACATACCACTCAACCTGTTAACATAGCGGCAGGATCAGGAGCACATAAGCTGGCCTATAATTACATAGCAAAAGAACTAAAACTAGACAACAACTTGATCAAGTTAATCAGTTACAAAGGTCCAGCACAAGCAGTTACAGCAGTGGCAGCGCATGAAGTTGAGTTTGGTATTGTTCCTGTTGCTATTGCACACACCCTGGCCCAAAGCGGGCGTGTCAGAATACTGGGCTTGTTTAGCGAACAAAGACTTTCACAAATTCCCAGTATTCCACTCATGCAACAATACATACCCGGAGCCAGTGTGTATGCGGCATGGGGCATTATATTGCCCAAGAACACACCCAGCGACATCATAAACTGGTATGTTAAAAACTTTGCTGGCATCATCAAAAGTGCAGAAGCACAGCAATTCTTTGCAAATAATCTAATGTTTTCTGTAGACGCCGAACTAACTCCAATAGGATTTAAGAATAGCATGGAACAGTTAAGAAAACAGTGGATACCTGTGATAAAGTCTCTTCCACCAGAACAATAATCCAAGTATAAATACACTATACCGGATTTATCACAATGGCCAACCATATTAAAGATGTAATTGAAAATACCAAAGAAATCTACCTGAGTAATAGTGCTTTGAGTATACTCATGGATTTTGAGCGAGTACTTGACGAGCTTGACATGTATGTGTTTAAGAACTGGAAAGCAGGTGAACTAGTAGTTGGTCCAGTGTACGAAAAATACTTTGTAACCTGTACATTCATGTGGCCCCATCAGCTGATGCCTGATCCACGCGGAGCAGATCGTTTGATGGAATATGACTGCGAAATTAAATGGCGCAAAGATATTCTTGAATACCCCATTAAAGTCAAAAATCCCAATGACTATAGACCCGGCACACGAGTACCAAAATTAGGTAAACTACCTGTATGGCTGGTAGAAATTACTATGCCTAAGAAACTAATGTTTGAAATTGAACGAGGCAGCTTGGAATTAGAAAACGAAAGCATTGACGCCGAAGATATTGAATCGGCATACGAAACAGGTGCAGATAACTTGGAAGCGCAAGGTCAAGACACAATGGCAGCGGCTCCAGCTGTACCAGCATCCGCAGGAATTCCTGCACCAGCACCGGTAGCATGATATGAAACAATTATTCGAAGGCCTGGAACACGGCGACTTAAAGAGACTAATACACACAGAACTGCACATTGACGAGTTCAAAAGCAAGCTGGGTGCAGATGAAGATACTGTGGTCATCAGTTTCAAAGTTCGAGGCAAAGAACCTGCACAAGACCTGGTCAACTTCATTGAAAAAGGTTACGAGTGGGTAATCGATGCCGATGTTAGTTCGGGTGAGATGGATGACGGCGATTTCATTGTGTTCATTGAATGTGATCGTACTCCCAGGTTGGCACAAGAGCTGGTTGAAATGATGGAGGATATCATGAACATCACTGAACAAACAGCTGAAGAATGGCGAGTTCGTTATTATACCGGGCAAGAAGATCATAACTTAGATGTAGATAGTTTGCGTAAGTTGATTCCCGGTACCGCAGAAGAATATCAACGCAAATTTGGTCACAAAGATAAAAAGTCTGAAGAAAAAGGTGACGATCGAGACCTAGATGATATGCGTACTGCGGCTGGGATCAAAGTTAAAACCAAGGCACCCAAGAACGAATATACCGAAAGTCTGCGAATAGCCGCCGGAATTCGTTAAAAAGTTGTAATACATTGAATCTGCTATTCTGCTAAATACTCTAGCATAGGAGATTTTCAATGGCGTTCACTCTCACCTTAGACCAATTACGACAAATTGTTCCCGGTAATCCGCACATCGAACACTGGCACGAAGCCTTGTGTGAAATATTGCCCGATTATGACATTGACACCCCTGAGCGTGTGGCTGCGTTCCTAGCACAATGTGCTCATGAGTCGGGTGGGTTTCGAGCAATTAAAGAAAACTTAAACTACAAACCAGCAACCCTGGTTACCTTGTTTAAAAAATACTTTGACCTGCCCACAGCAGAGCGTTACTGCGCCATGTCTGACAAGCAGGCGGCAATTGCCAACAAGATATATGCTAACAGAATGGGCAACGGTCCTGAGTCCAGCGGCGACGGATATCGTTACTGCGGACGCGGATTAATTCAGCTAACCGGTAAAGACAACTACACTCGTTATGCTCAAAGCACAGAGCAAACTGTGGAAGAAGCCAGCGAACATTTGACCACATTTGAAGGTTGTGTACAAAGTGCGGCCTGGTTCTGGGAAGCCAACAACTTGAATCAGTACGCAGACTCAGGTGACATCTTAACCATGACCAAACGCATCAACGGTGGCACAATTGGCTTAGAAGATCGTAAAAAACATTATGCACATGCCTTACATGTGTTAGGAGCATAACATGGAATTGGAACAAATCAAAGAAAAGATGAGTGCTGGCGAAGCCAAGGGCGCACTGATCGAAAAGGTGACATTTGCTGTGCTACCCATCATGTTTGCCTGTGTGGTATACTTGATGAATGCGCTGAGTAATGCCAATCATCAACTCACCATTCTCGAAAGTAAAATGCAGTTGGTTGTAACATCGGATAACAAACAAGCACCAAACATGGGTGCTGAACTGGCCCGTGAAAAACTGCGCCAAGACTTGATGCAGGCCAACACAGAAGCAGTGACCCGTGCAGCCGCAAACCGTGCCATCATTGACACCTTGCAGTTTCGTGTTACAGAGTTAGAAAAATTCAAAGACAGACAATTATACAATGGTGGGAAGAAGTAATCATGTGGATGTTGAGTTTTGTTCCTGACTCGTTGTTAATTTTAACAGTATATGGTGTACTGGCTTCGGGTGCGGCGCTGTACATATTCAGTTACTTTACTGCTTTTGTACCCCCACTAATCCCGTTTAAAGAACCTATTAGAGTCTTGGGCACCATACTTGCTGTTGCCGGTGTATACTTTTATGGCAGTTACGACACCGAAGCGGCCTGGCGCAGTCGTGTTGCTGAAGCGGAAGCAAGAGTTGCTCGAATCGAAACGGCCAGCAAGACAGCCAATGATAAAATAGAAACTCAGTCACAAGAGCGTGTGCGTGTGATATACAAAAATGCCACCATTGTACGACAGTACATTGACCGTGAAGTGGTCAAATATGACGAAACTTGTAAAATCCCCGACGCGGTAGTTAACGCACACAATGCCGCGGCTCGGAACGAGGCTATCAAATGAAATATCTATCAATTGCAATGGTACTAGTATTATCGGCATGTGGCACTACTGTACCAGTTGTTGCGAAATTCCCCGACGAACCGGGCAAAGCCGCTATGGTTAAATGTCCACAGCTGACTCTAGTAGAGAACGGGGTAAAACTCAGTGAACTAACTCGGACAGTTACCATGAACTATAATACATATTACGAATGTGCTGTCAAGGTTGATGCATGGCAGGAATGGTATCAAATACAAAAGAAGATACATGAGGATATTGGGAAATGAAAAAGTTCACTCTAATTGCAGTTGTATTATTAACAGGTTGTTCAACTATAAAAGACCTGTCAACATATTGGCCTAGAGACCACGATCCTGTCATGTTCAATCATCTTGTGACCACCGACATAGCCGTCAAGCACATAGACTGTGAACGGCCAGACTGGACCTCAGCACATCGTAATGCAGAAGTACTGGCACAGTATGCGGAATGGCGTCGAGATCCACAAACCGAAAACATGAAGGGCCTTGCGGCACATACCAAGCGTATGGCACAGGGTGGCAGTAAAACATTTTGTGAGTTAGGCAAGAAAACTGCCACACAGAGAATAGAAGCGGCACGGACCGCATGGCAAGGAAGATAATATGCATCCACTAGAACAAGAAATACAAGCAATCGTAGAACAATGTCAACTAGGCAATATCAGCACAGAAGAGCGCGATTACTTATTAACCGAAATTAAAGATGTCAAGGCCGGCATAAGTTGTGCTGAAAATGAACAACTATTTAGATATATAGTACAGGCCTGTAATGTAGCAATAGGAGTAATATAATGGCATTAATCGATTCAGTATTAAATTTAGTAAACAAAACACCCAAAGACCCAGACGCACCCAAGCCTGTAATGGGATCTAGATCCGAGCGTGAAGCACGGATCAAAGACCGAGCAGGTATGGTTATTTCTGTGTTTGCACTGTTATTGGCAGTAAATTCTTGGTATGGTGGCAAACTATCCAGCACAGTATTAAACAATACACTAGGTGCTAATAACACATGGGCACAGTATCAAGCCAAAGCAGGTCGTGGTGTTAGCTATGAGATTGCCGCTAAGACAGCAAGTGATCCAAAAATTAAAGCAGAGTTCATAGCAGAGAAAGAACGCATGGACTATGACAAGAAAGAACTTGCTACTAAAGCAAAAGCCATGGAAGCTGTCCGTGAAGAAGCCAAAAAAGGATCACCATGGATTGCTTATGCCAATACTGCATACCAATTAGCCATTGTTGTGTTATCTGCAAGTATTCTTGCAGTTAGTATGCCAATGTTTTGGGGCAGTTTTGCAGTAGCGGCCATAGGAATTCTATTGTCAGCCAATGGGTTATATTTGTGGTTTTAAAGGTAAATATCAATATCATTTAGGAGCCAGACATGAGTGAAGAAGTAAAAAGCGCAAGCGAACAGAAAAAAGAAGATTGGATGAACAGCAAGTGGCGTCCCATGATGGGTTGGATGTACATGCTGGTGTGTACCATGGACTTTGTTGGCTTTCCTGTGCTATGGAGTCTGCTACAGGCCATGAGCAAGGGTGCTGTAAATGTACAGTGGCAACCCTTAACTCTACAAGGTGCAGGATTATTTCACATAGCAATGGGTGCAGTACTGGGACTAGCGGCATACGGTCGTACACAAGAAAAACTAGGCGGTGCCAACAACGGTGGCATTAACCTAGGAGCAGGCACAAGTTATACACCACCAGCACCTGTTGCTGGTTCAGGATTTGGAGGAACAACAAATGCAACAACCAACACACCCAGCGGATTTACAGCGCCTAGCGCACCTGCAACAGGAGGCTTTAACAGCAGTCCAAGCACTGGAGCGGCATCGTTTGGATCCGCACCAGGCGGCTTTGACTCAGGCAGCTTTGGAAGCGCACCTGCAACAACAGCTTCGGGAAAAAAAATAGTTCCTGGATTTGATCAACCATTAATTTAAGGAAACACAATGTTAGAAACATTATTTTGGATAGCAGTAGGAGCATTTGTAGGATGGAATTTCCCACAACCTGAGTTTGCAAAAAGCATACAAACCCGGTACTTGCAAAAGTACATCGACAAGTTAAAAACAATATTGTTCTTTTGGAGATAATTATGAATGCATTAAAGAGTATGTTAGGCGACGAAACTGGTGCAATTAGTAGTAAACGCACAATTACATTCTTGTCATTTTTATTGTGCGCGGCTGGGTTTATCAGCAACTCATGGTTTGACACAAAGATAGACGCAGGATTGTTCAACAGTCTTATGTACATGGTCATTGGTGGCCTAGGATTCACAGCCAGCGAACGGTTTGCGGCCAAATAAGGAAATTGATATGAAAAATTATATATTTGTAGCAGGATTATGTTTAGCGGTGGCATCAACTGCATATGCTGGCGGAGAAGAAAAAAAAGTATGTGAAGACAAAAAAGACAAAGCCGGTAAAGTCATAACAGGCAAAGACGGCAAGCCACAACAGACCTGTAAAACCATCAAGGTGCACAAAAAGGTTGAAGGCGAAAAAGTTCCTGCCAAGTAAATTGGAACTATGCCCGAACCGGACCGGTTGACTCCGTCCGGTTTCTCGTTTATAATATATCAATGACTCATTATGCCACATTAGGTGTTGCCGAAACAGCAACCGCTGACGAAATCAAACGAGCATATCGCGGTCTCGCGAGCAAGCATCACCCAGACAAAGGTGGCGATACACAACGGTTCCAAGAAATACAGGCCGCATACGCTGTGCTGGAAGATCCCAACCGGCGGGCACAGTATGATCAAGAGCGTCGTAATCCTGGAGGCATGAGGTTTACTGTTAACGGTCAAGACTTCAATGGTATGCCACCCGGCATGGAAGACATACTAAAAAACTTTGGTTTTCCTGGTGGAGCATTTGGGCAGGGTAGTCCGTTTGGGCAACGGCATCCTAGAAAGAACAAAGATCTAAGAGTTGAGTTGCATATACCGTTGATAGAGGCATTGCAAGAGCAAAAGAAAACACTCAGTGTACAAACAACAACAGGGCATAGAGAAACAGTAGAGGTAACAGTGCCGCGTGGCATACACCACGGAGCACAAATAAAATATGCAGGACTTGGCGATAACATGTTTAATACATTACAACGCGGAGACCTTTATGTTGTGTTTAATGTAACACCTGATCCTAGATTCAGAATTGACGGTATTGATTTAATTTCAAAGGTTAGTATTAACTGCCTAGATGCCATAACAGGTGGAGTTACTGAAATCACTGGATTAGATGGTCGTGTGTTTGAACTACAAATACCAGCCGGAACACAACCTGGTACTATGATGCGTGTGCGTGACCAAGGGCTATATCATCTTGGACAAACGATACGGGGCAACTTACTTGTAGAAATTACGGTTAGTATACCACAGACTCTAACAAATCAGCAGTTGGATTTAATCCGACAAATTCAACTTAACCAATAAATATTTTAAAGGTTGCAATTATGTAGGTTACACTATATAATTGCGTTACAATGATTCACAACGACAAGATGACCATACAACCCAATCCCGAAATTGAAGTAATTGTTAATTCTGCAATTAGTTCTGCCAAAGAACATAATCACGAGTATGTCACTTTAGAACACCTGCTCAAAGGCATGGTATCTTTTAAACCATTTTATGATTTACTAGTGGCATTTGGCTGTGATATAGATGCAATGCTGGATGATATTGGCAACTATCTAGAAACACAAAAATATCTAATAAGTAGAGAACATGGATGTGAGCCTAAAAAAACACATGCTCTAGAGCGTATGTTTAATCATGCACTCACTCAAGTATTGTTTAGCGGTCGTACACATATACAAGTAGTAGACATATTTTTAAGTATGACCACTGAAACAAATAGCCATGCCGCATATTTTATGATCAAGTATGGCTTAGATCGAAACGCATTAGTAGAGTTCTATAACGAAAATTATAAAGAAACACATGGGAAGAAAGCGGCTAGGAAAATTAAATCAAATGGAGTATTAGCCGAGTATTGTACAAACTTAACTGAGTTGGCAAAGTTGGGCAAAATTGATCCTGTCATTGGCCGTGAATTTGAATTAGATGAAATAGCTCAAGTATTGGCCAAACGAAATAAAAGCAATGTATTATTGGTGGGTGATGCTGGTGTTGGTAAAACTGCAATAGCCGAGGGACTGGCAAGAAACATTGTTAACGGTGAAGTGCCCAACTATCTCAAAGACTATTCAGTATATAATCTAGATATAGGAACTATTCTAGCGGGTAGTAAGTACCGCGGCGAGTTTGAAGAAAAAGTACGAGAAGTCATTGATGCCTTAATTGAAGAAGGTCGATGTATTTTGTTCATTGACGAAGCTCATCAAATGCAAGGCGCAGGATCTGGATCACAAAGTTCAGTAGATTTTAGCAACATGATCAAACCTGCATTGGGCAAAGGACAATTAAAAGTTATTGCCAGCACAACTTGGGCTGAATATACACAGAGCTTTGAAAAGGATCGTGCATTGATGCGTCGTTTCTATCGATTAACAGTTGAAGAACCGACCCCTGCGGTTGCCAAAGATATTTTGCGTGGACTAAAAGAATACTTTGAAGAGTTTCATGGTGGTACCATTGACGCTTCTGCAATAGATAGTGCTGTTGATCTAAGTGTTAGATATCAAACAGATAAAAAACTGCCTGATAAAGCAATCGACTTAATAGATACTGCCTGTGCATCTATTAAATTAATTAAAAACGATTGGACTATTACTAGAGCTGATATTATTAACACCATTAGTAAGTTTACAAAAATACCAGCAGATCAAATTGGTGCAGAGACAGTTAAGAGTCTAGATAACTTAGAAGGCAATGTAAAAACCAAACTATACGGACAAGATAATGTAGTAGATTCTGTGTTAGAAAGAATCTATGTCAGTCGTGCAGGATTAAAAGCCATTAATAAACCAATTGGTAGCTTCTTATTTCTGGGACCAACAGGCACAGGTAAAACTGAATTTGCTAAACTGTTAGCTGAGAACCTTGGGATGAAACTATTAAGATACGACATGAGTGAGTACCAAGAACGGCATTCGGCCAGTAAACTGATCGGTGCACCCCCGGGGTATGTAGGCTACGAGGACAGTAACTTGGGTGGCGGACTGCTAATTAGTGATTTAGAAAAGAGTCCCAATGCTGTTATTTTGTTTGACGAAATTGAAAAAGCACACCCAGATGTCAGTAATATATTATTACAATTAATGGACGAGGGTAATGTAACCAGTAGTAACGGTAAAAAAGCAGACGCCCGTAACAGCATTGTTATACTGACTAGTAATTTGGGTGCCGCTGACAACGAACGCAAATCAATTGGTTTTGGTAGTGTTGATAAAACAGACGAAGACGACAAGGCTGTTAAAGATTTCTTCAAACCTGAGTTCCGCAATCGTCTAGATGCTATCTGTAAATTTAATAAACTAGATAAGTTAAGCATTAAGAAAGTGGTGGCAAAGTTTATTAACGAAGTCAATGAACTACTTGAAGACAAACATATCCGTATACGACTTACAGAAAATGCAATCAACTATCTGAGTGAAATTGGATATGATGATAAAATGGGTGCTAGACCTATTGCAAGGAAAATCAACGATTTGATCAAAGTGCCACTGAGTAAAAAGATCTTGTTTGAGCGTGTGCCTGCCAACAGTAGCATTACAGTAGACTGGAACAAAACAGAATTTACCTTTGACAGCAGACTGGTAATCGAAGCACCCCCTATTGTGGATGAGCATGGATATATTGTACTGGAAAAATAAAAACTATTCGATTCAATTCGAAGAAACTACCAAACAGTTTTTTGGAAAATATCTATATCGAATAAAATTGTCTGTGCCTGGCGGGCGTATTATATACGAAAACAGAGACTATGCTGAAGCTGTTGAATCAAGACGGCATTTCCGGCAATTCAATCCCGGAGGTTATTGGGGCAAGGGTGCTTCTTTAAACGATATTATAGATGTAGAATTACTACACATTATTCGTGAATTAAAAGATGCCAATCCGCACATTAAGATGCGTATTGAAGAACCCGAAGTACAGTTTTATACAGAAACTGAAACCGAGTTAAAAGACATGGTTGACCAAATTGAAACAAAGTACTCAACTATATTATTATCTGTGTCGGGTCCTGCTGATGATGCCACACAAGAATTGCTTAAAAACGGTGTAATTATACGCAAGAAAGAATTTGGGTATCAATATAAAGTTGTACTGCGCGACGGTCGCTGTGATGTTGCTACTAAACAACAAATTCTTAACTATTTAGAGAGTATGGGCACAGACGAAGTTAAAGTTTCTCCGGGTGTTAAACGAATGTTAGATTCAAAATATAATGGTTTTTGGAGTATTTGGTTTTATGCCAACGATACGCGGATAACTACCTTTTTGGAACTGATACATCCGGGTTGCGTATTAAATATTCATCCAGTGGTCATTGCCTAAATAAATACTTGCATATCAAGGAGAAGCCCAATGGCTAAAATTCAAGAAGAAGCAATCGTCATTACAGTTAGTCGATTAGTAAAAAACGATGAACAAACACAAGATATTGTAGATACAGATACACTTGTAGCACTAGCATCAGTAGCCGAAGAGCTGTTGGGCACGGGCGTGGTAGTTGAAGTTAGCAAAGCATAAACAAACCTAAGAAAGTAATCAATGAGTAAAGAAAAAAAGATTAATCAATCTGCCGCTGTAGAGTTGATCAAAAAAGCCGCGGCCGCTAGGGCACAGCAACAAACACAAGCACCTGTACAACAAGGTCCGGGTGCACCGTTTGATTTTAGTAAAACACATTTGCACATTGGCATTCCCTGCTACGGCGGTATGGTCAGTGAACCTACCATGACCAGCTTTTTGCGTTTTATCTTGTTGGCACAACAGGCAGGCTTAAATTGGAGCTTAGACACTATGGTTAATGAGAGCTTGGTTACTCGCGCTCGTAACAACCTGATGGCCAAGATGATGACCAACAAAGAAGCCACACATTTCTTGTTTATTGACGCAGACATTCGCTTTGAACCAGATGCTATTCTTAAAATGATTGCCTGTGACAAGGATGTCATTGGTGGCCTGTATCCTAAGAAGGCCCTGCCAGTTAACTATGTGATTAACTTGCGTCCAGAAACTAAGATTCAAGGTGACATCTTTACAGTTGATACAATGGGTACAGGCTTCTTGTTGTTCAAGCGTCATGTATACGAGAAACTAATTGAGGCTCACCCAGAGTGCAAGTATGTAGATGATGTTGGCTTGGGCAAACAATACGAGCCAATGATGTATAGTATCTTTGATTGTAATATTGATGCTCGCGGACACTATCTAAGTGAAGATTGGTTGTTCTGCAGACGCTGGGCTGCCATTGGTGGCGAGATTTGGGCACACGGTAAAGTGTTGTTGAACCACATCGGACACTACGAGTTTGCCGGAGACTTGAGCAAGATGCCAAAATTTGGCAATGAAGCCAGTAGCGCATTGCCAGGTGGAGCACCTGCCGCACTACGAGACGCCATTGACATGGCTGCCAAAGGCAACCAAAAAGTTGAAACTGCAACTGCAACATAAGGTGATCAAATGTCTACAGAAAAAATACACTTTAAAATCAAATTAAGCGGTACTTATTGGGACAAGCGACCCCACTACACTATCAGCATTGATGATACGGAGTATATCAATGCTGAAATTTCCAAGGACAGTGGAAAATCGGAGTATGTAGAATTTGATTGCGAAATCAACGAAGACGCCGCCCATGTATTGCGTATCAGACTTGATAACAAACAAGTAACCGATACTGTCACAGATATATCAGATCCCGATAATCATGTGATTGTCAAGGACATGTTGTTAAACATTGAGGAAATTGAAGTAGATGACATTGAACTGGGCACCTTGGTGCAAATGAAAAGCACCTTCAAGTACGATACTCCGCATGATTGGCCTGAGCCCAATAGCACAGAATGGGCCAACTGTATAAATCTTGGTTTTAACGGTACTTACGAACTGCCTTTTAGTAGTCCATTTTACATTTGGCTATTGGAAAACATTTAAATTGGCCCGCAAGGGCCTTTTTTGTTTCCTGCTAAATATAATACTATGTTAATTTTTGAACTGTTTGAAGCAAAACCAGCCGAAAAGACTGTGGTTATATTACCCGGTGGGTTCCATCCCTTTCATCCCGGGCATCTAAGCCTGTACACTTCTGCACAGAAGATGTTCCCTGGTGCTGATATTTACTATGCGGCCACCAATGACAAAGCCAACAGACCATTTGATATTGCAGATAAGGCACGGCTAGCACAAATTGCCGGTGTTCCTGCAGGACGATTTGTACAAGTTAAAAGTCCATTCCAGGCCAAAGAAATTACCGCCAATTACGATCCGGCTACAACTGTATTAGTATTTGCCCGTAGTGTTAAAGACCAGGATGAACCACCATACGCCGGTGGTGTTAAGAAGGATGGTAATCCAGCATACCTCCAACCTTACAGCAAAACACCTGCTCCAATGAGTCAGCATGGTTATATGGCCTACTTGCCCACAGTGGAATTCCCTGCAGGTCCCAGTGGCGTTACTAGTGCTACGCAAATTCGTACAATGTGGCCCAAAGCAAGTCCGGAACAAAAATCTCAAATTGTCAACGATCTATATCCAAAGAATCCCCGGGCCGCACATCAAATACTAGACAAATACCTAGGATAATATATGTTATTACGCTATGCCGAATTAAAATTTGATGTTCATTGCTATTACGATAATCAAAGTCCTAGATATAGAGTATATGTTGATGATGATTTAATGACAGAGCGAACATTTGTTTGGCGAGAAGATCAATACATTGAAGAAACAGTTATAATAGAAGCACCGGTTGGAACTCATAAATTACGGATAGAAAATATAGATCCGCATTTAGGTACATTTACTGTGGATCGTATAATGGTAGACGGGGTTACCCCTGCTGGGAATACAGTATTCGAAATAGTATAACATAAATATAGCATAACCAGGATCAGGATATGAAACCAACAGATTTTATTGTAGAACACAACCCATTTATAGCACAAGATGCCAATGAAATGCATGGCGACCATGAAGTACAAATGGCCCGTGCTGACTGCTACAATGCCGCAGACTATGCCATCAAACTGCACAAAATTTTGCAAGGTATAAAAGAGACAGGACAACTGGAAGGATGGGTTAGTGAAAAGATCACCCTGGCCAATGATTACTTGCGTACTGTTTATGAGTATTTGAGTTACGAGCATAAAGAACAAGAATCGGGCGCAATGCCTGCGTTTGCTTATGAATCTGCTGATCGTCGATTCGAAGAAGTTGTAGCAGAGTCTGCCAGTGTTGGTGCCAGTACCGCAGGTGGTATGGCCATCGGTGCAATAGGATCCACAACTCCTGTGCAACGCCGTATCAAACAAGAATCAGCCGCTGTTAAAAAATATGGTAATGCAATGAAAACAAAACAGCCAAAGATTGGTAAAGGCGTTTATTAATGAGTATGCGTGACCTACTAAGACAGCTGTCGGCACTGGAAGAAGGTTCCAAGGTCAAGTTTGCTGGCGAGCCCAAACAACGGCCCGGTGATCAAGTTCGTGGTACAGATCGGGCTGTGGGTAAAAAAGGTCAACATCCATTTCAAAACCGCCTGGTTGGTGGTGAAAGCATTCTGCGTGATTTAGAAGCCGCACTACACGAAACACCCGCCAGAGACTTGATGCGTGAGTATAGAGATTTTGTTAACGAGGCTCCTGTTCCTCCGATGCCCGCGCCAGCAGGTCAACAGCAAAATCCCAATCTCAATCAACCAAATCAAGATCCAGCAATTTTAGCCGCACAGGCCAAACTTGCACAACAACAAAAAACAAAACAAGATGCCGCATTGCAACAAGGTATCTCTAAATTAAAATCAGCTGGTGCTGATGTTGACATGCAGACCATGAATGACAAAAACAATGATCTAGCGCCGGTATTAGCACCCATCATGAGCAACCCACAGCTACAAGGCAAATTCCAAGAATTAATCAAACAGGCCAATGCCGAGCAAAAGAAACAACAACAAGCACAACAGACTGCCGTGCCCGCAGGTGCTGTTGGCGCACCAGTTCCAGGACAGAAATAATATGAACTTATACGACCTATCTCAACCTAGCAAAAAGAAAAAACAACAACTAGCCATGGAAAGCCGCCTGGCTGAATTTGCCGCTGACGGCGGTGGTGACTCAGGTAATTATTTCCAAGCCTTGGCCAGTGCCTGGTACAATGGCACCTTTGACACTGGCAGTCTCGAAAAAGGCATTAAAAGCCAACAAGATGTAGAACGCTTGTTGAATCGTGGTATTGTTTGTCCTGATGGTGTTACCCGTAAACTGCATATTGATTACAATAGTGACTTTAACGGTGTGGAAATCTTTAGTGATGACTACTATGAACATGGTGATCACGATGACACCATAGACAGTCGCACAGGACAAAAATGGGGGCCATATGACCATATGGAGTTCTCAGATGATCAACTGGATGAAGCCACAGGCGATCAAAAGTTTGACTCAATGATGAGCCAAATGACTGCTGAACCAAAGTATCCTGATCAGGATATGCCGCCCACAAGCGTCTCTGAATTGATACAGTGGGCAGGTAGAAACAACAAACCCTACCATGAGTATTTTGCTCAATGGGCTAGAAGAAATAAATTTACAAATGTAAATGATGCCTTGGTATGGTTTGGCGACAATGTCGATCCCTCCAATCCATGGGGACCAAAAGACTTTGTAGATCCTTTTGGAAGACCAGCGGCAGAAGAACTAGAAGATGCAGCCAAGCACGATCCCAAGGCAGCAGAACTAATGAAGGTTTTTAGATGCTACGAAGAAATTGTATTTGATTGGCCTGATGAATATCGTCAAATGAATATGCCAGACTCAAGAAAAGGAACAGATGAAGGTGTGGCGGAAGGCTTGAACGAATTTGCACCAGACGGATTTAACGGTGGTGATGACGATGAAGGATTCAGTCCAGAAATTGCCAAGATGGCACAAGAAGATGGTTTCACTAAAGGTGTAAGCCTCGCTGATGGCGCAACACTAGAACGAGCAATGACCATTAACCACTGGCATAGTCAGCATGGTGGCATGTATAAACAATACTTTGCTAAAGGCTTCAAAGAAGGTCGTATGAATAAAGTCAATCACGACAATAAACAATACAATCTCAACTTGAAGTTGATGAAGGATGGCAGCATTAGACATGGCGAGCAAGGTGTGGCGGAAGGCGCACCGGAACTATTGAAGAAAGAAATGCCACTACATCGTCATGCTGAAAAATTATTAGCACAAAATGGTGTCAATAAAGACGATCCAGATTATCACCATCATCTCGGTAACACGATAAAACATCTTCGACAGTTTGGTAATATTGATTTGATTAACAAGCAAGGTGTGGAGGAAGGCTGGAAAGATACTGCAACCTTGCTTGGCGTTCCGGTAATAGCAGGTGCTATGGCAGTCGGTGCTCAACACTATGATCGCCAAAAACCTCATGTGCAAGTTGGTGGACAAAATGCTATGATTGTGCAATATGATTCCAGTCGTATTCCCGGCAATGCTATGGTGCTAAAGGGTGCTGATGGTAAGATGTACAAGGTATGGCGACAGTCTGGAATAGGCATGAACAAGATGACGCTGGCTTCGCCAGCAGAGCCAGTTAAAGAGCAAGGTGTGGCGGAAGGCTCAGAAGGTCAAAGATATTCTGTTGTTAAGAACGGCAAAGTGACAAAGAGTTTTGATTCAGTGGCAAAGGCCAAAGACTATGCTGCTAAATTTGGTGGCACTATCAAAGACAATAGTAAAGAACAAGGTGTGGCGGAGGACGATAACTCCGATGTTGCTGACATTTCTGACAGTGATTACATGAGAATTAAAGGTATAGTTGATAAAAAATATCCAGGATATGAACTTGCTGGTCTTAAACAGGATCATGATGGTAATATCGGAGTAGAAATATATCATCCCAAAACGCATGATACAAAAGAGTTAAAAACTAAAAGCACATCAGAAAATAAGCAAGGCATGGCGGAAGGCTGGACTAAACTACCAAGCGGTGATTACCAAAACAGTCACACTGGTGTTCGCACATCAAAGCCACCAGCAAAGAAAAAGCGTGGCGAAAAGACCGGTGCCGAGTGGGACGCTATAGAAAAAGCAAAGAAAGAGCAAGGTGTGGAGGAAGGCTCCGACTTTGATTCCGCAGCATTTGATCGCCATATGGACAAACTACGGGCTCAGAAAGAGTTGGAAAAAACTGATCCAATGAGAGCCATGGTTAATAAGATGAAAAGCGATTACGATTACACAGAAAAATCAAAAAGCAAATCTAAACAGGATGATGAAAGACAGATCACCGATCCGTTCCATCCTTCACAAGGTGTAAACATTGGTGAGCACCAGTGGTTTGATCCAGGATCATTGAATGAACTAAGTCCAAAAACTCTTGGATCATATATCAATAAAGCAAATAAAGATGTTGGTACGTTGGGATATGGGCTAGGTGACATAAAAGCAAGACCGGGCAAATATAAAGATTCGCCAGCTATTGTTAAATCCGTGAAACATGAATTTAAAAATCGCATCAAAGGTGTTGAAAAAGCAGTTAATCGTTTAACCAAAGAACAAGGTGTGGCGGAAGGCGCCCCAATTTCTGGCGATGGCGGTGCAGTAGACAACTTTAAACAACAGATGGCCAACAATACTGAACTTGCGTATCAGCAAAAGCAACAAGGCATGGCGGAAGGCTCCGAAGAAGATAGTTACTCAAACAAGTTTGTTCAAAGTCAGATTGACTATTATAAGAAACATCTCTTATCAGGAAATACCGGTGACCAGCATCGTATTCGTGGTTCTTTAATGAATTACGAAAGAATCAAAAATCAACGAATCAAAAATAACACTTGGCAAGAGCAAGGTGTGGCGGAGGGCTATACTGATGATATAGAAACAACCAGACAGTTCAAAAACGCCATAGCAGGCTTAAAAGCACAAAGTGCTATCAACAAAGCCAAAGACGGTGCCGGTGCCAAGTATTACGCCGACGGTTCAAAAGTGACGCCGCAAGAAACTGCCCGCAGAGCCGCTGAAAGAAAAGCACAAAAAGACAAAAAAGGCATGACGGAGGGTGGCTACCAACATGGTTTCGCAGATCCTACAGCACCCAGTCTAGGTGGCAGTCGTAGAAAAGATGACGAAGGCAATCCTGAATTTGATGATCGCCAGCGTAGACAAACTGGCATGATCTTCTACAAGGTTGACGACGCCGAACTAGCACAACAACTAGGACTCAAACAAACTCGTGCAGGCAAGTGGTATTTGCGTACAGGCAACAGACATGCACAGCAGACTGCTGACCGTGCATTTGGCCTGGGACGCATTTGGTATCCTGAATCAGTAGAGGAAGCCGGTGTATTTGGTTTTATGTCAAACGAACCAGACAAGCCTGCGGTTAAAAAGCCCAAGTTTACATTGAGTCAGATACGAGACATGAGCAAACAAGAAGATGAAAAAGTTGCAAAATATGTAAGAACTAACGATCTTCCAAAGAATCCCAATCACATGCGTGTGGTGCATGATGATGTTGAACTCAGCGAACTCAGCAATGAGTTGTTGGGTCGTTACAAAAAAGAACTAGGTATCCGTGCTAGTGCCGCAGATCGAGCAGGCAACTTTGATAAAGGTCACGAATACTTTAAAAAAATCAACCGAGCAACTGTTCGCCAAGGTGATAATGATGCTCGCAGACACGCAGAAAAAGAAAACGATGTGATGGAAACTCGTTTAAATATGATGCGTAAGGCAGGATACGATCTATGACACTATCAGAAACTACAAAAATAGCATTTGCCAGCGAATACACCTTCTACTTGAAAGCGCACAACTTTCACTGGAATGTGGAAGGTGCTGACTTCCTAGAGCATCATCAATTGTTTGGCATGATCTACGAAGAAGTATACGGTGCCATTGATGACTTTGCGGAAAAGATTCGCGGCATTGGCAGTTATGTGCCAGCCAGCTACACCAGATTCAGTCAACTGAGTCAAATCGGCGACGAGACCGACATACTCAGTCCCGGTGCCATGTTGCATGAATTGTCGCAAGACAATGAAAAAATGCTGTTGGTACTAAAGATGGCATATGATGCAGCCGAACAAGCCGGTGAGCATGGATTTTCAAACTTCTTGGCCGAGCGCCTGGATGCACACCGCAAGCACGGTTGGATGTTGAGAGCAAGTCTAAAATAATGGTATCCATCATAACAACATAGGTCATGGCATATTATGAGTGAAAGAAATAACGAGTACCCAGTATATCCGGAAGACAATGGATATGATAGATTTCGTAATCCATACAGTCCGGTATGATTGAAACAATATATGTTCTAGTGATGACACATATCACTATCATATGTGTCACAGTTTTCCTACATCGTGGACAAGCACATCGAGGATTGATATTTCATCCCATACTCAGTCACTTTGGCTAACAACCGGAATGGTCACAAAACAATGGGTGGCAGTACACCGCAAGCATCATAGATTCACTGAGCAAGAGGGTGACCCACATAGTCCCCATGTTTACGGAATTGGACAAGTATTCTTCAAAGGAGCAGTATTATATCATGAAGCAAGCAAAGATAAGGACATGGTTAATACATACGGTGCTGGTACTCCTGCTGATTGGATGGAGCACAACATATACACTCGTCACTCTAGACTTGGCATTGGCACTCTCCTTGTGTTAAACACCTTGATATTTGGCGGGTGGGGCATCGTGATGTGGGGCATCCAAATGATATGGATTCCGTTCTGGGCGGCAGGAGTCATAAACGGTGTGGGTCATTGGATAGGATATAGAAATGGCGAAACTAAAGATCATAGTCGTAATATTGTGCCTTGGGGTATTGTTATTGGCGGTGAAGAGTTGCACAACAACCACCACCTGGACCCAGCGAGTGCCCGCCTCTCTAAGAACTGGTATGAATTTGATATAGGCTGGATGTATATAAATATTTTTAAATCGCTTGGCCTAGTCAAGTTAAAAGAACACCCTTAGGACCGCGACTTAGGTTGCGTGGGTGACCCGGCTGCTGGGTTCCAAATGTGGGAGTCGTGCCCCATCAAGCATTTGGTGAAGTGAGCATTTTTAATCTTGCTTTTCAACTTAAACTATGTTATAATACATCTATGAATGATAATCGAAAATGGGGGCTATCGGCCCAGGCTTCTAACAAAATTCTATTGGCTTCACCCAATTTAGAAGCATTAAAGTTTACACAACTATTGATAAGTCGGTATTTTTTGTTTGAAGTTCGTCCGCTTGATAGAACTCATAGGCCTATGGGCACAGATATAGAAAGAAAACTACAATGGATTCTTAATATAGTAGAAGCTGAATTGCTTAGTATCAAAATTCTAATGGAGAAAAAAGAATTAACAAACTTCCAATTGGACTTATTAACAATCACTAAAGATTTCTTAGACACAGTTGGTTGTAACAATTTGATTGTTGAAGAATTGTATAAACTCGAGTTTGATAGTTTAACTAACCATATACCCAGTTGTCAGGCACACAAATCATTTGTTTTCAATAAATTACTAAGCGCAAACTACACCAAATCTGTAGAAGAGATAAGCGATTGGTTTTTTAACGAGTTAGATCAATATCCCATTGATTATTCTACCACAGCATATCATCTAACCGCTGAGTTGGTAAAGGAAAAATTATGACCGTAGATGTTACTGAATTAATAAAGAATAACTCCTGTATCATGATAAAACCCAATACCAAAATTAGAAACCCAAAGGGTAGATTTTGGGTGGCACAACGATATATTGTAATGGCCGTGTCAGATTTACGAGCCAGGTCCGGCACATTCGAAACACCATGGCATACACCAACTGATCCATTATTTAAATTACCACCATTGATTCATATCACAGATAGTCTAAGTGATATTGTAGATCATAGAGCAATAGAATTAAATCAAATTGCCAAAGATCAAAACAAACGCATACTGATCATGTGGTCGGGTGGTATTGATAGTACCTTAGTTGTGTCTTCGTTTATTAAAAATCTTAGTGCCGCTGATTTACAAAATGTCACAGTGGTTCTTACATTAAACAGCATTATGGAAAATTATAATTTTTTCCAAACTCAAATTTCTAAAAAAATAAATTGTGTGTCTTGGTTAACAGTTAATTTTACAAATGAGTTTTTCGAAAAAAATATTATACTACACGGAGATCCTGGAGATTGTTTATTCGGTCCTAGCATATCTATGTACGAATCATTAATGCATGATCGTAAGCACCTTGAATCATATAAAAATCATTTAGATTATATTGCAAAAACAATCGAAGAAAGAAACAAGGAAGCAGTTCTTCAATTTAATGTTCCCGGAATAGGTAAATGGTATTCGGAAAGAATTACTGCTAATCTAGAAGAAGTAGCCCCCGACGGTATTAAGAATGTGGCCGATTGGTGGTGGTGGCATTACATAAACTTTAAATGGCAATATAGTCTTATGCGTCCGTTTTTTAGAAGAAAGACCAATGGATCTGAATTGGCAGCAACCACTAGAGAAAATATACAAAGTTATTGTGAAAATTCATTCTTTAACACAGCTCGATTTCAGCAATGGAGCTACAGTAACTTACCATATCATGTCGGAAATGATAGGAAGAATCATAAAAAACAGGCCAAAGATTACATCTACGACCTAGATGGTAACGATACATACCGAACTCATAAAACTAAAATTGAAAGTGTACCAGTGTACGATGATAACGCATATGTTTCGACTAAAAGACCGTTGTTGTGGGATAAAGATTGGATTGGATATCATAGCGAATATCCAGATCTAACCGAGTCTTGTATTTTACAATTAGAAAAATTTAGGGGATAACACTTGTTGCATTTGTTAGCAATTAGTGTATAATAACTTTTTAATCAGGAGAAAACATGTCAGACTATAATCGTAGCTTCAACGGCGAGGCCAAAATCAAACTCACACAATTGATCAATGAAGGCATGCAGGTCATGCAAGAAGTTGAAGATCTCAACACTGGTCTTAGTGAAACTATCAAGGCCATTGGTGAAGAATTAGAAATCAAACCGGCCACACTAAAGAAGGCAATCCGTATTGCACATAAGGCCAAGCTCGGCGAAACAAATCGTGATCACGATGAACTAAACACTATTCTTGAAGTTGCTGGCAAAAGGCTGTAATGAATGCCATCCTTAGTGGAACCGCTAACTGGATCCGAGAAGATTATAAAAGCGATAGACTTCGTTTTTGTTTTGAGGTTTTAGCTTGGGCTATATCTATTGGGTGTAGTATCACCATGGCACTCACCGTGCCTAATCCTCCCCTTCTCACCATGTACCCAATTTGGATTACAGGTTGTGCTATATATGCTTGGTGCGCTTATAGTCGTCGTTCCTTTGGTATGCTGGCTAATTATATCCTGCTAGTCACTATCGACACCGTTGGACTTGTGCGTATGCTCACTCAATGAAGATAAATATTGTTACTAGTCTCGCCGGACTTGAAACGGCATGCAGAGTTGTGTAAGCTCAAAGTTACACAAAGGACAGATGAATGAGTTATGTAGATGCTCTATTTGATAGAGCAAAAGATCGGATACACATAGTTGAGCGAGTCAACGGAGAACGAGTATATCGTGAGTACCCGGCTGATTATATTTTTTACTATGATGATCCGCGTGGCAAATTCCGTACAATTTACGATACCCCTGTCAGCAGGTTTAGTAGTCGTAACAGCAAAGAATTCCAAAAAGAGTTGAAAATTAATTCAGGTAAGAGACTGTGGGAAAGTGATATCAATCCCATATTTCGTTGCCTTGAAGGAAACTACTCGGGTGTAAACAGTCCCAAGTTACAGACTGCATTTTTTGACATTGAGGTAGACTTTGATCCCCAGCGTGGCTTTTCAAAGCCCGAAGACCCATTTAATCCTGTGACAGCAATATCTATATACTTGGATTGGATGGACAAGTTAGTAACACTTGTAGTTCCACCAAAAAGCTATTCGTGGGAAACCGCCGAAGAGATTTGCAACAGATACGACAATTGCTATTTGTTTGAAAGAGAAGAGGATATGTTAAACACATTCCTTGACTTGATCGAAGATGCCGATATCCTTAGCGGATGGAACTCGGAAGGTTTTGATATTCCCTATACTGTGATGCGTATCACTCGTGTGCTCAGCAAGGATGATACAAGACGCTTTTGTCTATGGGGACAATTACCCAAGCAAAGAACCTTTGAACGCTTTGGTGCTGAAAATTTGACTTTTGACTTGGCTGGTCGGGTGCATATGGATTATATGCAACTGTACCGCAAGTACACCTACGAGGAACGACACAGTTATAGTCTAGACGCAATTGGTGAGTATGAAGAATGTGGTAGTAAGGTTGCTTACGAAGGCACCCTGGATCAATTGTACAACAAGGACTTTCCCAAGTTCATTGACTATAACAGACAAGATACCATGCTATTGGCCAAACTGGACAAGAAGCTTCGCTTCCTGGACTTGGCCAATGAACTTGCTCACGACAACACGGTGTTGTTACCAACCACAATGGGTGCGGTTGCAGTAACAGAGCAGGCTATCATTAATGAAGCTCACCAGCGTGGTATGATTGTTCCTAATAGAAAGAGCAAAGATGATCCAAGAGAAACGCAAGCCGCAGGTGCCTATGTTGCTTATCCCAAAAAAGGCGTCCATGAATACATTGGCGCAATCGACATCAACAGTCTCTACCCCTCGGCTATTAGAGCCCTTAACATGGGCCCAGAAACCATCGTTGGTCAACTCCGGACCACAATGACCGACCACTACATCAAGGAAAAGATGGCAGCAGGTTCATCTTTTGCTGATGCGTGGGAAAACATGTTTGGTACCTTGGAATATCAATCCGTGATGGCCAATGAACTTGGCGCAGAAATAACCATAGATTGGGAAAGCGGTGAAGAGACAATTCATAGTGCCGCTGAAGTTTGGCGATTAATATTCAATGGTAATCAGCCGTGGACACTCAGTGCCAATGGTACTATATTTAGATATGACATGAAGGGTATTATTCCCGGACTGCTAGAAAGGTGGTATGCAGAAAGACAAGAAATGCAAGCAAAAAAGAAAACCGCAGAAGCTACTGAAGACAAAGCATTCTGGGATAAACGCCAACTCGTTAAAAAGATCAATCTTAATTCGCTCTACGGGGCTATCCTCAACCCACATTGCAGGTTCTTTGACCAACGAATTGGCCAAAGTACGACACTTACTGGTAGGATCATTGCCAAGCACATGGACGCCACAGTTAACCAAGCAATTACAGGCAACTACGACCACGTTGGTTCGAGCATTATCTATGGCGACACAGACTCGGTATACTTTACAGCGTGGCCAGCGGTCCAAGCGGAAGTAGCCGCAGGTGCAATGGAATGGAACAAAGACATTGCTGTACAACTGTACGACACCATCGCTGATGGTGTGAACGAATCGTTTCCGGGGTTTATGGAACGGGCCTGCCATTGCCCCCGAGAAATGGGTGCAATCATCATGGGTGGTCGCGAGCTTGTGGCTCGCAAAGGCCTGTTTATCAAGAAGAAGCGTTATGCTGTATTGATCTACGATATGGAAAACAATCGCTTGGATGTGAATGGTAAACCGGGCAAAGTAAAAGCCATGGGACTTGATTTGAAACGCAGTGACACTCCTAAAATTGTACAAGAGTTCCTAAGTGAAATTCTCATGGATGTGCTAACCAGCGATGATGCCAGAGAAAAAGTAATTGAAAAAATTAAAGAATTCAAGTATGCGTTCCAAGAAAGACCAGCCTGGGAAAAGGGTACTCCCAAGCGTGTAAACAATTTAACCAAATATACAGCAGAAGAAGCTAGATTAGGTCGAGCCAACATGCCGGGACATGTAAGAGCCGCAATGAACTGGAACAACCTGAGAAGGATGCACGGGGATAACTATTCGTTGCAAATCATCGATGGAATGAAAACTGTTGTGTGTAAACTAAAAGATAATCCATTAGGTTATACCAGCGTTGGTTATCCCACAGATGAAACACACATACCACAATGGTTTAAAGATTTGCCGTTTGATCAGAACTTGATGGAAACAGGTATTGTAGATCAAAAGATAGAAAACCTATTGGGTGTGTTGGATTGGGATATTTTATCTAGCACTGACACCAAATCAACATTTGATAGTCTATTTACATTTGAGTAATACAATTATGAAATTAAGTGAACTTGTTTCCCTAAGAGAAAGACTAAAAGCATCTTTCTTTCTGGACCCTGTACTGGCCAGTGTTGATAACCTGCGATTAAACATAGGTCTGGCCAGCCAGGGTGCATCTGACACGTATAGTGGTATGCTCAACGAGTTGATCAAAGACTATAGAGATATTCGCACAGCGGTATTGGCTCCCACAG